AATGGAAAGCCATTAATGCCTTGTTCAATCACAAAAGCAAGACATTTATTGCAAGGAGGAAGAGCTAATGTAGTTAAAAGATTCCCATTTACAATTAAATTGAATTTTGAATGTGAAAATAAATAATCGTGACCGTATTGTTTTTGGACTTACATCTAGGACCCTAGCGGAGGAAACTGCTGTTGTTTTTGCCACAGCTCCAGATATGTTTCGAGACATAAAAATTGAACCATACATAGATTATGAAGAGGAAGAAGACGACAATGACTAGAGAAATGATAATTTCTAGGAGGAAGAATGAAAACAATCAAAATCTCAGCTGAATGGAATGGACTCGAATTAGATCTAGCTCTAGCTCTTGACCCTTGGGAAATAGTTGTCTCAGAAGAATTCAAAGATGAAATGACAAAAATTCGCGCCAATCTCCAAAATTTCAAAGGCCGATTGTCTACAGATCCAGAAGTTGAACAATTTATCACTAATAGCGTAAATACTCTTCGTATTAATGGTCATCTAACTCCCAAGAGAAAGTGAATGTTAGAAAAGATTGGAACTATTGATGTAGATGCAGGGATTGTTTGGATTGGAGATCCTTGCTATATTCTTCACAAAGATCAAAACTTTCCAGCAGATGTTCTTGGAAACACTTGGAAAGAATTTTGCGATAAATTAAATTTCAAAAACTCTCAACAATTTGATCACACAACGATGACTTCTATGACTACACTGAAGATGACGTTCAACCACATGATGACGACGCTCATTGGAGTAAATAATGAGAGAGAACAGAATTATTGGACTAGCAGGAAAAGCTCGTTCAGGAAAAGATCTTCTTGGAAATTACTTAGTAAGATTAGGTTTTAATCAGATGGCATTTGCTAATAATCTAAAAGAAGCTTGTCGTTCTGTTTTTAACCTGAGTTATAATGATCTTCATGGGGACAAGAAAGATAGTTTCGATGAATTCTGGAGAATGACGCCTCGAGAAATTCTTCAAAAAGTAGGAACTGAATGCTTTCGAAAGAATTTCGGAGAAGACGTTTGGATTCGTTCTTTGAGAGCTCTAATGACAGACTTTCCTGATGATGATATTGTCATTACTGACGTTCGCTTTAAGAATGAAGCTGAAGCTATTAAATCCTGGGGTGGCAGAGTTTTTAAAATTATTCGGCCAGATGCCCCAGAAATAGCTACCTCTAATCATTCTTCAGAACACGATCTAGATGATTGGGATGGTTGGGACGGAATAATTATGAATGACTCAACTATCGAAGAATTCTACAAGAATGCTGCCAATATCTTGCATCTCCAAGTCTAATTAATGGAGGTGTAAAATGCAACTTTCAAGTATTAGATTCCTTGATGTTTTATTCCGTCTGAATCGTCCATTAATCGTTGAAGTTTTTTCTTCTAATGGAACTTGGACCGCTATTGCAGGTCTTCTGAATATCTCAGAGACAGGACGAGATCAAGTAGAAGCAATTAATAATCTCAAACGTCGTTTTTTTCTTGACTGGACTTCAATAATTCAAGATAATGATGACAAGCTGAATGATGCAGCTCGAGAATTAAAGAAAAAAATGACTGATCTTGTAAAAACGGTGATTTATGGCAGTAACTAGCCTAATCAATACAAAGACTTCCAAAGCAGAGATTTGGATTCAAACAGGACCTTACAACGAAGTAATTTTTGATTCTTTCCCCATTACTCTTGTTGATGGAAAGATTTCAAAAGAAGATGATCAGAAAATAATAGAAACAATGGGTAGAGCAATGGCTCTAATGGAGAAAGAATGAGTACTAGAACCCAGATTATAGTAGCTGGTAATGAAGAGATCAAAATTTACAAACACTGCGACGGTTATCCATCAGGAGTTTGTCCCACTTTAGCAAAACTGCTACCTAAATTCAAAACGGCTAGGGGATGGGATCCACAAAATTTAACAGCACATATCTCTGCAGCTTTTATTGCTGAAGATGATGGTTTCTATGGTCATGGCCTTGATTGTGAATGGCATGGAGATATTGAGTACGCCTATCGAGTTGAACCTGATTTTTCAGTGACTATTTGCGAACGTCAGTGGGACAAAGACCCAAATTTCAAAATGGGAGTAAATGTTCCATTAGAAAAACTTGATGACGTTGATGACGATATTTGTTCGCCAATAACTTGAGGAAACAATGCTAAAGAAAATCCTAGAAGTATTGTTCAAAATAATGAAATTACCCAAAATAGAGGAGAAACAATGAGTAATCTGAAAGAAGTAGTTATCGTGGACCTTGGAAACAAACACATTGGGACAGTAGAAAAGGTATCTTTTACGCCGAATAAAGCGAATGGAGAACCTGATCCCAAGAGTTACAACGTTACAATGTACAACATCGAGATGGCGCCTGATGAGAAACTTCCAGTTGTCTTTCATCTTGAATCAACTTATGACGATGGTATCCTCCAAAAGCGCTTCCATCTTTTAAATTGTCAGGTAACATTGGACCAAGGAGATGCCTGCAAGGTATGTTTGGCTAAAGCTCCAGGAGTTTGAAATGCGAATGTTTATAGCTCGAGCAGGAAAACCAGATATGTTTGGTAAGATTTGGGAAGAAGAAGTTCTTCGAAAACTTGCTGAATACAAGAAAGAAACTGCAGAGCTAGTTGAAGATCCAAATGGACTAATGCTTTTTTTCGTGTTGCAGGATAGCTCAGTGGGACAGCACCAGTCTCATAAACTGGAAGTCGACGGTTCAAATCCGTCTCCTGCAACCAAATGATTTCTAATCAAATTGCCATAATTGCATGTCTTATCTCAGGAATATTAGGATACATTCTTGCGAAAATGTCAGATAAGGATTAAAATGATAGTGGAGAACGAGATGGAAACTAGAATAGAAGATGAACCTCCAAGTATAGGAATTCTCGATGCTTGCATGCGCGCTCTATTTTGGACTAGGGATGCTATTGGACGTGGTAGTTACACTCCAACAGCAAGCTGTATTCGAGCGGCGGGTTGTATTGGCCACTATCCTAACATTCGTGATCACTCTGGGAGCAACACTTCTAATAAGTCAGGTTATTGTTTCTAATCAGCTAATTCTTGTATTTATGTATGCTTTAGGTACTGCAATTGGTACTCTAATTGGCCTATTTATAGGCATGAGGAAGAAAAATGGCTAAGAAGAAGAAACGTGGTGGCGGGGGTTGCGGTTGAGACTTGTGATCGATAGCGAAGATCTAGATCCAGCTAAAACAAAAATAACTATTGATGGAAAAGATATTTGCTGGGTTCATCAGATCTATTTTACGGCTTTGGCTGAAAAGAAATTAATCAACGTAAAGATTCAAATCAACAATCACGTTCGAAGCATTAATCCAGCAGGACTCAATGAAACTTTGGATCTAATGAAAAAGGCTGGATTTGATATTGAGTTTGTGGAGGTAAAGTGAAAGACGATATTTTTGAAAAAGCTCATCAAGATATGCTCCTGAATATTCCTGAGGGATACTCTGAAAAACAAGTCAAAATAGTAGTTCCAGATCTGTTGATAAAGATTGCAGAAATGACTATTGGAAAATTTGGCGGTGGTGATTCAGAAAAAGTTCTTTCAATGCTCATCTCTGGAATGGTCCGTCAACGATATGAAAGCTACTATTCAGAGATCCTTCCTCAAATTCAAAAAGTAAAAGATCCAGATCTAGTCAATAATCTTCTGAATCCTCCTGAAGATGCTTTGAAAAAAATCAATGATCAGGTTAAAGGAATTCAAGAAATTATGAATAGTTTTAAGGGATTAACCTCTCAAATGGGAGGAATTGCAGACATACAAAAACAGATGGAGACGTTAAATGCTGGAAAGATTTCAGGGGGTTCTAAGTAGACTCGCCGATTCAGAAAATCCTTGTATTCGCCTTCTATTTTCAGATTGGATTAGAATTTTTACAGCAATAAAAGATATCGTAATGGATCTTTCGTGGTTCATTGGACTAATTATAGCTCGAGTCATTGGACAAGATTCTTATTCGGCGGCGATTTTGCATCAATTCAGGGAAGGATTGAATCATGGCTCTCTACTTTATTAAGTACAAATGTCCTCGTTGTGGAAGAGAAGAATTACGGAAAATAGGAACTACCAAGTACTATTGTCCAGTAGATGTAATTTTTCATTGTCCAGAATGCAACGCCTATTTACATATGAAATACAAATGGAATAAAGGTGTTTGTCCTGAAGAAGATACAACAACTTTATTTTCAGTTGAAGAATATCTTCGAGGAGAATCAACTGACAGATTCTCTGATTATTCTCTCGAAGATTGGAAATAGGTTGATAAAAAGAAACAGATGAAATAATATAGGAGTGAGGTTAATGGAAGTGTCAACTCGTTTACAAGATGCTCTGAAAAAGGAACTTGTTAAAAGCTCAAAAGAAACAGTTGTAGCTTTTGACCCGATTCTTTCCTATTCAAAAAATGGAGAGATCAAAACAATTTCTCTTCTTACGAATGATGAAGAAGCTTTTCGAGAATGGGTATTTTTTACTTATCCTCTTTTGCCACTTCAATTAAAATCATTTGATAAAATGCAACGTGAAGAAATATTCCAAATTGCCAGTGACGGCAGGTCGGTATTCGCCTGCTTTTTTAAACCGTTAACTTTTAAACAACCCATTATTGGGAACAATTGAGGACACATGAAAAATTTTGAAGTCGAAATCTTTCTGACAGAAAAGCCCGGCAAAGTCCGGGGCTACGGTAACATCACCTTCTTTGGAAAAATGAAGGTGAATTTTCGTCTCATTGAAGGAACTAAGGGTATGTTCGTTGCCTATCCTTCACGGAAGACTATTGATAAACGAACTGCCGATAAAGAGGAAATTTGGGTGCCTGAGTTCAAGATTCTAAATGAAGAACTTGGTAAGGATGCAACTAAGGCTGTTATTGAAGCCTATCAAGCCAAGCTCAAAAATGGAACGAAGACTGCAGCGCCCAAGAACGAAAAACCTGAAGCAGGATATTCCTTCTAGGAAGAATTAATGAATATCGACGCCGTCACTGGCTTTGTTCTTCAATCTGTTCTGCATGACATTTATCCCATAGTCTATTCAATTGATACCATTTGGGATCCGCAAACAAAAGAACCACTACATCACAACATCGTTGGAACTCATCTAATTGAAACAAGAGAATATCTTTTTCTTGAGCCATTTCGATCTAAGCCAGATATTCTCCAGTATTCTTTCAATCGAAATTTTGAAGAATCTCAACCTGATGGTTTTGATGAATCAATTTCTGTAACTAGTTATGAATGGAGTACATTTGTTTCATTATTCCTTTGTGATGGAAAAATTCCAAACATTATTAATACATTTTTTGAGGCATCTTTGATGTTCACTACTCCAATTTGGGAACAAGTAAGACCTCAAATCATATCAGCTATAGAAGCATCAAATAGCGAAGTGAGAAAAAGCATTCTTCGTTGGGCAGAAAAAGATATTGCGTATCTTAGACTTTCAATGACCTAGGAGAAAATAATGGATCGGATTGATCAGTTTGAATTAGAATGTGTAGCAAAAATACAAGATTTAGCACGAAATATTGCAACTGACTTGGAACATCTCAGAGAAATGGTTCACAAGGGAAGTAATTGCTCTATTCAACCTCTTATGGATTATTTTCGAGAACAATTTGGATTTACGTCAGATAATCCTGAAAAAGAAATTGAGAACTTTATTGAAATTATGGTTAACGAAAACATTCATTTTAGAGAAGTAGCAGAACGTTGTAAAGGTCAAAATGAATTCCAAGTTTTTCTTAAAGAATTTGAAGATACTTTTAATGTTGTACTTCCTAAAGAAAACCCTAGCCAAAGAGTAATAGATATTTTTTTCAATCTAATGAATACAAATGAAGATTTACGTCGACAATTAGCCAAAAAACATGACATTATCAATAGCATTGTAATTGCTCTCGATGATGAATCTGGTGAAGATAGTGAAGACTGATGCAACAATCGACCAAAGCTCTTGTCCTTTACCTTGCGATTAAGTGGCCCGATAAATGGCCATCATCTACTTCTTGGACAGTAATACTTCTCTACTTGATTGATAAAGAATTTGGAAACTGTACAGGATTATCTTGGGATAGTTCTGAATTCTATCCTCGTAATCAATCTCTTGAAAAATATATGGCAAGAATAAGTGATGAAATTGGTTGTTTTTGCAATCTTAAGACCCAATTAAATCGTGGTGAATCCGAAAAGGCCATGAATCAAATCTTGATCGAGATTACACCTGAACAAAAGAAAGCAGCTGATTTTCTTCTTTTAGAACTCGAGAATTGCAAGACAATTATAGATACTTTGAATTTAAAAAATCGCGCACAAACCTATCTTCAAGGAAAAAAATAATGGATATAAGTTTAATCGACATTCCTTCAATGGCTTCTCTGCCAGTCAAAAACGAAATTATAGATGGAAAAACTTTTACCTTTTTCCAAGATTGGTCTGATACAGCAAATTTTATTGCCAGAACTCTCTATTTTACAAAAGAAGAAACAGACATTAGAAACTTTATCTGGCGTATTGCTAGAACCTTAGGTATAGCTGGAACAGAACATCGTTATTTTCATGATGAGAGTGAACAGAATTTTACAGAAAATATTGCAAATATTATTGCGAATCAGATGGGTTGCTTCAATTCTCCTGTTCTAATTAATTTGGGAGTTAAAGAGAATGCAATCCTTTCAGCTTGTTTTCTACTCGATATCCAAGATAATATGGAATCAATTATTCAAGAACAAATTAATGAAATAAATATCTTTCGTGGAGGTGCAGGAGTTGGTGTCAATTTCTCAGCACTTCGAGGCGAAGGAGAGTATCTGACTAGAGGTGGTACATCCTCAGGACCATTATCTTTTTTAAAAGCAATGGATACTTGGTCAGGAGTAATCAAAGCTGGAGGCAAATGTTTACATCCAGATCAATATATATACACAGAAAGTGGTCCAATTAAGGTAAAAGATTTAACTAATAAACCAAATGGATTTATTTGTATATCCTATGATCCTCCAAGTAAAAGATTTAAGTTAAAAAGAGCTTTTGCTTATCCAAGTGGTAAAAAACAAATACTTAAAGTTATTACTGATAAAGGAGAGTTTCTTGTATCTGAAGATCACCCATTTAAGCTGAGTCACGGAGAAGCAATTTTAGCTAAAAACTTAAAAAAGGGTCAAAGTTTATTTGCCTGTTCTATTGATTTTAGTTCACAATATCTTCGTTTATCTCTTCATGATGGAAATAAAGGAAAAGAACATATTCACAGATTAGTTGCAAAAGATATCATGGGTCAGAATATAGAGAATAAAACCATTCACCATAAAGATAAAAATATTTATAATAATCAAGAGTCCAATTTAGAAATTATGAGTAGATCTGAGCATTCAGCTCTTCATTCTAATGAGTCAGTAACTAATCAAACTCATGTATTTCAAACTGTTCAGTTTCCACATGATGCAGAAAATAATGGAATGCATTCATCGTCAGCGTTTTGGACAGATACAGAAAAAGTTGAAAAATATAAACAAAAACAGAGCTTTATATTGAAAAAACGAGGAGATGCTGCTAAAATGCAGGATGCTTCTTGTAGGCAATTAATGATGAATCGAGCCTATTCACTGATTAATCAAGGATATAATATTGATACATTTGATCTTTACATAGAAGCTAGAAAAAAGATATGTAAAATTGGTTCTAAACGAGAAATATTAGAAGCAATAACTCGTAGATTTGGAAATTATGAAAATTTTATAACAGAAGTTTATTCAAATAATCATAAAGTTATTTCAGTTCAATCTTTAGGTGAAGAAGAAACTTATTCTGTTGAAGTAACTTGTCCAACTTTAGATGATAAATCAATCCAATCAGGACATAATTTTGTAATTTGGCCTAATGACTCAAAAGTTGGTAATGGTGTTGTTGTTTTTAATAGCCGCAGGGCCGCACGTCTCACTTCTCTCGATATCGATCATCCTGATATTGAAAAATTTATCAACTGTAAAATTAAAGAAGATCAGATTTTTCGTCTTCTTTTAAAAGAAGGATTCTCAGGTGGTATTGAAGGTGAAGCTGCAAAATCAATCTCTTTCCAAAATACAAATCTTACATGTAATCTAACCGATGATTTCATGAAAGCAGTAGAAGAAGATAGCTCCTGGGAACTAAAAGGAAGAGTTAATTCTCGAGTCAATCGAAAGGTTAAAGCTAAAGACCTTTTTCATCAGATAGCAGTAGCTGCTTGGACAGTTGGTGAAGGCGCAGTCTTTTTTGTTGATACCGCAAATAAAAATAATCCATTCAAAGAAAGAATCATTGGAACTAACGCATGTCAACCAGGATGGGCAACTGTTTTTACTCCAGATGGAATTAAAACCTTTAATCAAATACGAATTGGCGAAATAATTTGGTCTGGTAGAAATTGGACCTATGTTATTAGAAAAGAGAGCCGTGGAATAAAAGAAGTTAGAGCCTATAGAACATGTAAAGGAACTTTTTATGGAACAAGTGATCATCAAGTTGTTTCTCTTGGCAATAAAATAGAAGTCAGGAAAGTTCGTTGCATTGATATCAGTCCCAAACTTCCAGGATTAGAGAATTCTGAAGAAAATTTATCGTCTTATACAATTCTCAGTGATGATTTCATTAATGAAGAAGAAGTTTTTTATATTACAGTAGATTGTCTAGAACATACCTACTGGACCGATGGTCTTCTTGTCTCAAATTGTGGTGAAGTTACTACACCTCCAAATAACGCCTGTTGTCTTGCTTCAGTTAATCTTCAAAAAATGCCCAATACTTCTATCCTTAATGATATTGTCCAGAATCTAACTCTTGGTCTTGATATTATTGTAGAAATATCAGGTTATCCAACAGAAGAAATCAGAAGAAACAGTCTCTTGTATCGTCCTCTTGGACTGGGAGTTACTGGATTAGGAGCAATGCTGGCTCAACAAGGAATTGATTATGATTCAGTTGAAGCTCACAGACTTGTAACTGAAATCTTTCATGAAATAAATAAAACAGCATGGAAAACAAGTTTTGCGCTAGGGATAGAAATGGGAACTAATCTTGGAAAATATTCACTTGGAAAAATGTATACCTTTTTACATGAAAAAGATCTTTATCCCGCTATGATGGATTGTATACCTCGTAACTGTTTTGTTACTTCTTGTCCTCCGATTGGTACGACTGGACTGATAATGGATGCAGAAAGTAGTGGAATTGAGCCAATCTATTCTGAACGGACAGTTAAAGAACTTTCTACAGGTGAAAAGATTCTTCAGACATTAAAGTGTGTTGAAGAGGGCCAAAAAAAAGGAAAACAAGAATTCAAGACAGCTAATGGGCAATATCCTCTACACTGGAATGATCATCTGACAATGTTGAAAGCAATTTTTGATGGAGGATTGAGTCAGAACATCTCAAAGACAGTTAATCTTCCAAATGATGTTACTATTGCTGAAATTGAAATGATCTATCTCACTGCATGGAAAATGGGATTGAAATCCTTGACTGTCTATCGAGATGGGTCCAAGGGGATTCAGCCTCTTACTAAAGAGCAAAAAGAAGTAGCAAAAGAGGCTCCAATTGAGACTCAAATGCAACGTAGAAGGAGAATGCCGGAGACTAGGTCAGCCGTTAATCATAAATTCAAATTAGGCGGCAAATCTTGCTATATTTCAGTTGGATTATTTGAAGATGGTACTCCTGGTGAATTGTTCGTTACAATGGATGAAGAGGATGAAGCTATTGTAAGATTGTTGGATTGCGTCGCGGTTTTAACTTCAATTGCTCTTCAGTATGGAGTTCCATTGGAGTCTATTGCCTACAAAATGTCAAAACCAAAGTTTCCTCCAAATGGATTCATGGAGGGTGATATTAAATTCGCAAGATCCATTGTTGATTATATCTTCAAATGGATGACTAATAGATGGAATGAAGATTTTGTGAAATTTGTTGACATTTCGGCAGCTGTCAAACCATTGGAAGGAATAGAGGTCAAGATTGTTAATCAAAAAGAAGAATTAAAACTATTAACTAGTCAATATCAAACAAAGCTCTGTCCAAATTGTAGCTCTGAAATAAAGCTAGAAGGTTGTAGTACTTGTTCTAAATGTGGTTGGTCAAAAGGATGCGCAGGATGAATGAAAAAACAATAACTTTTCTCTCCCTGTGTAAATGTATTGGATATATCAGAGTGACAATTAATCGTCCTATTCGACAAGAAATACAAGCTTTCCACGATGATAGTACAGATCGTAGTAAAAGATTTAATCAATTAATGGGCGTACTCCGATTACTTAATGGAGAAGGATGCAGTGGTGGAACTACATCTTATGGATATGATCAAGCAAATAAATGGGAAGGCTGGGGACTTACTCCAGGAGATTACAATCTCGTCAATTGGGAACTTAACTTTGATTTTTTAGAACAGGTCATTAGAAATGAATCAAGAACTCAAGAAATTAGTTGAATCGAATCTTTCCTCATCTTGAGATGTTTAATCTCTTTTTGGAGATAACGAAGAAGACTGTTGTCCTGCAGTAAATCTGGATTGGTATTCGATTATCGAAGAGTTGGAAAAGAATGGACTAACTATCAAGGAGAAGAAATGATAGCAGAATTAATTAGAAAGCTGAAAGAAGATCACTACCGTTGTGGAGATGATTTTCATTCATGTCCATTAAGTGGAAAATGCGAGAATGATCAGGCTGAGGGTTGCACTTGTGGTGCAGATGAGAAAAACAAAAAACTCGAAGAGATTGCTGTTATCGTCGAAGAGTATGAAAAGACTCTTGAAAGAATAGCAAGTTGTGATTCTCACTTCCCAGGAGATTATCTAGCTCAAAAACTTTTAACAAGGACTGAAGCTTTTCTTTCTCCTTGGATGAAGGAGTGTATTAAAAAAAAATGAACTAGAAAAGCTAAAAAGAGATATTCATCTCGCTAATCTAGAGAAACTTGCCAAAGAAGATATTGATCTACTTTCCCAAGTAGAATATTGGCAATTTCGAGCAACTCATTTTTCTATACAAGGAGATATTCTGCGGATTGAGAATGAGAGTCTCTACAAAGAGTTAGATGAATTGGATGATCTTCTGACAGAAAAAGATCTTCTTATTAATCAACTTAAGTCCCAAGTCCTCTCAAAAGGACCCTGTAATAATTGTAAGTGGTTTGGAGAAGATAATATTCATTGTGATGAATGAAAATTTTGAGGAAAAATGAAAAGAACGTTCACTCTCAAGATAGAAGTCCAAGATATTAAATATTCTCTCACAATCGATGGGCTTTCCTTGAATGAAAAAAAAGAACTTCTTCAAAGACTCTCTAAACATGGAGAATTAAAGGATCATTGTCTTTTTGTGGGAGATGATGAAGAAGCAATCAAAGAAGTAATGAATTTTCTTCTGAGAAGCGATTTCTAAAGAAGTCAAATTTGAAAATTATTTTTTGGAGCCAAAATGAGCAAATCTAGTTGGAGAAAAGAATTCTATCCAATTCCACCAAGTAAAGTTCCTAAAAAAAATGCCTTAAAACATTCTCTTCAAAAATGGATTGGAATGCTTCCAGAGAATTTAGAAAAACATGGTTTAGAAAAAGACGATGTACCTATCCGTATGGATAGCAAAACTTGTACTCTTTGTTATTATTATGGAAAATTTACTTGTATCGGTTGTCCATTTAATGAAAATGAAAGTGAATTTAACGAAGAATTTTGTCGTGAATATTTCGAATCTTGGTGGAGGAATAATAATCCTAAACCAATGATCGAAGCTCTTCAACGTCTGGTGGAAAAATGCAAGTAGGTCAAACAGTATATTTCTCATCTTCAGATGGTCGAGAACCAATTAGAGAAGGTAAGATTACCGAAATTGGTAAAAAATACTTCAAAGTTGATGTGGCTTATCGAACAAGATTTTTCATTAAAAATTGTTATGAAGATAAAACTAGAGGTTCTCGTGGATATCTTTCTAAACAAGAACTCGATGATACACAAGAAAAAGCAAATCTTTTAAATATTTGTGAGCAAACAAAATGGCGATCTCTAAATCTTAAAATACTTAGACAAGTCGTAAAAACACTAAAAGGAGAAGTTGAATGTTTCTAGAACGTAAAATGGTAGTTGATGGCCAAAAAGTTTTTTTCCGGTACGAAACTCCTGACCATCAAGAACTAGAAAATTTCCAGGTGTATGTAGACAATAAAAGAATCTCAGCAGATATTGTCGCCTTAAATACAGAAGAAGGATGGGTTGACATTGAACTTCCCGTTCTTCCTCAGATTGATCTGAATACAATGAAGCCCTTGAAGTATGAAGGCAATGAAACCTTTACTCGACAGCTTCGCCGTTTAACGGGAAGTGTTGTCTTGAGGACAAAATGATAACTTGTGATGAATGTAATCGAGATATCGATACAGAGACTATCTGTCGCGAATGCTATTCTAAACTACAAGATGAAAACAACGATCTTATTGATGAAAATTCTGATCTGATGGCTGAAAATGAAGATCTCAAAGCAAAGATTAGAGATCTAGAAAATGAAGCTGGAGAGAAGGAATGAAAGTTCTTTTTAGGCAAGATCGTTTTCAAAAAAATACTCTCTGTACTATCAGAATTGATAACTTCCCAAAATTACTCTTCTGGGGAATTGCGCGACGAAATCCAAAAGATCCTGGAAGACAAGAATTTGGTGAATGTCTTGCTTTTACTCGAGCTAATGATGTAATTGAAGATACCGCTTCTGATTCTTCTCCTGAAAAGTTTTCTAGATGGGGATCAATATTATTTGAAAATGAAAAGAATAATACTCAAGGACTTTGTTACCAAGATAATCTTCAACATCTTCTAGATTGGTTCTATTCTTGGGATCGGAAACCTACAAGAGCTCAACGAGAAGACCAAGATATTGTTTTCTATTCTTGCGAAGACGGTGAAAATCTAAGTCACGAATCGGTTGATGAAGCTGTTCTTGAATATCTTGAGGGTTATCTTCAAGATGGAATGGAGCCGCCTGAAGAAGTGACTGTTTTCGGTTACAAAAGAGAAACAGTTGATCGAAGGTATCTTCATCCTCTTGAAAGTCTTTTGCAGATTCTAGATGATGATTACGGAGATGATGTGACTATTGCCACAGAAAAAATGCTTGAAGCAGAGAAGCAATTTCTTGACATTGTTATCTCGGAATACTGTCCCTGGTCTTGTATCAAGGTAAAAGAAATTACTGTTAATTCAAAAGATTTTTTCTCGGATGAAATGTGGGAGGAGTGGGGATAATGGATCGAGATGAAGATCTGTTTAACAATTGTTGTGAAAGATTCACAAAGGAGACTAAATGAGAGTAGATCAGATGAAGGAAGGGAAATATTATTATTTTTATGCACGATGTCCAAATAAGAATAGGACAGCTCTAATTCCTAAAAACACTTTAGTCCTGAATGTCGTGAAGGACCATATCTTTTATGGCATTTCTCGTACTGATATTATAGGAGGTCCTGAAGTTCCTCCTGATCAGGCTTGTAAAAAGCTAGGTCGTACTGAAGCAATAAAGAATCTTGAAGATTTTCAAGCTTTCTTTAATAAAGAAAATGCTTTTCGAGCTCCTGAGGTTATTTCTGAATTAATTCAAACAAACTTCGAGGGGATCTATCAGCAAAGGTCTTGTGGAATTGTTCCCAAAGAAAAAGTAAATCAAATTTTTGATCTATTCTTTCACTTGGATACTTGTCTTGATCCTCGCCTTGAAATGCAGGGATTCACAGATCAGTATTTCTTGATGTCAGTTAAAGTCTATCGTGACGGGACTATCGAAAGCCCACTACTTCCAAAATATTCTGAAGATAATGATGAGGATTTTGAGCTAGATAATGATTGATGGTCGTGCATCTACAATTAGACGAATAGAGAGAGAAATAGATACTGGTTTGGAACTTGCTCCTAAAGAAAAGATTATTAGCAGTAATTGGAAAGTTGGCGCGTCAATTAATTTTCCCAATATTACCTGCCAGCCCACCCGAATCTGCGGTCAATGTTGTTATGGAGCTATTCCTGGAAGACCAATTACTTTCACAAATTCTATCAAAAAATTTCTACGTAACTATTGGTATTTCAAAAACAATCCGACCGCAGAAGTAACAGATAGACTCTGTAGCGAGCTAGAGAAGAAGAGATTTGCTTTTCTTCGCTGGAATGGAAAGGGTGATGTCTTTCCTGAATCAGCTCGAGTCATTAACGAAGTGGCTCGAGCGTTTCCGAAAATGAAATTCTGGATTACAACAAGAAAACCAGCAATCGTTCCTCTAATTGAAGAACTTCCTAACATCTTTCTGATGTTTTCTTTGGATAGTAGTTCTTTGGATCGAATGAAAAAGATTGAAGATCATTCGAGAATCTATTATTCTTTTCTGAGAACTAAAGAAGACGATATTGTTCCAGATAAAGCTAAAATTGTTTTTAATCTGAAGCAAGATAAAACACTTTCCATCGGAGATTCTCGCTGGTGTAGAGCTGATACTAAAGTTCTCACTACGAAGAATGCTTGTGGGTCTTGTAGAAAATGTTTTTCAGAAAGGATTTTTAATGGGAGATAATACAGAGTTTCGAGGAGTTCTTGAATTCACTACTGATCTTACTACAAAAGAGCTAAGTTATCTTACTCAATTCCTTGGTGCAGATTGTAGAGAACATCCAGAGTGGCCTAGTCCTGAGGGTTTGACTTTTATAGATCTACGATTAACTAAAGACTTCTTAGGTCTAGAGTGGAACAGTGATACAGAAAAGACCTACGGAATGGTCGAAGCCATTAATTTCATTATTGCTCGAATGAAAACTATCATGCCTAACTTTGGATTAAAGGGCGAGATGTTTGCTCAGGGGGAAGAGTTTGGTGATATCTGGAAGATCGTTTTTAAAGATGGGGTAGCCAAGAAAGTTAATATCCCACTAGAGGACGAAGAAATTAAATGTCCTTTCTGTAAAAGGAAGTTCAAAAAAGATCAATAACTTAGATGGATCTACAATGATTTGGACAACTGAAAATGATGTCTATTGTCTCATTACTATCTTCATCTCAATGATCATTGTGTTCTTTCTTCATTCAATGATTCATTTTTCTTTTCTATTTCTTGTCGCTATCTCACTTGCTCAACTGATCCCTTTTATCTTTATAGCTTTAAAAGTAGGTCTTGTGATCTTTAAAAGAGAAAAACAGTTGGACTTACCCCTGGAGAAATAATGGTAATACCTTACTTTATTGGGAAAGATGTTTTGTGCGATCTAGATAGTGATGTTTGGATGTCATCTAGAGTCAAATTCATTCGACGGGATAAGTCTATCCTGATGAAGATATTGAATCTATTTCTTCCAAAAGATACCTGGATGACTCTTGGAAATAGAATCTATTATCCAATTTCAGTCGAAGATCCGATGGACAAAAAGTATTATGATGTACGTCATCATGAATACATTCATTTTGTTCAATTCTCTAGATATGGTTATCTTGGAGTACTCATAATTTATTTCATCTTTCCATTACCAATTCTTTTTAGTGGACGCTGGTTTATTGAACGAAAAGCTTATCTTTGGGATCTTTGTTTTACAAAAATTACAATTAATGAAGTAGTGAATACTCTTTGGAAATTCTATTTATTTCCTTGGCCAAAATTTCTAATGAAAAGATGGTTTGAAAAGATGAAAGAAAAAGACCATAGAAAAAATTGGGATAAGTAATGAATACTTACATTCTCATCTCTTCAGATCAAGAAATTCCATTCGAAGCGTCTTCAGATGAAGAAGCTTTGACAATGGTAGTAAATGATAACCTCCCAGAACCAATCTCTAAAGACATAGAATATCGTCTTTGTTTGCTCATCGCTTCTTTTGAGGCTCAAGAGGTATAAAATTATGGAATGGATAAATTTTAATAAAAAGAAACCAAGACTAACTGGATATTACTTAGTATTAAGTCCTCGACCCATAATGAATAAAATGTATGCTGTCAAAAAGTATTTAGCTTATTCTGCTTATGCTTTTTGGAATGGAGAGTTTTGGCAATCAGCAACATCAGTTAGTAAGGTAGGAGGAGAAGTAATAGATGATGTGGCCTACTGGTTATTCGTACCTCAACAACCTAGAGGACTTAAGAGAAAGATAGAAAAAGCCATAAAATTTGATAGCTTATCTCAAGATATTAAAGATTTGTTTCGAGCCAAATATTCTAAAGCTATAATTTTAGATACACTAAAAAAAGTTGGAAGAGAGAAAGAACTCGAAGGATTAAGATAAATATATCGATACTTGAATAGTTTCTATGATGGTAAATTTAAAGAAGATGATTCTTCAAGCCAATATCTTGAAACCTTAAGACCTCCAATTATCTACAAAGGATTTTCCATTTTTCATCGCATCCAAAGTAGCTCTTCAGGAGGAAATTGTTTTGTAAAGGATGTATTGGAATGATGGCAGGATTAAATGGAGCAAAAAGAAGAATAGATGAAATATCAAATTCGTGATGAATCCGTTGTTGAAGCAGAGTCATCAAGTTTTTGTAAAGCAATAGAAAAATTCGATAAAAATATTTATACTGTTGGAGTAGAAATATGGTGGCGACCTAATAGTATCATTCCCTATCGTAAACTAACTGATTATGAGATTAATCAAGAAATCGAAAAGTTATGATTGAAGGATTACAAAAACAATTAACTATTTTATTTGAACCAATATTCAGACGTGCCATGTTGCGGACGATGTTACACAAGAAAGATAGAATTGGGAACATTTGGTGGGCATGGCATCTACGCGATCAGGAAAAATTATTTGTAAGAACAGTTAACAATCAACAAGGAGATTCTAAATGACTCATGACGTTAATTCAATGTTCTACGTTAAGCAGGTCCCGTGGCATGGTCTTGGTGTTCAGGTTGAGAATGAACTTACAGCAGCTGAAGCTATCAAAGCAGCAGGTCTTGACTGGGAAGTTCAATTGAAACAACTTCAAATGGCCAACGGAACTTTAGTCGATGCTGCTGCAGTTGTACGGCCTGAGAATCAGGTTCTTGGGATTGTTGGTCCTCGGTACACTCCAATCCAGAATCATGAAGCTTTTGATTTCTTTGATTCTGTTGTTGGCGCAGGTAAAGCAATCTACCATACAGCTGGAGCATTGTCAGGCGGTGAACGAATTTGGCTTCTTGCCAAGCTTCCAGAAGATATGATTATTGGTGGCAAAGATGAAGTAAAGAAGTATCTTTTGTTAGCTAATAGTCACAATGGGACAAGCACGCTGCGCATGTTATGGACCCCAATACGTTGTGTATGTCAAAATACGCTTAACATTGCTCTTCGTGGTGCTGGAAAAGCTGACGGTATATCGATTCGACATACAAAGAATGCTAAAACGAAGATTGAAGAAGCTCAACGTGCTCTTGGATTTGCTATTGACTACTATTCGAATTTCGAGATTCAAGCAAATGAAATGACCAAGAAGTACTTTGGCGATAATCAGATGAAGGAATTAGTTGAAAAACTTCTTCCCGCAAATGAAGATGGGAAGATTAGTAAGCAAGCTGAGTCCAAGCGAGATGATATCTTGAAGCTTTGGAAGAGTGGTGGAACTGGTAATGAGATTTGGCAAGGAACCTCCTGGGGAGCATTCAATACCATCACTGAATGGGCAGATCATTGTCGTGGAAGTGATAATCCTGAATCTCATTTGAACAGTGTTTGGTTTGGTGGCGCGATGCAAATCAAGCAAAAGGCCTTCGAAACTATTCAAAGGATTTCAGCATGAGTAAAGAGTCCTGGCTTGCAGAATACTATCCTAAAGATGCAACTGAAATAGAAGCAAAAGATGCTATTGCCTTTTCTCTCAATAAATGGAAAGGTCTACGAAAAGAAAATCTAGAAAAGCATGAGTTAGAGAAAGCTCCAATTCCAGTTAACAGTTCAACTTGTCCTCTGTGTAATCTGTACGAAAAGTCTCGTACATGTCCATTCTTTAAGATTCATTCTAAAGAAAGTCTGAAGGAACTCCATGGAGAGAGTCCAGAAGATTGTGTCGCTTGCGACCAAGAATGGAAACATTGGTTTTGGAAGAAGGATCCAGATCCAATGATTGAAGCTTTAGAGGAATTAGAGAAATGACAAAAGATGAGATGAAAGCTGCTATCTGTTCTTTGCAAGATTCTCTTTCTAAGAAGTTTGAGGAAGTAGATAAAAGGTTAGGACAAACAGAAGGAAAGATTGAACAAAAGAATCTTCCAATTAATCTCGAGCAAGATATTCTTCGAACAACTCAAGTTGCTATTAATAAGAGTATGCATGATGTTCTTTCTTCATTTCAAAGTCCTTTGGGAAAATTAATTTCTCTTGTTATTGATTCCCATACAGTAGAATTGAGAAAAATAATTGACGATGCCTTCTGTTCTGTAATCCAGAAAGAGGATTTTAAAGAATCAATTCGCCAAGCGTTCTCTCACAAAGTAGCTAAAAGTATCATCTCAAATAATGATGGTCTTTTTGATAAAGTGAATAACGAACTCAAGGAAGATCGTTAATTTAAGGCCAAAATGATACTTGCAGTAGGAAAAGTGATTGAAGAAACTTTGGAGAAGAAATGAATACTCTTCCATCTATCGAATTAATTGATTCTAAATATGTTCCAAAAGAAGTTGTTATTCTTTACAAGAATCATCGAGGCGTCACAGCTATTAGAAGAATAAGGCCTGCTGTTTTTTGTCCTATTTGGTATGGAAAAACAGAGTGGCATTCAGAACAATGGCTTTTGGATACATTTGATTGTGATAAAAAAATGGAAAGAAGTTTTGCAATCAAAGATATTTTAGCTGAGTATACACTCTCACGCATGTGCAGTAAAACGTATTGCAGAGCTTGAAGCACAGGTCGAACTGATGCGCGATTGCCATAACTGTACGTACATTGGGGAATGTGGCCATCCGTATGTCTATTATTGTGCAAAATGGGAGATTTAATAATGATGATTTGTCCAAAAGCTGAAGCCTGTGCTTGTCCTTCAAGTAGACCTCACATCTGTTTAGAAGCTGGATGTATCCCAGGTTTCGATCAAAATGGAGAAAGATGTCCTCATTGTATTCCAGTCAAGACTGAAAATGAACGCATTATCCAGTTAGAAGAAGAACTAAAAAGCGAGAATGCTTGGAATGAAGATAGGCAGAACACTATCGATACTCAAGCTGGACAAATTGAAAGACTTGAAGTAGAAAGAAAAAAGCTTCAAACTGATTTTGAATCTTATCGACTTGAGCTGGACATGATTATTTCTCAACTAAAAGCTTTGGAGCAAAAATGAAAGCTAATCAAGTAGAAAAGCTTCTGAATGGAATCTTCAATAAGTTTCTTGATTCGATCCAAGATGAGCTTCTTAGAGGAGATGTCGCTAAAGATGCATTCATTGCTGGTGGATGTATTCCTTCAATGCTAGCAGATGAGTTTGTTAATGACTTTGATATTTACTTTGCAGATGTATTGACTCTTGCTAAAGTTCAAAGTTATTATCTTGCTGAAGAGCCAAATGATGTTCCATTTCATGTTGTTCTCATTACTAAAAATGCAATCAATCTTTCAGACAAAATCCAGTTGGTCACTAGGTTTCATGGATCTCCTGAGGAGGTAGTTGAAAAGTTTGATTGGGCTCATATCAAGTCTTTTTTCTATCGCGGGAAACTTTATCTCGACAAGGATGTTTATCGTCTCATCGCCGAAAAAGAATTAATCTATACTGGCAGTGATTATCCTCTTTCTTCAATGTTTCGTCTTCGGAAATATTTGAAAAAGGGATGGAACGTTTCAACTCAAACAATGGCACATATAGCCTTAGATATTACAAAGGTTTTGTCACGAAAAAGAGTGGTTATTAGTGACATCGATACTTTCGAGAAAGCTGAAGAGCTTAAAGATGACGGGATTTTTGAAGAGATAAAAGATTTTGACGTAGATCTCTTTCTTGAACAGGTCAATGGAGTTGATCCTTTACTTATTCAGGCTCGGCTTGAAGAATTTTCTGGACAACGTCTTTCGATCCGAGAGATAATAAGACGATTGGAGGATGAATAATGGAAAGAAAAGAAAGACCCAACTTTGTTCTGCAAGAATGTATTAAAATATTTAGAGAAAATTCACTTACAGTAGAAGAAATTCTCACGGTACTTTCTAATCTTCAGTATGCTTTAGGAGCCTCTATCGAAAAGATAGATAGAGATCTCACAATTGATGAAGTGATTGATCTCTACAAAACACATACTGGTAGTATTGGATATGCTATGATGACCCAAGCTCTTGATATGAATATTAACTGGGCCAATGAATATCGCAAACTTCTAAAAGAAGGCAAAGAGGAAAAAGATGTACAGGTGTAATGAACTTCTTTCTCTTGCTTGGTATGCTCAATACAGGAAAAAGACAGAACAAGAAAATCTTTCTCAGTCTGACTGTGAGATGCTTAATCGAATCACAAGGTTGACAGAAGAAAATTTTCTTCAAAATTCACCTGCTCTGAAGTACGATTCAACCATTTTCATTGGTGATCTTTTTAATAATGAACGTTACTTCTGGAAGAATTGTTCTTCTGGTTTTCAGTCTTCTTTTTATGCTGAAGATAGAACTTGTGGGACCCTGTCAGCTATCTATCTCAGCTTAATCAATGAACTAAATTTTCGCCATCCTACATCAATTGCAATCGTGGTTCAGAATAACGCTCTGCAATGTCTAGAACCAATCAATCATCATCTTATCTGCGAACAAATAAACAATGAATTAGGACAGGATATACTCCTGGATGTAGTTTGTTGCGGGGGACTTTTTCTTAAAGAATTTGAAGGAATAAATTTGGAGTTAGAAGATGTTGCGCGTCAATGGACTAATAGCCCTTCCCATGGATCTTCAGATTAAAGATTCTCCTACAAATGGTGGTCATTTATTTTTCTTCACGGCGATAACAAAAGATCCTCGAGATAGCAATTCTTTTCATCTGTATCCTATTAAACTTTGGGTAACACACAAAGAAGTAGATACTTGGAAAGAAAGACTTCAACCTGGCAGAATATTTGAAATAGAATTTGGTTACCTTTCAATGAAACAAACAATAGGAGGCAGAAGATTTTCAAATGTGATTGAAATAATTGGGAATAATCTAAAGCCCCTCAGTTTAGGAGTAATGGATGAGTGAAACAGGAAAATTTTTAGACCTACAAGGGAAAAGATTCATTGACATGGAGTTCTCTTGGGCAGATGGAAGCCCCATCTCTAAAGAGGAAATCTCCCAAGAAGTAGTTAAAGTAGTTAAAGATTTTTTATCTAGTACAGATCCAACAATAGATGAAAATTCTGTTATGGTATGTGCTTCTCTTTTTCTAGTTTCTTTTGCAGAAGAGATGGCAAAAACTGGAATTAGAGATCCTGCCGATATGGCGATGCTACTTGCCTCTACAGATGTTCGGATGACAATGATGATGTTTCTTCTTTCTGGATTTATCTTCGCAAAATTTATAGATAGTGATGGTATTAAAGCTAAGCTTAGTACCCAACCTCTATCGGATAAAGAAATAGAAGAAATTCTTCATGCGGATCGAGAACAAGAAAATGAATTAGCAGAGGAACTGCGAAATGGCAAATAAAGCTCTAGTTTTCAATGCGACAGAGCCTCAACGTAAAAAAGTATTTTCAATGGCTGGATACTCAGACCTTCAAAATATTGAAATTATTGATACACAGTCTTTTGATCCTACTCCTGGAATGAAAGATGGTGATATCATTCTTGTTTATGGTCCCAAGATAATGAAAACAATTCAGCCTCCTATTGGAGCGATTATCGTTGAGATGCCGCCGCTGGAAAAGATCGATAAAGAAAATTTTCCAAGCGATCACAAAAAAGCCGTTGAAGTCTTAGATGATCTAAAGAAAAAACTTACAGATGGAACTCTACAAAAAGCAACGCTTAATCCGATGGATTACGTTAAACGAATTCTTCTGAAAAAGTCAGGTAGAGTAATCGAAGTTTCAGAAGGTCCAACTCCAGATATCTTGCCTTGGGAGTTCGAATCGTTTCTAAAGTTAATTGGAAAACTTAATCAAGAAGAGGTTGAAATTGAATTCAAAAATACTACTAGTACTTCTCGAGGAAGTAGTTCGAATGATAGCTCCCACAGTATTGGAGGAATTTAGCAGTAAACTAAAAGATCAAAGAGAAATAATAGAAAGGGAATTAAATGTTCAATCTGGACGATCCAATGCTCCGACAATATTACCGAGTCGATCAAGACGGAGATGAATTTATTACCTTGAAGAATTGCAATCTTCAGGAAATGCAAGACTGTGAAAGAACTCTGAAGCAAATGAAACCAGGGGATGGTCCTTTGAGTGTTTATACCAATAGTGTATTTTTTGAAGGTAATTTTCTCGGCGGTATTCCAGAAAAACTAAAGAAATATGTTAGTACCCTTTCTCACAATAACGTTTGGCTAGATAGTGTTACTCCTGGAAATCCAGGGAATCCTATAATTGTTTTTCGAAAAGAGAAAAAGAAAGTTATTAGTCAATCTAAGTTCATGAAAGAATTGAACGAACTTCTTGAAATCGATCAGACTTTGATTTGGATTCTTACATTTGAAGAAGACCGTTTGATTGCCGAAATCAAAGCAAGTCAAGATAAATCTCAACAAGAAATTTTCGTTTGGTCTGGGACCTCAGGCGTAATGCCAATAGAAAATTATCTTTCAGGAACATCTTCTGAGTCTGGAAGTAATGAAGCAGTTCAGATTATGAACTATATGAGGGGATACACCTCTGTAAAGAAAGGGATTTTTATCCTCAGAGATTTTGGCGCATTACTCGAGCCACGAATCGAAAGATGTATTCGGGATACAATTTCAATTCTAAAGCGGAAAAAGATTCATCTTATTATTACGAGTCCACATCTTCAATACTTGAATCAAGTTGGACTACCTCCAACTTTAGAAAAAGAAATTGTTGTTCTAGACTATAGGCTTCCCGAAAAAGACGAATTAGAAAAGTTTTTGAATACCCTTCCTCAAGGACAAAAAGATGTCCTTGATTTTGATACTGCAACTTCTATTCTTCAAGGACTTACCCTACAAGAAGCTGAAGTAGCGATCAAAAGGATGTTTCTTAAAGAGGGAAGTCTTGAAGTTCTTTCTGAGTGTAAAAAGCAAATCATTAAGCGCTCTGATATTCTTGAATTGATTGAAACAGATCTCAAAATGAATGATGTTGGTGGCCTTGAAAATCTGAAGAAGTATTTTCAGATTTATGCAGAATGTCATTCTGAAGAGGCTCAAAAATTTGGAGTTGAACCCCTTAGGGGCGTTCTCATCACTGGGGTATGCGGTACAGGAAAATCGCTTATCTGCAAAGCAGCAGCTTCTATTTGGAAAGTACCTCTACTTAAGCTTGATATAGGCAGAGTAATGGGTGGACTAGTTGGTCTTTCGGAGCAACGGATCCGGCAGGCGTTGCAACAAGCAGAAGCAATGGCACCTTGTTTGCTCTACCTAGACGAAATCGAAAAGATGCTTTCGGGTCTTGGATCATCGGGAAGTTCTGATGGAGGTGCAACTTCGAGAGTAATTGGAACTCTTCTAACAGCTATGCAAGAAGGGCTCAAGGGAGTAACAATTCTCGCAAGTGCTAATGACATCTCAGCACTACCTCCTGAGCTGATCAGAAGGTTTAATGAAATATTCTTCGTTGATCTTCCCGACGAGGATGAGCGCAAAGATATATTCAAGATTCATCTGAAAAAACGAAATAGGAATGAATTGACGGATAATTCTCTTTTTCTTGCACAACAATCCCAAGACTACACAGGAGCTGAAATAGAAAAAGCAATTAAGGATGCAATAGCTAAAAAGTTTGCATCAGATCTTGGAAAGAAAGATATTACTAAAGAAGATATTGTCGATTCTTTAAAAGAAGTTACTCCTATATCTAGGATTATGAAAGAACAAATTGAAGAAATTAGAGAATGGGCAAAGAACAGAGCAAGGAGTGCAAGATGATCGATGAAATTCTAAACGAACAAATAAGAGCTATTATTGAGGTTCTTAATCGTATGCCTCCTCAGTATCTTCTTTGTTTAAATGATATTGGAACGAAAGAAGTTTCAGTTTATGTAGGACAAGCTGCATTTTTGTTAAAAGAAGCTGGTCTTATTGAATTAACCACGGTTAATGGTATAACATTTATTCGCTTGACAAAAGATTAATAAAGAAGTTAATATAATTTTGTTGGATTGGTAGCTCAGCTAGGTTAGAGCTCCTGATTTGTAATCAGGGGGTTCGTGAGTTCGATTCTCACCCAATCCTCCACGAGTCGTTTTGAAAAAAGATGTATTAGAGAAGAACGATGGGATGATCTTCATGCAAGGACTTATCAAGAGATAGAAGATGTTTGGAGCTATGATTGATCGGAAGGGTATGTTAATTGGTAAACAGCCAGTCTTGAAAACTGGTGGGCATTAGCCTTGGGGGTTCGAGTCCCTCCCCTTCCGCCATTTTTCGGGTCCATCGGTTAATTGGCTAAACCAACGCTCTCCAAAAGCGTGACTGCAAGTCCGAATCTTGCTGGACCCGCCAAAGGAAAATCTAATGGACATTAAAGACCTAAAGATAATCTACGAATGCATTACTGGTTCTCATTCTTATGGAACATCTACTCCTGAGAGTGACACTGATTATGCTGGGATTGCAATAGCTCCATTGGATTGTTATTTGGGTACGGCTGGAGATTTTGAAAATCTTGTTCAGCATAATCCTGATCGAACTATCTATGATATCAGAAAATTTCTTCGTCTGGCCGTCAACTGTAATCCAAATATCATTGAGCTTCTTTGGACTGGTCCAGAAAATATTGTTTCTATTAACTCAGCAGGACTTCAGATTCGAGAGAATCGAGATCTCTTTCTTTCTAAAAAAGCTAGGTATACCTTTCTTGGATATGCATTCGCTCAATTAAAAAGGATTCGTACTCATCGAAACTGGCTTCTGCATCCTGTTGAAAGAAAACCTACTCGAGTAGATTTCGGTCTTCCAGAATTCAAGCTCATTCGGAATGATCATCAAGAAGCTTTTATCTGGATGTTCTCCAGAATAATGCAGGATTCTCTTGAAGAAGCTAAGTTGTCTTCTGAGACTCGAGAAGAACTTCAAAACGTAAATGTTCATGGACTTCTTCAGAGTAAAATTCCAGAAGAACTTCTTCAGCCTATGAAACTCATCACAGGAGCAACAGATGAATTTATTTCATCACTGGCTAAAGAAAGATCTTATCGGGCAGCTCTTCAAGAATGGGATTCATTTCAGGGATGGAAGAAAACAAGGAATCCTAAACGAGCAGAGTTAGAAGCAAAATGTGGTTACGATTCAAAATGTGCGATGATGCTAGTCCGCCTTGCAAAAATGGGAGAAGAGATCCTTTCTGGCAAGGGAGTGATTGTTAAACGTCCAGATGCAGAAGAACTTCTAGAGATTAGAAATGGAAACTGGAGTTTTGAAAAAGTAGAGGAATTTGCTACCGGTATGGACAAAAAGATGGATGAACTCTACAAGATTTCAACTCTTCCACATTCTCCTGATGAATCGAAAGTCAATCAACTCTGTGTCAGTATCTTGGAGAAAGAATTAAATGGCACATCTCGATCAACGACTTCTTAAAAAGATTCACCGTAACGGTCCCAACTCCTATTATGGCCGTTTCACTCCCACAGAGATCCTAATTCTTTTTGACACTGGCTGGATCTATCCAATGGATATAAGTAAAAAGGGAAAAAAAGATTTTAAAGCAAGGATTGAATGGATTAGAGAACACAAGAAGTTGGGAGATTCTGCCACTTGGCAAATGGATTTTTCGATAACTAAAGAGTTAAAACTCATCTTGGAAGAATATGGACTTTTGAGGAGATAAAATGAAAATAGTTGCAGTATCAGATCTACATGGTCACTTTGATTTCGATATTCCAAAAGGTGACGTTCTAGTTATTGCTGGAGACATCTGTAAATTTTCTTCGGATGTTCAACAGTATGTTTCCTTCAATAGATTTTTAGGAGAACAGCCTCATTCCTACAAACTTTTTATTGCGGGCAATCACGACAGACTTCTAGAGAAAATGACAAATACATTTATCAAAGATCTAATTCCAAATGGGATCTACCTTCGAGATAAAGAGATAACCATTGATTTCATAAAATTCTACGGGTCTCCATGGCAGCCAGAATTTGGAGATTGGGCGTTCAATCTTCCTCGAGGAAAAGCTCTTGCAAATAAGTGGAAAAAGATTCCAAAGGATACTGATATTCTAATTACACATTGTCCTCCTGCTAGAATTTTAGATAAAGTTGGAAATGAGAATGTGGGCTGCGAAGATTTGAAAGATGCTATTTGTGATCGGCATATCAAACATCAGATTTATGGACATATTCATGAAGCTCATGGATATTGGACTGATAGTAGAACTGAATACCATAATGTGAGTGTTGTTAATGAACACTACGAATTAGTTCATCGACCTACCGTAATTGACATTGAAGCTCGGTTCAGCCCAATATTTTCGAGGCTTTGCTATGGATGATAAAGAACTGAGAGCAAGGCTATTACAAGCTTCTAAAGATTTAGAAGAGGCATGGAAGAGAAATAAAAAACTTGAGGCGCAACTTCAAGAATACAAAGGAAAGATTAATCTTTCTTTTGTCTGCGCTCAAGCTTTAACTCAGGTTATCTCTGAGCTAGAAGAAAAAGAAGATTCACAATTTTGGTTTCCATCTTAACTCTGTTATCATCTTCTTGGGTAGTAAACAAAGGAGATGAAATGGACATCGGAAATTCAAACACTTTTTCAACAACGGATCTTTATTCAATTTGCGTCTTGAAAGCTGCTGGATTTAAATGGCTTTCAATAGTCGATGAGGTAAATCGCAGGAATATCAAGAGGTTCCATTTCGAAGATACTGAAGAGCTTCGAGAAACTCTTGATCAACATTCAAATGGAGAATTACTTTTATCAACGCTAGATCTGATCAATGCAATCGAAAATGTTAAAAGAATCGTTAAATATTGATAAACTAATAATCCATCCAACCTTTCCTATCGCTTTTCCAATTAAAGAATTTCACCCTACATTCTTGAGAATTGCTCGAGGAGTTATTAAAGAAGCTCTGCAAGGCTTTATTATTACAGATGAGCTTCAAATCGAATTGAATCAGGTTAAAGAAGAGTATCTCCTGAGAGTGCTGAATAGTATAATTCCGTTGTTTAGGTCAAGGAAAAGGGATGTTAAGATATCTTTTTTATTGGAGGATTTTTCTCAAGGGCGCGTTCTAAAAAATTTCTTCTCTGCCTATCCTTTCTCAACCTCCTTTCGTTCAATTGACATTCGTAATATTGGAGAACGTCGTTCTCTTTGGTATCGTAAAGACGGCGTTATTTGGGATCTCGTCATCACAGACAAGATTGATATTTCTAGATTCCTTGAGACTCTTGAACTAGTAGAAAAGGCCAGGATTTTTATTGGCAACAAATTTGATGTTAATTCGGTAAAGACTTTTATTCAATTTCTTGATCTTCCTATTCCGAGTCATCTTCGATCTAAGATAATTTTGGATCCTTGCTATTTGGCCTGCGAAAAAAAATACTGTCCTTCTAACATCTCCCTAGTCAATGTTTGGTCCAACGGACATGTTAGTGGTTGTCTTCAAGGATTTACCAAGAAAAGACAGATAGCGAAACTACAACATGTCTTCAAAAAAATTAGTCTGATTAGAAATGATTGGGAATTTATCGAGTGTCCTCTCAGAAAGATGTTGACCTTCTGAGGCCAACTCGTCTATTCTAGATAAAGGAGAATTCAAATGAATGTATCTGAGAATGTTGCCGCTTATCAAGAAGTCAGAGATACTCTGACAAACACAATTAAGGTTGGAGGGAATACTTTCAAAGAATGGTATCCTATCTTCTTTAACTTTAAAATTCCAGAAGATCTTGATCCAAATAATTGTAAAGTTTTTGGACGACAGTTAATGAAACTTAATCAAACAGCAATGTCTTTCGCTACAGCGGCCAATATGAGGAAGACTGCTCTTGATGGTATTGCTAGTAGCGCTTATCTTCAAAAGATGAGCGAACTTTCTGAGAATGCCAAGAGAGAAGATAAAAAAATTGCTGCGGCCATCCTCGAATCAATGGCTAAAGTTCAAATAGATCAAACAACAATGATGCAAACCTTTTCAGAAATAGAAAAGACTTTCTGGAAAGATGTTCTGGCTCACCTAGCGATTCAAAGAAAACACCTTGAAGGAATTACAATGAATAATGCCTTACTCCTAAAAATTGAAGGTGCAGTGGGATCTCTAGGAGGTTCAGAAGAATAGGAAGTACTCGTGATAGATTTAGATGTTTCTTTAGCTGATTTGAGAGAGATGCCTCTAATTCTATCCGATGTAAGATACTACCTCCTGAAGGTAATTGAACAAGCAAAAAGAGATATTATTAATTACTGTACTTCAAGAAATTTTGTTGAGAAAGAGGATTATGATTCAGCTGTAGGATTTCTCTTTGATGATGAATATTTTATTCAGTGGGGAGATCTAGAATTAAATCTTATTTTAATAGGACACATTCTTGATATTGATGCAGGATGGCAGCGAAAAAAAATTACAAAAGAAATTAGAAAAGAGCTCCTCAAACGGGGCATTCATATTTCCAAACAATAACTACGACTGGAGACATTGATGAAAAAAGAAAAAGAAGGCATTGTTGTAACTGATCAAATAGATAAGAATAAACAAATATCTGAACTGATCAATTCTATACAGAGAGAATATGGACCTGGTTCAATAAATCTTTTATCTAAAGATGCTTTGAATCAACCTTTTGCAGGGTTTTCTACTGGACTCATTTCTTTAGATAAAGTCTTAGGTGGAAGATGTCCGTATGGCAGGATAATGGAATTATTCGGAGGCGAGAGTGTTGGGAAATCGAGTCTAGCTTTACAAATCGTTGCTGCTGTCCAAAAAATCGGAGGAACAGCTGCTTACATAGATATTGAACACGCATTCGATCCAAAATATTCAGTTCAGCTTGGAGTAGATATAGAGAAACTCCTTCTTTCGCAGCCAGATAATGGTGAACAAGCAATGAATATTCTAGTTCATCTTTGTTCATCAGGTCTAATTTCATTAGTTGTAATAGATTCTGTTGCTGCATTAGTTCCACGCAGTGAGATTGAAGGAGAAGTTGGAGATCAATCAATGGGTGTGATGGCACGGATGATGGGCCAAACTCTACGGAAGGTAACTGCCATTGCTCACAAGACAAATACTGAGATGCTATTTATTAATCAAATTAGACAAAAAATAGGTATCCTATACGGATCAAACGAAACGACCCCTGGTGGCAATAGTCTCAAGTTCTCTGCTTCTCATCGCCTAAAGTTGTCACTAACTGGACAAATTAAAGATGGAGATAAGATTATTGGAAATACTGTTAAGATTAAAGTCGTTAAAAATAAACTTGCAGCACCTTTCCAGGAGACAGAACTTGATATGCTCGCAGGTAAAGGATTTGACGTTGAAAAAGATATTATTGATATGGGCGTTAAATATGGATTGATTGAGAAATCAGGATCCTGGTACTCTTATAAAACAGAACGTCTTGGACAAGGAATTAAGCAAGTATCTTCATTCTTCAAATCAAATCCTCTCCTCGCAGAAGAACTAAAAGTAAATATTATGAAGAAATTAAATGGAGATGCTATGCCAGTAGTTGTAGAAGTTCCAGCTCTCCCTAATCCAGATGGAGTATCGTTTTGAAAATTCTATCAATTCACATCCAGCTTACCAATGGAGCTGATCTTCTTTACTTTCATACAGATCTAAAAGAAGCGACATGGCCCTTTACTGCAGATTTTGTTTTAGAAAGTCGAGCAGCTCGAGATACTGGAATAGAGTTTGTAAAAAAGAATTTTCCAAGTTATCCAATCGAAATTCTAAATACTAGGACTGAAGATGCAAAATTCTCAAGAACGTGAATACTGGGCAAAGACGACAAAAGAAAATTTTAAAGATCATGTTATTAAAAACACTCTCTCCTGTCCTGAAAAAGAGATCTATCATTTCCACTGTCATCGACCTAGTACCGGAATGTATTCCTACAATGTCATCTTTACTCCTGGAACTGTGATCATTACAGGAGATATTGGAGATGCAATCTTTTCCCATTCTGACAGGCAATCTCTAAGTTGGTGTCTTTCTTCTGTTGATTCTATGGATTATGTGCTCGGAAAAATGCAAGAAAGTAAGAAGGCTTATTATCCAGATCTTGCTCGTCAAGTCTATGAAGAATGGTACGAAGAAAGAATTGCCTACTTTAGAGAAGAGGAACCAGAAGGTTTAGATTCTTTTTTAGACGACGTTCCAACCCCAAATGATATTGAATGGGGCTATGAACATGAAGCAACTAGAGATGTTTATGAGGCCGTTGAAGATTGTGACATCCTGACTTCTTTTTATTACTGGTCTTCTAATGCTTTGTCTTGTTATTTTGGCCTCAAAAATTTTGTTAGACTTTGGAAAGAATATGACAGGAGAAAAAAGTGATCGGTTGGGTATGGTTAGTTGTAGCCTTTATCTTTGGATGGCTTCTTGGATTAATCTGCGCATTTGAAATCAGTTGGCGTTGGCAAAGAACTGATTTTATTTCGATTTGGCCATCTAAAATACTCGACTGGAAAAGGATGAAGAATGAAAATTGAAATACCTCCATTTGGCTTCGTTGAACTTGTTGACGTAATGGGTTCAGATCGTTCTATTGCTGAAGCTGCCTTTGAATGTACTCAGCAAGAGTTAACTGAAGAACGAATTCCCAAGGTCTTGAATAATCTTTTAAAAAGTTGGCCAATGCATACGACCCCTCTAGAAATGGCCGAATTAAAATTCAAGATTCAGATTCCAGTCTTTGTTGATCGCCAACTTGTCAGACACAGAACCAGTTCTCGAACAGAGAGAAGTGCTCGTTATTCAGAACAGGATAGAAGTTTCTTTCTCCCGGATGCTACTCGGCTAAATAATCCTGAAGCCATCAACCTGATGTGGGATTCAATGACGGCTTCATTTGACACCTACTTTAAACTCCTGGAAAAGAAAGTTCCAAAAGAACTAGCAAGAATAGTAAATCCAGTAGGCTATTATACTGTCTACTTCTGGAAACTGAATCTCTGGAATCTTTTCCATTTCCTCCATCTGCGTAAAGACAAACATGCTCAAAAGGAAATTAGAGATTACGCAGATGCTATTGGAAAATTAACTCAAGAAAAGTTTCCTTTGTCATTCGCTGCATTTGAAGAACATCTTTCTGGTTCTCACAAGATTTCAAAAAGTGACTGGGAAGTACTTCAAAGAACAGCTCAAAATTTTCCAGAAGGCAAAACATATCAACCTGCCTTATCTATTCTGGGAATGAAATGAGACTAACAGCAACTCAAATAAAGCAAATAGAGAACGCTTTACAAACAGCAATTGTTAGTGAAATCGGTTATATGGATTGCTGGAAAAATGTTCCAGGAGATGAAAGAGAAGAGATTTTTAACTCGGGTAATCGTCGAATTAACGAATGGAAAAAGCTAATTAAACTTTTTAAAGAAAAGAAAAAGGCAAAACAACTACTTGGAGAAGAAGTATGAATTGGGAAACAAAAGAGAAACATTCATTTGAGAAAGAGGAAGACGAAAGATTAGATGAAGCAGAAGGTATATTCTGGATTGGCATTGATGTTACCAAAGAAATTTCTACCACTGCAATTGTCAAAGTCTTTGGCGCGAAAACAAAAGAAGAAGCAGAAAAGAAAGCTAGGGATTATTTTCAAAGCCATAAAAGAGAGTTCGAACCAGATCCCGATATTATTAGTGATGATGATTATTGGGCAATAGAGGAAATAAGTTGTGAAAATTTTGACGGCTATGATGCTGACTTGGAGGCAAAATGATTTATCCAATGACTGAGAGACAAAGAGGAGAACTTGACTTGATTAGCGGTCTTTTGTGGGGTCTAAATGATTCCGTTAGTCCTATGGCTGACGATAATGTATATCGAAAAGAACTTTCGGAAGCATCGAATCTAATAGTTGATGCTGCTACTATTGTCCAGGAGATAAAAGAGAGGTATGATAAAGCAGCTGCTGAACAATATCGCAATGGAGAATGAAGCGGACGATTGTGATGGATGCACAGATTACACCTACACGGTATTGAAAAATTGGAAGGATATTGAAGTAAAGTGATCGTTAATTTTGAAGAAACCTATCACCCAGTTCTTCAAGGTGCTCCATTTACATTCAGCACTTTTATGGAAGAACTCGAGGAGTTTTTGTGAAAAAATTTGCTTGTAATTTAGAGTATTCGGGGCAAGAAGTCAACACTATCTTTACGAATACACCTACAGGGACCTCTGTAACAATTGATTGGAATAATGGTAACATGCAGGAGTTAGATTTGGGATCTGCTACAGGTGATGTGACGGTTATTTGGGATCATGTCAATCCTGGGGCTAATTTGTTGCTTCGGGTAATACAAGACAGTGCAGTAGCTATTGATATTAGTACATGGCCAGCAACTGTTAAATGGACAGAGAATATACAACCTGTTATCACCAAAATTCTTGGGGGATTTGATGTGATTTCTTTTTCTGCTTGGCCATCAGTGCAATCAGCTTCTGTAGCTCAAAACCATTTGGCATAAAAATGATAAGAGGACCATTCCAAACTGTAGGGCAACCAGTGATTACGTTTAGGGCGTTAGATTTTTCTAATGTCCTTACTGGAATAGGGAATTTATCTGATTCTTTAACTATCAATTCCATCACAGTGGCTCCGTCTTTACGATATAAAGGAGGTGATGCGGATGCCAGCTCGTGGAATTCCTCGGGTTATGGGGCTAATCTAGGGATTGCTGGTGCTGGTGCTGCTCCTTTATTTAATCAAGGGAGTCCATGTTTAGGAGCCTCCGATGACAGTGTGTTATTTGGGGGTGGTGCTTCTTCCCAATATTATATAGATGCTGGAAATACTGATGGTAACGTGGGTATTGATGATATAGTCATTGAATTTGTTTTTAAAACTCATGCAACAATTCAAAACAATTCGGTGTGTGAAAAGAGAGGAACCAGTGGTTGGGGAATAGTGCAAAATGGAGTCATGAAGTTTTATTTTTATGCTTCTGGAGCTGCAGGAACAACTGCCACTGGTGCTCTTTCTGCGGGTACTTGGTATCATGCTGTATTATGTGTAGATCGTTCTGGCTTTGCACAGTGGTATCTAAATGGCGTAGCTTCTGGCACAGCAAAAGATTATTCAGCAAAGGATGGTCTATCTTTAGATAATACCACATCTTTTTCTTTGGGTTTAGAAACATTGCTTTATTCATTATCTAATCTGACTATTGCTGAGTTTTGTCTTTGGCATTATCCTAATTGGTTAACTACAGACACTACAAACCAAGAAGCAGTAGTTCGCACTCGATTTTCACAGTATAGTGGTACATTTCCACAAAGGGCAATTGGTACATCATTACCTCTTACAGCAAGTAGAAAAACCTCAGCTTATTTGGATCATATAGTGGCAGGTAAGTCGAAGTTGGATCTTGTGGGACCCCACTGGCTGAGAATTGTCAAAAGAGAGGATAATAATTCTATTGAAATGGTAGGTTTGTTAATTGAGTCGGCTACAACCAATAAGTGTTTGCAATCAGAAAATTTTGCCACTACTTGGACGTTATTGGATGTAGGTGATTCCATTTCCTCAGATTATATTACTGCACCTAATGGTGAAATAACAGGTGATGGCCTCATTGGGGATAGTACTGATGGGGATCATGGAGTTACGCAGGATATCACAGTTACGGCAATTAATTGGGTAATATCTGTGTTTGCTAAAAAAGGAACTCATGATTGGCTCTATGTGTCAAATGATACTGTGGCTAATTGTACTTGTTATTTTGACCTTACCAACGGAATAGTTGGTACCATTGGTGCTGGTGTTGTAAGCGCCATAATAGATAAGGTGCAATATTTTGGTGATTGGTGGCGATGTGGTATTATCTTTACTGGGACTGCTGCAACCCATACATTCAAATTCCAAGCTGCTGATGCAGATGGAGACAAATCAGTGGTTGGGGATGGTGCTGCTGTAATGATAGGTTTGTGGGGTGCTCAAGTGGAAAGTGGAGATCATTTTAAGAGTTATGTTCCCACTACAACTGCAGCAGTTACTAAAACAGCAGAGTTATTAGTATATAAGGGTGATGATGGTAATATTATTCCAGAAAATGGGATAGTGGAGACAAAAATTCTTATGCCTGTTTGTACTATTAGTACAGGTGCAAGTCAATATATTGGGCAGCTTACAGATGGAGATGCAGCTACGGATTTGGCGCAATTGCTCATGAACTCAACATCTAATTTATATGGATTTATGAGGGCATCGGGGGGTTTAAATGGGGATACTGTAGGTACCTCAATTCTTACTGATGGTGTTATACATCAAGTGATGATGTATTATCATAAAAATAATCTCAAAGTAGGAGTTGATGGGTGTATTGATGGGACCCCAGATCTTACTTGTGATGTTCCGCTGAATCTAGATCGGATAAATATTGGTCATTACATGTCAACAAGTTCTCAACTAGAAAGAGTCATTTCTAAATTTACGGTGAAGAAATGAAGAATGTATTTTCTAAAAAAAAATTAGTAAATTATGTGGAGGTACAAGAAGTACTTGATCAAAAAGAAAAAGTCTTTTATCATTATTTATATAAAGATGTAGAAGCGGCTAAATTAAAAAAAGAAGATGCAGAGGTGATTGAGACAAAAAATAATGCTGATTCAGATCATCTTCGACCTAATAAAGAACCATTTCATGTTTTCCTCGGTATAGATTTAGAAGGGATGGTGGGACTTGAGATTCAAGCGAAGCGTGCTATTCCTTCCATTTCAAATGTGATTGAGACTTTGGAAAACTGACCCAAGAAGTAACATTGAGCTTTGGCGGAAGCTAAGATCAGATTGGGAGGCGCGCTGCAATACACAGTCCGAATGGAATGTTTCAATCAAGCCGACATTAATTTAATCCGTGCAGGTATCACAGATGAAGAAGCCCAATGGGTTACTTTCACACACACATTTATAGAAGAAGAAAACATGCAAGAAATTAGGAAAAGACGAATATACACTGCTATATTTTTCCGCATCACGAAACGCATTGTACCTCTATATGCGCAGACTATAGAGGATGCATGTAAAGAAGCAGATGATTTGCATCATAATGCAAAAATTTACGCAGGAGCAATAGAATTTGCCCACAAAGAGAAAGGTCAATGGATAATAAATCAATGACAACTATAACTGAAGTTACAAATGGAATGCTAGCTATATTATCAAATAGACAAAATATAACGCTAAATAAACATATTAACGAACTTGAAGCAATGCTAGAACAACGGAATAAAGAAATAGAAGAGCTTTGGCAGTTAACTCATAAAGTTCAAAAAGAAAATCATTACGAAGAGATGAATAGGCTCAAAGATGAAAACATGGATCATCTTCTTGGATTAGGATCCAAACTTGGTTGTGCTCCTAATTGGCAAGTAATTTTTGAAGAAGTTCAACAACTTATAGATCGTTCTTTACTTCCCTACAATTTTCGATAAAGGAGATCAAATGAAGTGTTTCTATCATTCAGCAGATTTTGACGGTAAATGTTCTGCGGCTCTTGTAAAACTAGTCTTTCCTCATGTCGAACTATTCCCAATTGATTACAATGAATCTTTTCCCTGGGATAAAATTCAAAATATTGAAGAAGGAATAGTTCAAGAACAAGTTTTCATGGTTGACTTTTCTTTGAAGCGGCCAGAAATGGAACGGCTGAATAACGAAACAGATTTAACTTGGATTGATCATCACGTTTCAGCAATAGAAGAGATGAAAGATCTTGACATCAAAGGAAAAAGAGATACTACAAGAGCTGCTTGTGAATTAGTTTCATTGTATCTCCTAGGAAAGATTTTTTCAGCTGTTCAGCTTCTTGGAAGTTACGATGTGTGGCGCGATAAAGATCCTAATTGGAAATCTGGAATTCTCCCATTTCAGATGGGATTGAGACTCTGGCAAACTGACCCAAGAAGTGATCTTGAGCTTTGGCGAAGGTTATGTCTTGAGGATGACGTAATCTTTATTGAGGAGATTATTCTTGCTGGAAAAAACATCTTACAATACCAAAACGATCAAAATAGAATCTATGCTCGAGTCTGTGCATTCGAAGTGAAATTTGAAGGTCTTCGAGGTATTGCAATTAATCGAGCTCTTTCTTCCTCTCAAATCTTTGATTCAGTTTGGGATCCAGAAAAATATGATTTAATGATTGCTTTTTCTCGCCTAAAAGATGGAAAATGGAAGTACAGTCTGTACACAACTAAGGATGAAGTGGACTGTAGTGTGCTTGCAAAGAAATATGGTGGTGGCGGACATGTGAAAGCCGCCGGATTTAATCTCGATTATCTTTTCGAATCAATGGAGTGACAAATGCTTGAAGGTTTAGTTCTCGATATGGTTATTATTGACCATGAAAATTATTCTATTCAGTTTAAATCAAAGGATAAACATTTTAAATTATGCTTTGCTATTCCAGATTATCTAAAAGTCTCATTCTTTAAAATGGAAATAGTGGGAAGTTTTGCGAGTATTATCGGGCAAAAACTTGATGGACTTTTTCTAGAAGAAACCTTCGCAGATGACACACACTGTTGTTGGAAATATTCTCTTTTAGCTGAAAACGGTTTCGTTGATATTTTCTTTACTCAATTTCTTCAAGCTCCTACATTTGTGGAGATGTAATGGATTTTGTTCACACCCACCTGCACACTGAGGCATCACTATTGGACGGTGCCATTCGTTGTAAGGATCTAGCTAAAAGAGTTAAGGAATTAGGCCAACCAGCAGTGGCAATAACTGATCACGGTAACATGGGTGGTGTCATCCAGCTCTACAAGGCATGTAAAGCTGAAGGAATTAAATCACTTTTAGGAATTGAATCTTACATAACTTTCGATCCAAATGGAGTAGATAATAAAGAAAAACATCGAGATAGCTTTCATCTTATCCTTCTGGCAAAAAACTATCTTGGTTTTCAGGATCTAATGAGACTTTCTACTCGAGCTAATGAGGTCAATTTCTATTACCATCCTAGAATCTTCATTGATGATCTTGAAGCTGCTGCACCAAATCTTGTTTGTACTACAGCTTGTCTTGGTGGTATTCTCGCAAAGCCTCTCCTGAAATTTAATAAAGAAGAGTATGCAATAGCTAATTTTGACAAGCTTCATTCTTGGTTTGGGAAGGATTTGTACGCCGAAATTCAAAAAAATACCGAGCCAAAACAACAATTTTACAATGAATGGCTAATACCCCAGGCGAAGAAACGAAATATTAAAGTAGTAATTTCCACAGACGCTCATTATCTAGTTCAAGAAGACTATCAATTACATCGAATGATTCTTGCTCTCCAGTTCAAGAAAACTCTTGAAGATTATGATCGTCAACAAGAAATGCATTATGGTCCAGATTATTGGATTAAGCCTTCAGACCTAATGTGGAGAGCTGCAGATATGTGCGGTGCTCCTGAGGCTGCAGAAAATACTCTGGAGATTGCAGAAAAATGCAACGTAGAGATCGAACTTGGTAAACTAAAAATGCCTTCTTTCGATATTCAAAAAGCAGAAGACTATGGAGAATTTCTCAAATGGAAGAATACAATCGTGGAGAAATCATTACCGAATATGTCGTCGGATGTGGCCGTTGTTCTCAATGGGATATCTTGAAAGCTAGAACTAAAAAGGCCGCAATTAAAGAAACAAAAGATCTTGGTTATCGAAAAATACTTCCAAGTCCAAAAGGAAATATTTGGCTTTGCGAAGGATGTATTAAAGAGATAATTAGACAGATGGAGGAAGAAAATGAATCAACAGATTCTACAGAAATTAGCTAAACAAAAAGAAAAACATCAAGAAAAAGAAGCTATTCTTAAAGACTGGGTATCCAATGTAGAAAAATTTAGAGAATGGATTCGAAATGAAATCAAACCTTATAAAGAATATCTTTCAATGACTGATGATCGTTTTTGTGCGAATGGAGTATTTTCAATTAGGAATAACTATAACGAAAAAGTTTCATGTACTTATCAAGATACTTCTTTAATATTCGATGGTTATATCCTTGCTCTTAAAAGCCATGGTTGGATTTTTAAAAAGACAGATACCAATCTGAAAGAAGAAATAGAAATAGTATTTAACACTCATGAACTCGAAGAAATTATCGAGAGAAAACTTTGCAAGGAGCCAAAATGAATCAGGAACTATTCTATGCTTAAATCACAACAAGAAAAAGTAACAAACAAAGATAACAAAAAAAGCTAATGAAGATTATGGACATCAAAGAATTCCGTTCTATTGGACTTCTTCAAGAAATCAATCGTCAATTTCTTCATCCTATGGGACTTGCTCTCATAGTTGAAATAGATGACTCAGGATTAGAAAGCCTTTCTGGAATCCAAGATTATCGAGATGATCCTGAAGGAATGGCCTATCTAGACGAAATGCTAGTACAGCCAGAGTCAATTCAAAAAGCAGATGATGTATCCAAACTTTTCGAAGCTAAAAGAGAATATCGAGAAAAGAATCTTGGCTGGCATGTTCAACTAATAGGAAAGAAATGAAGACTAATTTAGAACTCTATTTCGAATGGAAGTGCTTCGAGGGATTAAAAGCTCGAGGACTAGATAACGAACAGTATCGAAAACAATTAAATTACGAAATAGAGATCATCGAACAAAAAGGATTTCCAGGATACTTCTTGGTTGTCCAGGATCTTTTCAACTGGACAAGAAGAAACGATATCTACTTTGGACCAGGTCGAGGTAGTGTTGTTGGATCTTTAATTGCCTACTGTCTTGGAATCACAAACTTAGATCCAATCAAATACGGATTAATCTTCGAAAGATTTATTAATCCAGGACGTATGAGTCCTCCAGATATAGATATGGATTTTGAGAAGTCTCGTCGAGAAGATGTCGTTAAATATGTTTCTGATAAATATGGAAAGAACTGTGTTTCAGGAATCGGGACTATCGGAACAATGAAAGCTAAGCAGGCTATTCAAAGAGTCTGCAAAGTTCTTGGTTATTCTCTTGAAACTGGTCTTGAGATTCGTCGATTACTTCTACCTCCAAAAGCTGGTAAACCAACTCCACTCAAAGATTCAATCGAAGCGGTTCCAGAACTACAATTAGAACTAGATGCTAAATCTCCAAAAGGAGAGATTCTTAAATGGGCATTGAAATTTGAAGACCGTATTAGTCAAAAGGGTGCTCATGCATGTTTTACTGGAGATTCATTATTATGGACAGATCAAGGGCAAAAAGAAATAAAATCTCTTGTAGGACAAGAAGTAATTATTGCAACCTCAGATGGCTGGAAAAGAGGAACCGTTATAGACTCTGGTTTAAGGCAAATCTGTCAAATGACATGGAGTTATTCCAAATTTTCAAGTAGAAAAAGAACCACCAATCTTACTTTAGATCAATTAATTAAAATAGATGACGGATGGATTAAAGCAAAAAATTCAATTAACTCTATTCTTAGTTTATCTCCAATGCAAAATTTAGATCTAATAGATGAACTCGCTGGTTGGTTTTGGAATGATGGAGGATATCGACTTAACGTTGGAATAATCTGTTTTAATACTAAAAAGGATTATGAAGCACAAATCCGATTTAGTTCATTATTGAATTCACAACATAAAGGAGCTCCACATAAATTTAATTTACCAATAAGAATTATACACGAGATTGAAAAAAGATTTAAAAATGGATTTAAGAATCTTAGACATGTAAAGGGATGTCCAGAATTTAATAGTTTATCTTCAAAAATTGCTTGGCTTCGAGGAATGTTTTCTGCAAATGCTACAGTTCAACGCGGAAGTATCCGACTTAAATTAACGTCTAAAGCTCTTTGTCAATTTATTCGAGATGAAGTTGATTCTCTAGGATTTACTTGTTCTCATTTATCTGAATGTCATTCTTCTCCTATCATTAAGGGAAAAAAAGTAAATAGTAGACCTTCATTCCAGTTTGAAATGTCAACTCAATCTGCATGGAATTTTGCTAATTTAATTGGATTTATACAGTCTTATAAACAGAAGAAAATTCTATCTCAAAAAATTCAGAAGATAGAAATAAAAGATATTCAACCTACCTATGATTTTTCAATTATAGATGAACAAGATTTCAATCTTCAAAATGGATATATAAACGGTATTTTAGTTCATAATAGCGGGATAATCATCACAGATCATCCAATCTCTGAAACAGCGCCACTACAAAGAGCTAAAGGCGATCAATTTGTTTCTCAATGGGATATGGGAACAATAGAAGAGGTGGGTCTTGTTAAATTTGATTTCCTAGGTTTGAAAACTCTCGATAAGATGCATTATGCAATTGATATTATTCGAGAGAGAACTGGAAAACAAATTGACATTAACTCTATTTCTCCAGATGATCCCAAGGTATTTGACTTTATTCAAAAGGGTCAGCTTCTTGGAATCTTTCAGTTAGAAGGTTCGCAAGGAATTACAGATCTTTCTGTCAAAGTAAAACCTAAATGTCTAGAAGATCTATCAGCAATCCTAGCAATATTTCGACCTGGTCCTCTCCAAAGTTCGGGAATGCAAGATTATCTTCATTGGCGAGCAGGTGCTTCTGGTGTTTTTCTTATTCCAGAATTTGAAGAAATTCTGAAAGAAACTGGAGGCTTTATTATCTATCAAGAGCAAGTTCTTGAAATAGCTAGAAAGCTAGCAAAGTATAATTATACTGAGGCTGATAACTTTAGAAGATGTGTTGACGGAGAAACACTTTTTAATACGAAAGATGGATTACGAAAGATAAGTTGGCTAGCTGAAAATTCTAAAAAACCAGAAATTCTAACTCTCTCTAACTATGAGTACAAATATAATCAGGCAAGAACAGTTTTCAGTTCAGGCTTTAAAGATACCATAAAGGTCATAACTGATAGTGGAACTGAATTAATATGTACTCCAGATCATAGAGTCTTTACTAATTATGGCTGGATGGAGGCTAAAGATTTAAATAGTGACTGTTTCTTACTCCACTGTATCGAAGAAAACTTCGGTTCATTTAAAATTGAAGAAGATATTCTTTTTCTCATAATAGCTCTTATCACGGAGGGATATTGTCCAGAAGAAAAGAATAGTTGGTACTTTTGTAACTCTAATGAATTTTATATTAAAAAATTTTCTGATATATGTTCTCGTTTTTTAGGCTTTATTCCTAATCAATGGAAACAAAATAATACTTATTATGTTTCTGTTCCATTAATTCTGCGAAATTTTTTAGAGCTTCATGGATTAATTCCGGGACTATCAAGAACAAAAAAACTTCCACAAGACTTTCTTAGACTTACAAGAGAACTTACCTTAAAAATGTTAGGATGGCTAATTGATTTTGATGGATATGTAGCCTTCAATGTAGATGGTTCACATGAGATGGGATATTCTTCGCGTTCAAAAGAGTTGGCTAAACAAATAAAGATAATAATGGAAAATTGTGGATTACGAAGTCTCTTTTCTAAAACGAATGTGAAGAATGAACCTCAATATCTTGCAAGTATTCGTGATATAAAAGATTTAAAGATTATTGTAAATCTTCTTATTCCTTATAGTATAAAATGTAAAGATATTTCATTTCGAGAGCAACGAGAAAGTTTTACTTGTCATAACGTTCCCCATAATATATGGTTCCCAATTATAGAAAATTTAATCAACAATTCAGGATTCTCGAGAAATAATATACTTTCAGGAGAAAGTGGTAGATATTTTTCTAAGTCGATAACAAAAGTAACTCTTAAGAAAATGCTTTCAGTTTGTGGAAGATCAAAAGCTCTTGAATTTTATTGTGGAGATAATAATTATTGGGATCGAGTTAGATCTATAAAAGATAATGGTAAAATCCAGGTTTTTGACTTTACAATGTCTTCTGAGGTAACTCCATGTGCATTTGGCAATAATCTTCTTATTCATAATTCAATCGGCAAAAAAAAAGTAGATATTATCAAAAAAGAATATGAAAAGTTTCAAAGAGGTTGGTTGTCATCTAGTCTTGCCCAGGAAAAGTTAGATATTTTCTGGGCGCAACTACTTGGATTTGCTGACTATCTTTTTAATAAGAGCCATTCTATGGCTTATGGATTTCTTAGTTATCAAACTGCCTATCTAAAAACCTATTTCCCAGTAGAGTTTCTTACCGCCTGTATGATTCAAGATGCAACTGACTTAAATCAGATGACAAAATATCTTGGTGAATGTAAACGTATGGGAATTAGGGTATTGCCGCCCGATATTAATCGAAGTTCAGAAGACTTTATTATCACAGATCAGAACGAAATACAGTTCGGTCTTCTGCCAATCAAAGGAATTGGAGTTGGAACTGTTAAAGAGATTATGTCTAAGCGTAGGTCAGGCAGACCATACAAGGATATTCAAGATTTTTGTGATCGAGTTAATCTTTCTAAAGTAAACCGGAAACATCTAGAAGCTTTAGTTAATGGTGGAGCATTTGATTTTTCTGGCCAGACTCGAGCATCTCTAATCAACTGGATTGATCGATATTGGGCTTGGATGGATCTCAATGATTCCTATCAAAAGAAGATGGAGACTTTTTCTAAAAGAGTTATTGCCTTCGAAGAAAGAGAAAAATTAATCCAGGAAGCTCAAATAAAACTTGCCGCTCTACTGGAAACCCCAGGTGTAACTAAAGAACAGTTAAAAGAAGCGAAAGCTTTTGCTCGAAAGCCTAAGCTAAAAAAACCAGAACGACCAGAAATAATTGAAACGCCTTCAATGATCTATTGTCCAGAACAACGAGCAGACCTATTACGTCTCGAGCATGAGCTTCTCGGATTCTTCGTTTCAGGCCATCCTCTCGAAAAGTTTCCTATTGCTGAGGAAGGCATTGACGCTATTGATACTTTGAAAGATTCATCTGATGGATTTATGACTAAAATTAGATGTGTCCCTATTCTTGTCAAGGATCATGTAACTAAAGCCAAAAAAGAAAAGATGGTCTTTGTTGAGCTAGAGGATCAGACTGGACGCATTGAAGGCGTAATGTTTCCAAAGGCCTATTCAAAATATGGTAAGCTTTTGCAACCTCTCACTCCTTGTATTGTAACTGTCAGAGTAGAAATAGTAGAGAATGAAGATGAAGAAGGAGAAGGATCTACTAGAATAGCAAAGATACAGATTCAAAAAGTAGAAACATTAGACACTGGAGCATCAATGAAAAAGATTTCAGTTACACCTGCAAAGCTAGAAAATGTTAACCTCATTCAATACGGAGAAGCAGTCAATCTCGAGATCAATTTTCTTTCTGGACTCGTAATTGAATTGGTCAAACCTGTGAGAGTGGAGTATGAAAAAGCTAATTGATGTTATCGGAATTCTTGGCATTTTAATGGTTGTCGGTTGTTTGACTGTTCCTGTTCCTGCCATTTCTCCTCTCTTACTTATTGCCTTTATTATCTATTGCGTAGGAAAGAGAAAGTAGGATATAATAAGGGCTAATAAGGGAGGTTTCATGGACATACACCCATGGTCTGATAGAGAAAAGTATCTATTTCTGGCACTACGACGTTCATTGGGATCAAAAGAAATATTTGATATTTTTAAAGCTCTTGGATATGAACGTAGTTATGTCTCAATAAGAAAATTTGCGCAACGACAAGGCCGAATAGAAAAAGGTCCAATCATTGGAGAATTCTCTAGAGAAGAACGAGATGCTATTGAAGATGTGATTGGAAAAGAAAAGTTTGAGTTCTATTTCCAGAAAGGCATTAGCCTTTTGCCTCCTAAAAAAGATTCTCTTTCTGAAACTCTTTCTCTCATTAATGAACATGCTTCAAAGGTTAAGATCTGTCCAATCAAAAAGCAATCAATTAGTGGAGAACAAGTTGTTGTCTGTCTTTCGGACATTCATTATGGGTCTACTGTCAGAGATCCTCAAACTGGTGAAGAAATTTACAATCAGACCATTGCTCTAAAAAGATTAACTGATCTTCCAAGTCGACTAATAGGCTGTATTCCTCAACGAAAATATGCTGGAGTAACAATAGTCCTTGCCGGAGATATTGTTGATGGAGAGGATATCTATCCCACTCATTCTAGGCATTCTACCATTCCTGTTATTGATCAAGTTAAAGATCTTGTGGAAGCTCTTTGGATTAATATCTGTTCTCTGAATCGGATATTTCCAAATGTTAGAGTTGTTTGTGTAGCAGGAAATCATGGTCGAGGTGGCGATAGATTTGATGAAAGAAGTAATTGGGACAATGTTGTTTATCAACAGTTATTGCTTCTTTCTCGAATGCAAATTGATGTGAATGTCCAGGTTCAAGTATCCTTTGGTTCCTCATTTAATTTCGATGTTAATGGCTGGACAGGCCATGTTCGACACTATGGAGTACGTCACGACGGAACTGCAGGTATGGAACAAAAAATGGGTGGCTGGCTAGCCGAACATTCGTTCGATTTTCTAATCTGTGGCCATTTCCATACTGCAGGAATTCTTACCTATAACGGACGGTATATCTTTAGGAACGGTGCAGTAATGCCTCCAAATGATCTTGCTGATAGAATGGCAAAATCAGATATTCCTCGTCAAATAGTTTTTGGAGTTTCAGAAGAAACACTTCCAACCTTTGTGGGATTTCTTACATGGTAACCTGGAAAGAACAACGAGAATTTACAAAAGTAAAAATAGATGAATTAAAGCCATTCGAATTCGTTAATCCAAATGAAACCTATTTTTTAATAGATACCATCTATTACAGAACTGAAGAAGAACGTCAAACCATTATGAAAGAAATTCAAGATAAATTTATTGGAGAACCCAACACTGAAGAAACTCATTACAAGATTCAGCAATGGATTCTTCAAAAACAACGAGAAATGGAATGTTCATGGTAAATACAAAAAATTATCAACGTGGATTCAACGATGCCTATCAGGATAGATGTGAAGGTGCTCCATTTGCTTCTATAGGAGGAATGGATAAAAGACTTTCTCCTATACTCCCAGACTATATCAGACAACAAGCTAAAGTTCCATATTTGAATGGATATATGGCCTGTTGTCAAGAAGCGTTCGGAGATACATGGAAGACTGATAATTTTCAATGGATTCCAGCTATTGAGATTAGAGGATAAAAATGGAAAGAAAATGTTGGACTCAATCACTATCTGGTATGGAAATTGACTTTCACAATCCAGATCCAAATAATATCTTTATTGATGATATAGCTCATTCTCTGAGTCACATCTGCCGATTTACAGGGGCTATCCCAAAATTTTATTCAGTCGCTCAGCATTGTTGTATCTGTGCAATGCATGTTCCAAAAGAATTTAAACTTACAGCACTCCTTCATGATGCTGCAGAAGCATTTATTCAAGATGTTAACTCTCCACTAAAAAAGGCAATGAGAGAGATAGCCGAGACAACATCTGATTATTCACTTTATGGAGTGACATCTTCTCCTTATGATATTATTGAAGAACGAATGAATCTTCTGATCTCTGAAAAGTTTGGAACGATCTATCCATTTCCTCTTGAGGTTATTGAGGCGGATTTGAGAGCATTAGCAACTGAAGCAACTTCTTTTGGTTGTTTAGATCGTGCGCCGAAAAGTTGGGATCTCCCATTTCCTGCCTATAAAAAACTGATTACTCCTCAGACTTCCAAGACTGCTAAAAAGAAATTTCTTGAGCTCTTCCATTCTTTAACGGAGGGTTAATGAAAAAATCTGTAGGAACTCAATGCCGAGAAGGACTAGAGAAATTCAACAAAAATAAAGGGAGTAAACACAAAGAAGCAATAGCCCTTTCAGAAAGAAATCATCGAAGAGTTGAGAGAGTAAAAATTCTGCGGGAAATAGAACAACTCCTAGGAGAAAAAGAGTTTGAAAAGAAAGCGATTACTCTCCGAAAAATGGAGACAGAACTTCTCAAAAGTTTTCTCAAAGAAATAAAGGAAAAGAAAAATGACAGAGGTAGTAAAGACAAGAAAAAAGAAATCAATGATTCGAGGAATTGACGGAGTTCCAATTGAAGTAAGTCTTTCTCGAACAACAGCTATTAAAGTTTTTTGTACCGAATGTATGGGAGATGGAGAGAATCCAAAAGAATGTACTTCACCTCTCTGTCCTCTATTCCTTTTTAGAGGCAAGTCAATGATCTCAAGAGGCAAAAGGAAAAAGCATGCAGAAACCCCAAGTCAACAATGAAACAGATGAAATAGTATTTTCAGATGATTCAGAACCAGAAATGTTTTATGGAATTGGATTTCAAGAGGAGAAACCTATGAGCGAATTCGTAACAAGGTATGGCCTTGGATTTGGAGAACCAGTGACATCACTCTATGCAATAGATGTTCCAGACTTTCCGAAGTTTCCTCAGGACTTCAAAGAAACTCTTGCTGATCCTTATACACAGGATTTAATACAGAGAGTTAAAGATCTCAAAAATCTTCTTCTTATCTGCTATCAGGTTCTTCAGGATAAGAAAGCAAAGAAAAATGAAAAAGAAGATCTGATTAATCAAATCAGAGAAACCCTAACCACAATAGGATAACAGATGGAAAACAACGTAGTAGACATGCAAGGGAAACCAGTTGTGAATGATACTCGTGCTGAATCAGGAGCAGAAGATCAAGAAGTGAAGACTGAAGAGGTTAAAGAAGCTCCAGCTGATCTTCAAGTTGTCAAGCCTCTTCGAGATCTTCAATCAACCTATCAAGAAGCAATGGCTGAAGCCCACACTTTCCTATCTAAAGGATCGATTGTTGCTTCACCTTCCAACAAATCAATGGCTAAAGGAATGAGAGCTCTAACCGTTGCCGTTGATTGCCAGCATGCATTTTTGAATATGATGGCAGAAGATCTTGAGAATGTGATTCAAAAACTTGAAGAGATCCGTCTGAATCAGTTTATGCAAGGTCATTCAATGGCGGATTTACGAGACATTCTGATCAAGGGTAATATAGTCCCCGAAGAGGTTATGCAAGAGTCCTGGAATAAACATTTGGAAGCTGTCAAGGCAGAAGTCCAAGCTCAAAAAGATGCTACTGAAGCAATGGCTGCACCCGCCGAAACGAAGTAAGTTTTCCTTCGATCATTATTCTTTTCTTCTCATCTAAAGATAAAAAAATCCATTCTCTTTCTATTGGCTCCTGGGGTTCGAGAGCTTCGGGATTCAAAAGAATTCTATTTCTTATTCCTTCGAGAATGAATACTACTCTTTGAATCCCAATATTCGTTAGATAAAATCCAAGACTTCCCTTGCAGTTAGTCCAAAATTTCTTTTTTCTTTTCAAATTAAACCACTGAGTAATACCTCGCCAAAATTCTAGTCTTAATTCTTGTTCTAGATCTTCTCGTTCTGGAAGATGGCGAAAAATTACTGGAGAAAATTTACACCAGTTATTGAATCTTTTGGAAATTGAATCTTCTTTTAAATAGAGACCAAAGGTGAGATCAGTTAATTTTTGGACTAGATATTCGTAACTAAGAAGAACTTTTTTCATGAAGTACGAACCTTTTAAAAAGCTTTTCAAAAGTATCTCGATTACCTTTTATTCCTGAACCAATAGAAGTAAATTTAAAACTTGGAAACCATATCTCTTTCTCTACTTCAATTAACTCAGAGAAAGTTTTTAATGTTTCTTGTCTCCATTTCATTGAATCTTTTATTGATTCAAAATAGTCAAGCATAAATTCTTTGTTAAAAGGATGTTGAAAGAAACAAACTAGACGGTCAAAGTTTTCAATGAATTTAAAGAATAGTTCTTTACTGTTAAGATCTTCCATGATAAGTCCAATATTAACGGCTTCATCTTGACAAATGTCATCACACCATTGGATAATACAAAACTGATAGTTCATTCCCAATTCTCTATGACTTTCTTGTACTCTTTATTTAAAGAGTTGTAATAGGCAAAAGTTTCAACACCAGCTTGAGCATAATACTTTGCTGCAGTTGTTTTGTCACTTCCCGGAACACATCGAATCTTTTTGAAATCTTCAGGAAAGAACTTCTTCATTCTAGATAGAGCTGTTCTTGCTTGAGGAATTAGTTGGCCCTTTATTTCAACCCAAAGATCTAAATCAGGTAAATAGAAATCAGGAGCGTAACTAATAGTTCCTTTCTTTACTCCTGGGAAAATAAATACTTTTGGTTCATAAGTCCATTTGATATTTTTATAGTTGAGATAACGCGCAAAATTTGCTTCCCAAGAAGAACGAAAGAAACAACCTAAGTCCTTACGTCGACCAATGTTCGTTCGTTTCTTTCCAGGTCCTTTTTCTACCGTTTTTCCATCCATTTCATCAAGTTTTTTCTTGAGAGCGTTTCTTGATTTCCCCAGAATGAGACAAAGTTGATTGGTAGCTTCATCTCGTTTCCCTTTTACCTCGAGATCTTTTCGATGTTCTTGAAGATATTGAGTTTCAAGGGGAGACCAAGATGGAGCGGCTCGTCTAAAAAATCCCATTAACCTACCTCTACTTGTGCGAAGTTTGAACGATGGAAGTTCTGGGTATAATCATAGACTACATCTGCTACTATTTGAAAGTTTGCTTCATTAAAATAAGCTGAATGTTCTTCGCAAAGAAATGCAGCTTCAAGAATGGCTGCTGAATAAAATCCAAAACTTTCGCGTAAGAATCCGATATTTCCATATTGTGGATGAGGAATTCCTACGATATCGAATCTCTTAACTCCAACTTTTCGTAAAAGAGGGAACAAAGTTTCTCTCATTCCCTGACAGAATTTCAAGGCAATTAAATCTTTACACCAATAGAACATTACTGCAGGAGAAATATTGAAAGGTGGATCGAAATGATTATGGTGAATCGATAGAGCAAGATCAACATCTGCATCTTTACAGAGCTGGATATGATCTTTATAGTACCAGTCAGCTTTGTATTTCTGTGGAATTTCTTCAGGAGGAATGTATCCTGGAGTATCAATCGCTATCATTGATTGACCTCCCATATTTTTATTTCTTTGAATCATCTTTTCTACAATAGAATGATTCACTTCATATTCAGTATAAGTCACAGCTTTATCTTTGCTTCCCGGATATTGTTCGTTGTGTCCTACAAGTACTGCCCATTTATTCATGATTCTTTTTCCATTCCTTTTGTTTTTGATATTGTCGCCGCTGATATTCTCGATTTTTTTCTTTCCAAACTTCTTGAAGTTTTTTGAGTTCTTCAGAAGGTTCTAGCTTTTTAAAATCTTTGCTGATATAAAGATTTTCTCCTCCTGCAGGACCTGATGTCTGAAGCATTGATTCTCTTAGATCTTCTACACAATCTTTCAATGTTTGAATACGTCGCCAGATTTCTTCTGCGGTAATTGTTTTCTCGTCTGTGTACTTGATAACTAGATAAATATATCCAGCACTAATTGCTGCCATTTTTTTTTCATCATCGCGCTGTTGAATATTTTCTAGTGATTCAGAACCATTACGGCCACCAAAAGAAATTTGTTCGTAATGCTGAAGCCCATGGCATTCTATCACAAGTTTTAATCCCGGAATTACCCAATCAAAATGTTCACGATTTGACTTGTAATCAGGATTAACTTTTGATACTGGGTACTCCTGATAGATTGGATACCCATTAAATAGTGGAGATCCTCTGAGAGAGTCGCCAACAGCTTTATGGAGTTTGCTTGCTGATTTTCGATAGCTAATTTTGAATCGATGACTTTTCATTATTTAATTGTAGACGATTAAAGGAAGAAGAGTCAAACCTTTTCTGCAGCGAATCTTGCTCGAATTTTTTCAAGACAAGATTTAATGGTCTTTTTTAGGAGAGAAGAAATATCATTCAAACGTTTATTTCCCGCTGTCGCTGTAGGAGGAAAATTAATTTCATTACAAGCGGCACATCTCAGGGCATAAACCGAAAGAGCTTCATTAATAATGGTAAATTTATTTCCAACAATCGTCGGCTTTTCTGAATGATATCGATCAATGGAAATTTGTTCAAAGAATGAGCAACCACAATTTTCACACTTTATCGCTATCTTCTCGTTTTCGTCCTGATGTTGTTCCGCTTTCTGATTCAGGTAAGGCATTCTCTGTCCGTACATCCTCGTTCTCCTCGTCGTCAATTTCTGCGACTTTCTTTGGTTGTTTCTGTTTGTCTTCCCAGGTGAAAACAATTTTGCCGTTCTTGTCTACAAATTCAATCATAACTTACAGTCCTCCTGAAAGGGACATGAAACACAAAAAGAAGAGAATACAGGAAAAATTACTTCATTCTGTATTCCCTTGTAGATATTATACATTAATTTTGAAGAACAGCCTTCTTTAATTTTAATAAATCTAGCCCCAGAACCAAATAAAAAAATCTCAAGTCCATTTATTTTTGGATGAATGCTTTGCTGAGCTAACCAAATTGTGGCTTGAACAATAAAATCTTTAGAGAAGTCTACAGACTTTTCAATTGGAAGGGTGATAAGGAGAACCTGAGAGCCATCTGCCTTTAGAATAGAAACGGGAAGGTAATCAGAGATCCATAGATCTCCAATTGAAATACGCGGAACGAAATGAGTGACGGCAGAAACTGTTGTATTGTATTCTGTCCACCAATGCTGAAACTGAGAAAGTATATTCTCTGTTTTGGAGGCATTGGCTTCCAGGTCTCCAGCAAAACGTTTTGTAATTTCTCGTCGGATACAAGACCATTCAATGATTTTATTATCAAGCATTGTAGAAGTATAAATTCGTTCAATAAGATCCCAAACAAGTATTTCTTTATCTGTTTTTACAAATTTTCTTTGAAATGCGTTTGGTTTTGCATTCTCTTTATTCAAGTAGAAGTATCTTGGACATTGAATATAATCTTGAAAGTGTTGAAGATTATAAATCATAAACTGCTCTCAAGAGATAATCCAAAACTCCAACCTGCTTTGTGATCAATTGCAACAGTGGGAGCAATCCAAATATCATTCAGAATAGGCAAACGATGGCCAACATTAAAAGCAAAGGGAGCAAAATATCCGAAGAACTTTCTATCACTGTTAACTCCAATACCAAGTCCAAAGAAATGCCAAGCATCTCTCTTTGATACTCTACTGGTGTATTTTGAAAGATAAGCTCCCAGTTGAGCTCCAACAACAAATCCGTCTTGAAGATGATAGGCTGTTCTAACTCCAATTGTAACTGTAGGTGCTATCCAGTGCATTCCTAATTTCTTATCATCTTCTAGAGCAACTGTGTATTCGAAAGTTTGAAGAAGAAGATCTGTGCCTCCATCTCCACCACTAATTTCATAAAGATTACCATGATATCTTGGTGTTCCATTTTTATCGACTGTTTTCAATTGCTGAAATTTGAATTTTTGATGAAGAAGATATTGAACTGAAGATCTCCAGTTGGGTCCACCTTCACGTTCTAGATGATCTTTGATTGTGATGCGGCTATCAGAATGTTGAGTATCAAATTTTTCAGAAGCCAGAAGAACATAACAATCGTCTACCGTAAACTTATTATCTGTGCAAGTTCCAATCGTAGGATTTTCTATAATACTAGTTACATTTTGAACTATTTGTTGACTCGAGTATTTAAATGTTGCCTTGTAGTTCACGTACTCAACAACTGTTTCTTGATATTTCGAAAGAAGTTCTTGGTATTTTTTGTTTTCTCTATTTAGAATAGTTGCGCTTTCTTTTCTAGATAATATTTTGGCTACTGAAAGATCTATTGAAAGAAGTCCCTTTTCCTCCTGGAGAGCTTGATACTTGTGAAAATAAATTGAAGCCTCCCAGGTGAGAAAAATAAGGATAATCCCGATGAGAATAAGGAAGGATATCCTAGAGACTTTTTGAAAGGTTGTCATTTTATTTTCCCATGTTATTCCAAATGCTCCAACTCACATGCTTGTGTGAAGGAGACAACTGTTTTTGGAGTTTGGTTGGATCTGCGCCACATTTAATACATTTTTCAACTGGAGTTTCATTTAGTTTGTGCTCAACCTCTTGAACTTCCCCACATTCCTGGCATTTGTAATCGTAGATCATCTCTATTTCCTCCTTTGATCTGTTCTACTTACAGATATACCACATTTAGGTTACAATAGAAACAGGAAAGTTGAGGGAAACAAATGGATCAAAAAGAAAAAGGTAAGATTTCCATCTCGATTCTTTTAACAGTTATAGGTCTAGCAATAACAATTGCCATTAGTGGACTGGCTCTAGCAAATTCCTATGGAGGCAATATCGAAAAGGTAAATACACTTACAGGACAATTGATTGAAGCTAAAAGAGATTTGAAACTAGAGGTAGAAAAAGTTGATAAGGGTGTTGCGCAAACAAAAGAAACTCAAGGTCAACAGGCGATTGTTCTAACTGCTCATGAAGCTCGAATCGTTTCGATTGAAGCCAATATGATTAGACTCTTTAATAATCTTGAAACCAATCAGAAAAAGATTGATGAGAATCAAATATTGATCATTAACCTCCTAAAAGGAAAATAGTAATGAAAAAGGAAATGAGTTTTGGTGGAAGAAAATTTGTTGGCTTACATACGGTAATGGCTTCTCTCTTTTTAGGCGTTGGTCTCTGTCTTCTGGTTTTAATTAATAAACTAGCAGAAGCTACGGCGGTTACTGGAATTTTTTCTACGTATGCAACTGCTCTTGGTTTAGCCTACGGAATTTTTTGTGGAGCCAACTGGGCCACTGCTAACTCAGTAAGTAAATATGGAGAGCCAAATGACAACGGAAGAGTCGAGACTACAGTCAATAGAGAGAGCAATTCAAAATCTGCAAGTGGCAGTAAGTAATTTAGCTTCTCAACAGCAACTGAAACAATTGTATGCGATAAAGCAACAAGAAATCACAGCCTTACAGACAAGATGTTCTGTTCTTGAATCTGCTATTGCTATTCTTCAACAGTCTTGATATCCTAAAATAGCTCGATTAATGAGCCCTAGGAAAGTAAATGAAAGATTTTCTTGGACAAGAATTACATGTGAGTGATATTATAGTTTTTTCTAATTCGAGTTCGTCTTTGCAAAAAAAAGAAATAATTGAAGTATCAGAAACTTGGATTAAGACCAAACCTTTAACTGGTTGGCGAGCTTCGCATTCATTCAATCCCAAACAGGCTGGCAAGATAACCAGACAAGACTCCTGTTTAAAGTTAGAACAACTAACCAAAGATGAATATGGATATATAGTTGTATGGCTAGTTTGGGGATGTAAAATAAATATCGACAACAAACCAGAATTTTCACTACGAAGTATTTGTTTATCACCTGAAGTAGCCGAAAGATATAAACTTACACTACAACATGAAGACCCTGCACAAACAATAACTATTGAACAACGGCAAACAGAACATCTTTATGAAGCTACTATGCTTTCGGTAGTAGAATCAATGTTTCGCAAACACGAAGGGGATTGAATGAACTACACAGACAGATACGATAACTATGATCTTTTTGGGGACATTGACAAGTATCTTGAACGTCCTCGAGAATTTGATTTTCCTCGAGGAGGTAACCTCTATCCATCTGAAGCATCTGTAAAATTCCAAGATGAAAATGGAAATTGGATTGTTGAGGGAGGTTGTCTTCGAAAGTCTTGGTATCGTATTCGAGGAATCGAATCAGGTGGAACTAATGCTAGAGCTGAATATATTTTTGCTGCTGGCAAAATGTTCGAGAATTTTATCGTAGAACAGATGAAACAAATGGGACTTTGGAGAGCTAACTCAGTTCCATTTATTTCTAATGAATTCAATAATGATATCCCAGTTAAAGGTGAACTTGATGGGGTATTCTGGGACCCAATTAATAAAGTAAACTACGTTTGGGAATGCAAAACTGGTCATGGATTTATGGCTAAGAAAGATATTTTTGGCGATTTCCATCATCGGGGTTATCCCAAAGTTTCTCAGTTACTTCAAACTCTTGTTTATACCTATCATTTCCGAGAATCAAATCCTGATCCTAAAATAAAAACTCATTTTCCGTTTACTCGACTCTGCTACATAATGCGAGATGAACCAGCTAATCGAAAGACTTTTAAAGTAGAGGTTCAAGAGATTAATGGAATTTGGATGGCTCTTGTGGATGGAATAGTTGAAAAAAGATTTACTATTGAGAATATTAAACAGAGGTATCAAGAACTCTGTGCTGCAGTCAAAAAAGATGAGCCACCTCCTAGGGACTATGATTTAATTTATTCTGATGAAAAGGTTGAGATGCTTCATGATCGAGGACTTCTTTCTGAAAGTAAATGGAAAGATCACGAATCAAATCTTAGAGTAAGAGCTGGTAAATCGAGGATGCGCGATCCTAAAATCAAAATAATTGGTGACTGGAATTGCAAATATTGTAACAATATTCGTCAGTGCTATCCAGATATTAGCATCTCTCAACTTGAAGAAGATGAAGAGACTTAAATGAAATATTGCTCTAATTGTACTTGGCTACAAAATGGACTTTGCAAATTTAATCCTCCTACAGCTTTAATGCATTGCCGTCTTGATGGAGTCTATGAGGTCTTATCTTATTATCCGACTGTAAATAATACAGATACATGTCATAACCATTTCGAAAAAAATCCAGCGATTCCTACTTTACTTTCTGAAGATTCTAAATCCTAATTAGGAGCGTAAATGTATATTCGTAATTTGACCGAGATCATCGGTCAACTCGAAACGCATCTCGAAGACTATCTACAAGAAAATGGAATAGATACTCGAGGAGCTTTTCTTTGCATTAACCCTGAACACAAAGATACTCATCCAAGTTGTTCAATCCAAGGAAATGACAAGAAGACATTTCACTGCATGAGCTGCAACAGTGCAGGAAGTATCTTCAAGGCTGTTCATTTTCTTGAAGGAAAAGCTTATGAAGGTCCTCGATGGATGATCGAAACTGTTCCCTATCTTGCTGAAAAATACAACGTAAAAGTTGATGCTACACCGCCTACAGAAGATGAAATCTATGAGTTAAATACTTACAAGGCTTATGCTCGAGCTGCTCAATATATTGTCTCTTCTCCTGTGAGTGAGAAGGTGACTCAAGAAATTAAACGACGAGGATGGAGCGATAAGAATCTAAAATCTCTAGGAGTAGGTTCAGTTGTAAGTTTTAAACATTACTGGGATTGGATGAAGGAGGATTTCGCCGCGACTTTTCTTGAAGAAATCGATCTAAAGCGTAATCAGATCTTCAATGAAAATTCAATTATCTTTACGGTTCGAGATGAGTATGGTGAACCAGTGGGTTTTGCCTCAAGAGATCTCGATTGGAATGGAGATAAATCTTCTCCCAAATATATCAATCAGTCTACAAAAATGAGATGTAATATCTACCAAAAGGGTAAACGTCTTTTTGGAATGGACTATCTAGTTAAAAACCTTCGAGGCAGTCCGCAGTTAGTCTACATTTTTGAAGGTTATCCAGATGTTGTTACGGCAAGAGAACATGGCATTATGAGTTGTGTTGCTATTGGTGGAACTTCTTTTACCATTGATCAATTACATTTATTAAAGAGTAATGGTTTCCATAATATATGCCTCTGTCTTGACGGCGACCTTCCAGGAAAGAAAAAGATCGAAGGCATTCTTGACACCATCCTTGCCGGACACAAAGACGTTTCTACTAAAATAATGATTCTTCCTGACGATAAAGATCCTGATGATCTAATTCGTGAGAAAGGTAAAGAAGGATTTTTAGCTGTACGAAAGTGGGCTGCTTTTGAATGGCGACTGAATCAGTTTGAAGAAGAGACTGATGGACAGATTATCTGCGATCTCATGGTTCCACATATTGTAACTGAACCAAATTTTATTCAGCAAGAAACGATGTGTAAAACTCTTGCTGCTAGAACTAACGTTTCGATCAAGACTATTAATCAAGAAGTTGGTCGGTTACAGAATGCGCGAGAAAATCAAAAAGTTCTAGCTCGAGAAGCTATCATCCAAAGACTTCAACAAAAACTATCTCGAGATCCAGGCAATGCAGAAATTGCCATAACAGAAGCTAGTTCAAACTTTATGGATCTTATGAGGCAGTATTCAGAAGATCATCTTTCAGAACAATCGACAATTGCTCTTATAGATCAACAAAAAAAAGTTCAAGAAGAAAAAGAAGCCAAGTTCGCAGGAATGATTCTTGGACAAGATCTAAAAGAAATGGCAGAAGCTCTTAATGGAGAATGGCAAGATAATTTTATGCTTTTTGCGGGGAAAGCAAATACTGGCAAATGTCTAGCCGAAGGTTCTTTAGTTCTTATGGGAAACGGTGATTATAAAAAAATAGAAGATGTAGTAAGAGATCGAGATAACGAAATTATAACAAAGACCTTAACAAATAAACTTATTAGAGGAGAAGTAATTGATTGGATTAAATCTGGAGAATTAGAATGTATAAGTCTAAAAACAAAAGATGGTATTGAAACATCTTCATCTCTAACTCATCCATTTTTTACTCTTAGTGGCTGGAAACCAGCTAATGAATTGAAAGTTGGAGATAAAATAGCAACTAGTTCAAATTATAATGTATTTTCCGACCTTCATTCACTAATCGATTCTAATACGGCAATACTATTAGGATATTTAATTGGAGATGGTTCTATTACCGAACATGTAGGTCTATCTAATATTTCAAGTGAAATAATAGAAAGGTTTGAATTAATCTGTAAGTTAATAGATCCTAATATATATATTAGATATGATGCTAACGCTACAGTTAGTGTTTCATATAAAAAGGGAAGACTTAATCCTATTGAATATTTTTTAGAACAATTCGATATTATAGGAAAAAATGCACATGAAAAGAAAATTCCAAAAGAAATATTCAAGTCATCTTTAAAAACGATTGCTAAATTTTTAGGAGCTCTTTACGCAACAGATGGATGGATCTCTCCTAAAGAGATCGGAATATCTTTTTGTAATAAGTTTCTCTTACAACAAGTTAGAAGTTTACTTCTTCGTTTTGGTATTAAAGGAAGAATTTATGAATCAACTTCGAGTTACGAAAGAGAAGGAAAACGATTTCCCAGATTTACTCTAACAATAAAAGATTCTGAAAGTTGGTGTAAATTTTACAATAATATAGAAATTTTATTTCTCGAAAAACAAGAAAAGCTAAAACAACTTTTAGAATCTACTTCTCATATCCAAGGATGCTATAATAATAATTTTCCAGGAGAATTATGGAGTTACATAATTCCTAAAGCTAAATCTTTAGGAATTTCAAAAACCCATTTAATGAAATTAATTTCTCCCACAGTTCGTAGTATCTATTTTGATAAAAGTACAAATAGATATAGACCTATTGGACGTTACGATTTCCATATTAATGGCGGAATTCAACCAATAGTTCTTGAGTCAATTGGAAGAATCCTTAATGATGAGTTTTTAATCAATATTGCTACAGGAGATATTTGTTTCGATGAAATTATTGAGACAGAATTAATTGGTAAAAAGTCATGTTTTGACTTAACCGTTAAGGATTTTCATAACTTTATTGTTCAAGATACAGTTGTTCATAACAGCGCGCTTTTCTCTAAACTTGCCTATGAAATTGCAACACATAAAGAAGAGAATAATGCTATGGTTATCTATTTAACTATAGATGATAGTTTTGAGCAAACCTTGCCTCGTCTGGTATGCATTGCTAGTGGAAGTAAACAACTTGAATTAAACGAAGTGACAAATCCAAATTACTTTTCAACTAAAAGTGATAAGTCAATTCCAATGTATCGTGAAAAGGGTTACTCAATTATTAGAGATCTAACAAGTAGAGGAAGACTGATTCTTAAAGATGCTAATCATGGAAGAAGTTTAGCCTTTGTTGAAAGTCTGATCAAGTACTATCGAGAAAAATATCCAAAACGTAAGATAGTATTTCTCTTGGATAACTTTCATAAGTTGCAAGATTTAGCAGGAGCAGAAATAGATAGAGGTCTCTATAAAGCAATGTCTCAAAATGCTAAAAATATTGCAACACGTTATCATATTCCTCTTCTAGCGACTTGTCAGTATACAAAAATAACGGCAGGAGAACGTGCTACTAATGAGAAGTTATCAGAAACTGTTCAGCTAGAATTTGATGCTAATCTTATTATTCATCTTTATTCTGAAATGAGTGAAATTAGTGATAGAGCTAAAGATTATCATGAAGAAACAATGAATGGCAAACTAATTAGGTTGCCAAGATTAGAGGCTAACTTCGGAAAAAATAAAATTTCAGATTATAGAGGTAGAATTTATTTAGATTTCTGGCCAGCTTGTTCTGACTTTAAAGAAGTAGATTACGAAATTGCCATCAAAGAACGCGAAGAACGTTCATTCAAAGATAAGAAAAAAGATCTTAATCAAGTCCTCGTCTAGCACCAACAACCATCTTCCCAAATCTGTGGTATACTCCTATTAGATAAGATAGCAGTAGAAGTGTAGAAGGCGGCCAGGACAAGCCAAGAGGAGGAAACAAATGGCCGAAAAATATACTGCTTTACCTTGGGTATTCAAAGATGGAAAGCTTTACGGGCAAAACGAAGTTCTTATTGCCACCATAGAGTTCTATCAAGAAAAGGAAGTGAATGAGGCTAATCTTGATTTGATTATTCATGCTCCTGAATTATTTGAGGCTCTTGATAAAATGATTCGATTAGGAGCAAGGAAGAAGAATACTATCGAGACTCCATTTGCTGTCTAATTAATCCACAGATCTTTTCAATTATTTCTTCATCTATAGAACTACCTGTTGGTAATACAAGAGTTCGAGTAACCATTCTTTCCGTTTCTGGAAGAAGAAGTCCTGCATTTGGAAAATAAGATTTGTAAGGTTCCATCCGATGACATCCTGGATAAAAATATTTTCGCGCAATGATATTATTATCTACCAATACCTTCAGAAGATCATCTCTATCTTCTACTTCAAGAACTATGTATTGATAATTACATTTCTCATTCTCGTTATATTGAAGAAGTTTTACTCCTGGGATATTTTCTAGTCCCTTTTTGTAGGCAAGATAATTTCTTTTGTTGATAGCAATTATTTTATCTATTTCTTCAAGACTTGTTAATCCCATAATCGCAGAAAACTCTGTCATCTTTCCATTTGTACCCACATAAATGATGTTATCTGGCCCGTTAAAACCAAAATTCTTCATTAGCCTGACTCTCTGTGCCAGTTCATCACTGTTTGTTGAAATGGCGCCTCCTTCACAGCTATTTAAGAATTTAGTTGCGTGAAAAGAGAAGACTTCTATGTTTCCAAAGTTACCAATCATCTGTCCATAATTAGAACATCCAAAGGCATGGGCAGCATCAAATAATACTGAAAGACGATGATCTGCTGCAATGTTTTCTATTGCGTCAGTATCTGCCGGTCTACCCCAAAGATGGACCCCTAGAATTCCTGAAGTCTTTGGGGTAATTAGTTTTTCTATTTTCTTTGGATCTAAGTTATGTGTTTCTGGATCTATATCGCAAAAGACAGGAGTAATCTTTTGCCATTGAAGCGCATGTACTGTCGCAACAAAGGTAAAAGATGGAACTATAACTTCTCCTTTTAGTCCAAGAGCTCTAATTGCAATTTCTAAGCCAATAGTCGCATTATTTACAATAATTACATGTTTTGTTCCAATAAATTTTTGTAATTCTTTTTCAAATTCTTGAGCATATTTCCCATTGTTTGAAAGCCATTTGCGATCTAGAGCATCATTTAGTCGAAGAAGAAGTTTTTCTCTATTAGGGATATTGGGTCGACCAACTAAAAGTTTTTCGGGAAATAGAGACATTCTTTACTCGTACTGCCAAAAATTTCCTTCGGCTTTAATGGTAGATCGATCTTCAGGAAGAGCCATAGAAAGATCTGTTGTCCAAATAGAGTCCATTATTTTCCCTTCTCGCAAACAAGAAAAATACTACTACAAAGATCTGGATATTGCTGACCTAAAGAGTAACAACCTTCAAGATAATCTTCGGAAACAATTTGTTGAGGAATGACTTGATCCCATTGAAAATTAGCTAAAGCTTTCAGAAAGATTCCTGAACGATGAACAATATTAAGCCCAGCAAATTTAGCATCTCTTTCAAGAGTATCCATTGTATAGGTTATTCGATGGCCATGTTGATACTCTGATTCTGTCACAGCGGTAGTATGAGAGATCAATCCCATTCGAACAGCAATTTGTCTAGATAAGGCATTAGCGTTTGGACAAATAAGAAAAAGTCGCCCTATATCTGATAGCCATTCGTTATTAATTCTTTGAAGCGTAGAAATAGGATTATCTAGATGTTCAAGTGTATGGATTAGAAAGATATTGTCGTATTTTTCAGGAAGCTTTACAGTTTCGAAAAGTGAATGAATAATTGTAACATCTACTTTTTTTCTTGCTTCTTCTATGGCTTCAGCTGAAGCTTCAACACAAGTAATGTTCTCTAGCCCTCCTAATCTTTCAGTAAAATCTCCACGAGAACTTCCTAATTCAAGAAAGTTTCGACCTCTAATAAAAGGGGCAATTGAACGAAGCATGAATGAATGCATAAGATAGTCAAAGTTATAGACGTATTTATGGTTAGATGTATCCTGATTCTCCTGATTATAATCTCTCATCTAGTCTCCTTAGAAGAAAACTAGATTTAGTATATTCTTTATTTTTTTGCCATGGAAGAGCTGGTATTCCTTAATAAGAATTATATAAGATTCCAGTAGTTACTCTCAATGCAAATTTTTCTGTAATCATCAGACGTTATGCCAACAAGAATTTCATCTAAGTACTCATTGTGTCTAAAAATCCACTCTCTACGACAACCCTCTTCTATCCAACCAAGTTTTTTATAGAAATTCAGACTAGGAGTATTAGTCGATAATATTGAGCCATCAAGTCTATGAAGACCTAGCTCATCAAATGCAAATCTCATTGTTGCCATTACAGTGTCGAAACCAAGACCCTTCTTTCTATTTTGTGTGTCGCCTATCATTAGGCCATGCCAAGCTCTTTTGTTCCTCCAATTAATTTCAATAAGACTAGAGATGCCTATCGGCACTTCTTCAAAAGAAACAATAAAGCGCTGATCTAATGGCTCAGCTTCTAGTTTTTTAATCCAATTTAGATGATAATTTTTAGAGTTAGGGAAATAAATTGTACCCATGGACTCTTGAGTATCTGTATCATCCGCCCATTTTTTTAAAAAGGGAAGATCCTCTTCTTCTATCGCTCGAAGAATAACAAGTTTTCCTTTAATATTCATTTATTACTCCTGAAGGACTGCTACACCAAAACCATATTTTCCAAATTCATTCCCATTGTAGAGCATGAAAGTTTTATTGTTGAATTTAAAAACATGAGGATAGTGCTGCATTTGTGAATCCCAACCATTTGACGATAAGTCTATTCCAGCAAGTTCATCTTGTCTGTTCCAAACAAAAGCGTTTTTAGACCAAGCGTATCCAATTCTGTATCCTCTATCATTATTTCTAAAATTAAAAGCAGGTCTATAACTAAAAAACATATGATATATACCGTCACTAAAAAATACATCAGGACCTGCCTGACATTCTTCTTCTTGTAAAACGCTGCTTATTAAATCTCTATTTTCCTTCTGCCAATTAATTCCATCATTTGAAATTGCTAGTCTTATTTTATAAGTAGAATCAATATAATCTTTGCTAGAAGTCCATTTCTCTCCAGCTAGATAATACATAAACCATATTCCATTGAAAATTCTTACTTTTGGACCGCTCAACTCAAATGGTTCTAATAGAGAGTTTGTTAAGATTGGTCCTTTTCCATATCTTTTAAAAGAAATTCCATTATCATCGCTTATAGCTAAACCTATAGAAACAGTATACGGAACAGACTGACATCTTGTCCATCCTCCATAATACAGTCTAATTGAATTATCATATTTAATTATCGATGTAGGATAAATTCCAAACTCATCAAATGTTCCTAATTCTCCTAGGGAAAGAATTGGTTTCTTGGCAATATTAATAACTTTAAAATTCTGATCTAAGTCTATAAAAGCTGTATAGCTAACATACTGATTATTTTTTGCTTCGGGTCTACAGGAAAAATATACTCTTATAAATTCATCAAAAATAAGCGTACTAGTACACTGGGCATGAGAGTTCATCCACGAAATTTTAAACATCTGTGGATTAAATACTTGTCCTAGTTTCTTCCATTTCATCTTAATTCGTACTCCTGTAGATATTCTTGTATCTTATTTTTTGAATTAAACATAATTACATCTAAAACGGAAAGCCACGGAACAAAATTATCTCCAAACTGTAAGTAGGAAAGATTCTCATTCGTAAATAAGAAAGAGAGTTTAATTTCATTAAAATTTTTCCGATGATAAAGCTCAGTACCACCTCGAGGATTAATGTATTGGTCTACTTTTAATTCCTTACAGATAGCTATAATCTTATCTTCTCCTTTTAATGAGTGATCAATTGAAATAGTAGAAGAGATAATAAATGGAGTTGTGATTTCTAGATAAGAATTTACTTTTTGAAGAGATCTTAAAAGATACTGAAAAAGATTAATTTCCTCAATATCAAACACTTCTTCGAGTAATTTGCTTCCTTCGTTAAAAAACGGAGCTCCGTTGTAAGCAGTAATAACTTTATTTAAAATTTTCTTTTTGTCTTGCTGCCAAGTTTCAGCTAGATACCTGTCTCTGATGTCCAACGTATCAGAATTCTTCTTTAGAGGTAGTGTAAAGTAAGCATCTTGTTCGTTCAGTAGATAACGATTTCTGTTGATCCAACCTTTTTTGGTGTATTGAATATTATCCCAAATCACAAACTTATCTACAACTGATATTAATTGGAAATATCCAATATACGGAAGAAAATAAGGTTGCATAATAGCGAGTTTCATTAAAATACTTCCGTATCCAAAAGAGGATTAAACTTGCATATTGTTTCAGGAAGAACGTTTGAAACAATTTCTTTCATTGTTTTTGAATATTGCCACCAATCTCCCAGAAGAAGATGTTCTTCAAACCACTTAATTCTTTCTTGGTATCCAATAGGGAATATTTTTTCATCTGCGCGAAAATCAAAACCATAAACTCCAATATTTAGGAAACGATTAATATGAGTTTGATAGGTTTTCCAATTTCCCTTTTTCAGAGCAAGAATCATAATTTCATCTAATCCAGTTGGTCTTCCATCAGGAAGCTGAATATGCCATCCATTTCTCGTAATAATAAAATTTTCTGCCAAAAATTGTTTAATAAAATTCTTTGTTATGACTGTTCCCCATGGACAATACCAGGGAATAGGATTCTCAAAAAAACCAAGATTATTTACTTCTTCTTTTCTATAGGTTTCACCAGTTAAAAAACATGCAGTGTCTGGTAGTGAGATTACTGATATATTTTTTTTAATAAATTGTAAAAAGTTTTTATGTAACAAAATGTCTTCTTCTACTGGAAGAAAGAAAGTATCCATATCTTCCAAGATAGTTTTTATTCCTTCCATTGTATTTCTTGTTATACCATAATTACTTGGTCTTTTTATTATCTTTTTGGGAAATGGAAATTCTTCTGCAAGATGGTAGGTCTCTACAGCTGCCCCACCATCAATTAAAAAAAATGTAGTAATATCAAAATCTTTAGCTAAATTTCGCGCTTCTTGTTCGTACTTTAAGGAAAGATAAAGCATCTCAGGTCGATTAAAACATGTGCGAAAAATATAGTTCATTTTAACCTCAAGATAAACGGATAGTTTTCTGGATTCTTTTTATCAAATGGAAAGGTTTGAGTTGCTTCAAAATTAACTATCTCGTAGTTCCTTAATTTAAATTCTTGTTCCCAATCTTCTTTCGTGAGGACAACGTAATGTTCTATGGTCCAATTCGAATCAAATCTCTTCATTCCATTTTTATTTAGAGGAACTGTGAGAGATACCTGAGATGAGACTTGTTGAAGTTTTTCAAATAATTCTGGATAAAAATTATAAGGAATATGTTCTATGATATCAAGGGCAACAATCAGATCGTAAGTTTTTGTTATCTCAATATCTTGGGCTGCTTGATGCCTAATAAAAGAAGCGATTTCTGGAACAATTGGATGAGCGATAGACCATTCAGAAATATCTATTCCTTCTGCTTCAACTCCTCGATCTCGAAAAGCTTTTATTAGAGAACCTCGTCCGCATCCTAATTCCAATACAGTATTTGGATGAAGAAGATGAATCAAGTCTTCTGCTATACCGTTCCATCTTTCGGTTCTATTGTAATGTTCTGGATCAGCAAATCCACCCGGAACATCTCCAAATTGATGTGCTCCGTTATATTTCTCTCCATAAAGTTCAGACATTAAAATTTTATCATACATTTTCTACTCCAAGATCTGCTTCTACCATCATTCGAACTAGGTCTCTGAAATGAACTGATGGTCTCCATCCTAATTCTTCTCGAGCACGAGTCCAGTTAGCTTTCAAATAATTAACTTCTGCTGGACGATAAAGACCTGGATCTATTTCAATGAAATTCTGATAGTCTCCAAGACCTGCAATCTGAAATGCTAACTCGAGAAATTCCCGAATTGTGTGAGTTTCTCCTGTGCCAATAACATAGTCGTCTGCATAATCATGGTTAAGCATAAGCCACATTGCTTTAACAAAATCACCTGCAAATCCCCAATCACGAGCTGTATCTATATTTCCTAATTTGATTTTCTGAATCTTGCCCGCGACAATATCTTTGATTCCAAGTGTAATTTTTCTGGTGACAAAGTTAGATCCGCGACGAGGGGAATTCCCAACTATAGCTATCCCAATTCCAGCCATCACAATACCAGATTCTGTTTCTATGTCAAAGACATGTTGATTATCTTCAGATCTATTTATTATTTTTTTTACTATATTATTGTCTAATATTAAGTGGTCTCCTTTTGATCTAGTCTTATTGGGAGATCTTAAATTAATCTGATGATAAACTTTTCCATTTTGTTCAAATGTATTAATACAGTATTCAGACTTTATAGTATTGTTAACCAAGTATAGAATCCCTTGGGCTAACAAGGGAGAGTTTGTTTTGAATGATTTAAATTCATAATTTGTTTTGTCTTGTTTAAGTCCATCAGCTTGATTATATCCTTTTAAAAATGCTAACTGAATTTCAGATTTTGCATTCAAAATAATTGCTGGTACTTTTTTATGTTTAGTGCGGGTTTCGTAAAGCATTTCTCTTAACACTTCGCATTGTGACTGAGTTAATCCGTGTAGGTCAACGTGAGTAGTTGTTCCATTATAACCAGATACATGACTGTTAATAGAAGAAGTAATATTAAAAAAGGTCTTTTTTGCTAAGGCAATAAAATTTTGTTGTATAATAGGGTCGTTATTTGTTAATCTTACTCCTTTCGAAATATGTCCATCTCCTGCTAAAAGACCAAGTAATTCTGCAAATTCTTCTGTAATAAATTTACTAATTCTACAATCTGGATATCTTCCCAAAACCAATTGTGTTCCATTAGTCATTTCTCTCGCTTCTTTGGTTTCTATTTTAGTCTTAACTAATTTGTGATTTGGAGTTGTAGCAATAGAGGCTCCAGGAGCAATAGTTATTTGTCTATACTGATCTGTGGCATTTTGTAACATAGAAAGCTTTCTACGAGATACGGCTTTAAGTTTAACAAACTGATTTCCGTCCCATATATTTGTATTAAGAGAATCATATTCTTTAATATATGTATTTGAGTCACTACTAATGTCTTTTCTATGAGGAACAAGGGAGGAAATATAGACAATGTCAATATCTCTATTTTCTTTTTCAATTATCACTGGAGTATCAGCGAAGAAACACTCATGGTTGAAAAGTATCCCTGAAACAGCATACATATTATAGGCTTCTCGATAATGCTTTGTCCACCAAAATCCTGCTAGTTTAGCGATGCCATAAGGAGAACGAGGATGAAATGGAGTCTTCTCACTTGAACCATTGACCGTAATGCTTTCAGTTAATCCTCCGAAAAGTTCGCTCGTACTAGCATTATAGAGCTTTGTATTAATTCCTGATACCCGAATTGCTTCGAGACAATTAAAAGTCCCAATTGCATTACAGTTAAAAGTATAGATAGGCTGAGAAAATGAAGTTCCAACATGACTTTGCGCAGCAAGGTGATACATTTCATCAGCTCTAACCATCTTACAAATATTAGTCATACTAATTAAATCTGTTACATCACCCTCTTCTAATCTAAAGTGAGGATTATCTAGTAAATGCTGAACGTTTCCTCCACTATTAGAAGAATTGCGTCGTTTAATTCCCACAACATCATAATCTTTTTCTAGAAGAAATTCAGATAAATATGATGAATCCTGACCACTAATACCAGTTATTATTGCAACTTTATTCTTCATGATTTTTGTCCCATTTGTAACTGTAACACTTAACAGGAGATGGTCCTATATACTTAAGTAAAGATAGAAATCCATTTTTACCTTCTATTCTAATTCTATTATTTGGAGTTAAATGACTAGAAATTCCCTCTTTATCGAGTAAGATAACAAGTCTTTCATTATCTCCTTTTGTAAAAGCTTCAGTGCAAAAATAACCTCCATATGTTGCTCCATTTTTTTCTTGATGTTTCGTACCATCTCCTAACCACCACCAAAGAACAGTTATTGGAGTTAATATCAAATCTTGTGGAATAAATTTTATTTTATCCTTATACCATTTTGTTTGTTCATCTTTTAACTGCAAAGAACTTCTAGTTCTAGAGTGCCATCCTAATGTTTTTTTATTATATTTTGGAAGAGACCAAAGTAAACTCTCGGTTTTTGATATAATCTCATTTGCCATTTCTAAATATTTAAATCCAAATGAAGCTCTTGATTGATAACCCGTACATTCAAGATGTAAATCGCTTAATAATAATCCATATAAAACTTCTTTTTCAACCGGGGAAAATGAAATTGATTTATTTTTCCAAAGTCTTGTGCATTCAGATGGAGATCTTCCATTAAAATCAAAATATTTACACCATTTTTCTATGCAACTTATTGAACAAACTAGTTTTTGAGCAATTTTCGATTGACTTAAGTTTTGGTTATAATACATATCGTAAAGTAATGTTTTAAACTCTTCTTTATCAATTCTAAGTTTCTTATGTAATCCTACTGGCATCTATATTTCCTCGCAAGATTCAATGAATCGTTTGATACAAAGATCCCAGTTGAAATGTTTAACAAGATGCTTTCGAGCTTGTCGACCTTTTTCTTGTCCTTCTTCTGGATTATCAACAACTCTTTGCATCGTTTGAATTAGTTGTCCAATATCTGGTTGCGCCCATAACATATCACCTTCATACCAGGGAATCCAGGGTATTTTATTGACTACAGTCAAAGAGTAATCCAATGGATAAGAGTTTTCTTCGGTCATAAAATCCATGTTACCTGAAAACCCTGTAGCAATAATTGGCTTACCAAAAGACATTGCATCAGCAATTGGCATTCCCCAACCTTCAGCTCGAGCTGGAGAAACGTAACAATCTCCTAGACGATGAAGCTGGTTGATTTCATCATGAGATAAAAGACCTCCAATAAGAAAGATTGGAGGATAATGTTTCAATGGTTGTTCTTTTTTCAAAGCAATAATTTGTTGTTTGATAAGATTCTTCTGAGCATCAGAAGTATCAGAGCCATAGGTCTTTAGGATTAGACAAACATTTTCATTATTAGTAAATGCCGCCCAAAAAGCTTTCAGTAGTCCAGAAGGATTCTTCCGTTCTGTCCATTGGAAAATAGAATAAAACCTGTATTGAAAGCTATCTATTCCTGATATTTCGTATTTCTTTCCTTCGCTTTCTTGAAGGGATACTCCTGGGGATACCATTTTGATCTTTTTGTGTACGCCAGAATTTTTAAAAACTTCTACATTCCAAGTACAAGGAACAAAGATTCCATCTATCTTGTTGCATTCCTCAACCCACAGTTTAGAAATTCTCGTAGTTTCAAACATTGTAAAACCAACATTTTTCGTTGTCTCATCTTTGTAATTCTTGAAATGCTCAGGCGTTAGATTAACTATATTAATATCTGGTTTGATTTTATTGTTCTGAAGGTCCATGCATGTTTTTGATACTTTATCTTCAGCTGGTTTTACTTTCTCAAATGATACTAGATTTGTTTGTACGTTGTGTCCTCGAGAATGAAGCTCCCAAATAAAATTTCTGGAGAAGTTGCCATATCCTGAATGATCAAGGAATGGAGCTGTATATCGAATGTTCATATCTGAATTACTCCATGATCTTTCTTTACATCTGTATCTTGAAGAACTTTATCAAAAAGTTCAACCCATTTTTCGCCAGCTAATTGCCAAGTATTCTTTTGACACCAAGTCACGGCGTTTTTAACTACATTCTGGAGAATACTTGAAGAGCCTTTCCAAAGACTATGGATTAAAAATATTCCTTTTAAAATATCTTCCATACGTCCTATTGGACGATAGCCAATATTATCAATAAAGATAAGATCTTTGCAAGGATAAAGAAATCCTCTTTCTCCATTGGTTCCTGTAAAATCTTTCATATTTGTATTATCTGGAACTAGAACCGGAAGTCCACAAGCTAAAGCCTCATGAACAGAGTTATGTACTAATACTCCATTAGCAATAAAAGAATGAACATCTTCTACACAAATATCATAAACTTCTGTAGATTTTGATTCTACTTTTATTTGTTTAACTTTAACGTAAAAATAATTTTTATCTTCTAAGAAATAAACTGCAGATTTTCTATTAATTATTTTCCAATTAAAAGATTGATTAATAAAAGTGGCCCACCGCTCTAGATGTGAACCAACAATTTTGCAAATAAAAAATGAATGTTTTCCTATATTTTTTGGAGGATATTCTTTTGTGGATATCAAAATATTATTTGCCGCACAAATGTATTTTGTCTGATACGCTAAGGATGGAGATATAGTTGAAAGTGAATGATGTCTTCTTTGATAATTTAAGTGTCCATCTCCTTGAAATAATGAACGCATTAAAGGTCCTAATTTTTGGGGACTTTTTAAAAGAAAACTAGGTATTCTTTTATTATAGGAATGAATTCCACAAATAGTTCCCATTACTTTTGCTAATATTTGGCCCGATACACGAATTCTACATTTATTTGGACCATTTTGTTCCACAATACCTTGTGTCTCAAAAATACAAGATAGATATTCGTTGAGTTTATGGGCGAAAGATAATTCATCTATATTTAAATCTATTTCGATTCTTTGTTTATTACTGTTGTTTCCTTCACTTAGATACCAACCTAAAAAATATAAAAATTCATCAGTAATAGGAATATATCTTCTTATTTTTAACTGCTGAGTATTTACCAATGTATTAGTTTTACAAAGATCTTGAGAAATACTATAGGCTAAAGAACTAGGTAATCCTCTACTAGCAGAAGAAACATTAAGAAAAGCTCGTCTTGCATCTTCTGCAACTCGCTTGCTAACTTTATATTTTTTCTGTATGTCGGAAATTGACATTCCATTTTTTCTTGGTGAATATCCCATTTTATACCAAATATATTCGCCATCTGTTTCTATTTCTTCATTTTCAAGATAATCTAAAAGATCTAAATTCATAGGTAATTTATCATTTTCTGTAGACTTAGGTATAGCTAAAAAATCTCCAGTTTGAATGTCTTTAGCTTTAGTCCATAAGGGATTATCGATATCTTTAGTTTTAACGTAAAAAGGATGTTCTGCTGTAACCTGAATATCCGATGAATACATTGTTTTTATTGTTAAAATCTCTTCAACTATACGACTCGTTTTATTTAAGACCTTATGAAATTTACCGTCTCCACCAACAACTTGATCGCCAATTAAAATATCTTTAATCGAAATAACACCTCTATATGTGTCTAATTTTGTTAATGAATCAAGGCATAGACCCCAACCCTCACCCAGATGATTGGATATAAACATGTCTGCAGCACCATAAAGCTGATTCAGGATAATATCAGGAATTCCTTTATTCGCCGAGTATCCTCCCGGAAAAAGAACTTGCTGTTCCGTTAGTCCTAAATCTTTGCATGCCGAAAGAAGATCGATTCCATTATCTTGAGGCTGACAGTGGAGATAGAGCATTGAATTAGGATTCTTTTGACGGAAGAGAGAGTAAGCAAGAAGTGTTTGAGATAATTGTTTCCGATTAGAATTTCTGTTTACATTTATGATGAGAAACGTATCGTCTGCAATATGAAATTTTTCTCTTCGAATTCCGTACTTCATTTCCTTTTTGATTGGATAAAACTTTGAAGTATCAACTCCATGTGGAATTTTTTCCAGCTTTATTTGCGGAAATATCTTCAATGTTTCCTTAATGCCAAAATCATTGTAAGCAACTGCGACATCGGCAAAAGAAATCATCTCTGCAAGTTGAGGTAAGAGTTTACAGTCGACAGGATAGTAATAGATAACTTTAGGAAATTTCTTTTTAGCTACAAGGTAGTCTTCTTTTACTTTTTTGAGCATTGGCACAGAGTCTTGTACGACAAAAGTGTCATTCAGAATCCAAATGACATCATATTCTTTAGTACGAATAGCTCTTTCAAACATTGCTCTTCCGTAAGGATCAGAGGGATCTAGCAGTCGCGCAGGAGAAATAGTGTATGGAAGATTATGAAATTGACCAAGATAATTGATTCCAAGAACATCTATTTGATATCTACCTGTGTCTTGTAAAGCTTTGAGAACATGCTGACTCACGATACCAAATCCTGTAGAACAGGTTGGAGAATCACAATAGGCTAAAACTTTTACTTTCATATTCTTTCGGCTCCTACCATAATTTTTGGTTCTATCTTTTCTTCTATAATCTTGTAAGCAAGAGTTAGAATGTCTGCGGCTTTAATTGACTTCCAGCAAATCTGATGTCTACATTTTCCAATTTCTGAATACCAACATGGGCAAAGCTGACAAGCTCGTTTTCCGGGCCAATAAGCTGTAGCTGTAGGATATTGATCAGTTCTTGCTCGAGCATCAGTATGACCGAAAATGGCAAGAACCTTTTTATCTAAAGCCGCTGCAAGATGTAACATAGCTGAATCAGGACAAATAATTAAACTAGAATAATAAATAAGAGAAGCGATTTTCCTAACACCTGCATTCTTAATTTCTTCGTCTGCACATCCATCCCAATAGACATCTTTGGTATAATCTGAATCATGAGTGAAAAGAAGAATCTTTACGTTTCTTAATGTGCTCCTTAATGTCCGAGCAACATCTTTCATAATGTCAGGTTCTATACTTCTCTGAATATTACTAGCAAATGGAGCAATACAAATAAGTTTTTTATCTCCTAGACGTAACTTTGTGGCAAGCCAAGTTTTAGCTTCAACGAGTTCTTGTTCGGTAGGAACAAATATTGGTTTTCTATCAGAAAGAGTTACTCCGATATGACGCGCAAAAAGATCCATTCTAGAAATTGGGTTGGGTGGTACGCCATTTTTTACTTGTTCGTGAGCTACACAGGGGCAATGAAGATCAAGAATTGCATCGAATTCTTCTGGAACAATATTCGTCCATGGAATGATATTTTGGACAAATGGATTGTTCTGAAGAGTTTCAATCAGAGCGCCTTTTAAATAATTTGTATTAGTTGCATAAGTGATTTTGCATCCAGGAAATTGCTGATGAAGAAATTTTGCTATTGGCGTACTCATTAGGATGTCGCCAATACCTTCTCCTCTTCTAATGCAGATATCAGGGGCATGAATCCCGTTAACAAGATTATGAATTCTACAAAGCCTTTGTCCATGTTTAGTTGTTGGAGTAACTCTACATGTTGGATTAAGGGTTTGATTAACTGGCCGTTTCCATTCGATTGTTCCATCAGAGGATACTTTGTTCATGTGTCTTCCTTCTTTAGAAAGAATAACACATGATTTTCGGGAAAGCAAAAGATATTTAATGAGCTAATGCGGGATGTTTGAAGGATCGAACCTTCTTTTGAAGATCTTCGTAGGTGATTCCGAGTGATTGACAGATCAAAGAAACAACTCCATAAAGTTCTCCAATAGCTCCAAGGGATAATCCATCAAGAGATTTTCGAGAAACAAATCCGTTCTTCATTACTCCAATACGTTCAAGATCTTCTTTATGGTATTGAAGAACTTGATCCCATTTTCCTGCCATTATATAGGCTGCATCTTGACAAGCAAGGGCATCTTGTTCTTCATCGAATCCACCACCAAGTGCACTACCATCATAAAAAACATCACCATCACCTTGAATTACAAATCTTGATTGACCATTATTTGCTATCATAAAAATATTTCCTGAATCTGGCCATGCAGTTCCACCGCCACCACGGTCTGTGTAGATTGCGTTAAAAATAGTGGGACAATAAGCTGTTCCAGAAACAGTAGTTGTATTTGTATCTCCGTACGAATTGCATTGGAAGGTATTTTCATTACCATTATTGTTAAAAACTTTCATTACAAAGTGAGAGGCAGAAGCCTCACAATTTATTACTGTGTCAGTTGGAGCTACTAAAGAGAAAGAATGACCGCATCCTGCATGCCTAATCTCAGCAAATAAATCTCCATCTCCTAGAATAACATCGGGAATAGATAAGCAAAAACCAGCATCAATGAATGGAACAACAGTCGTTCCTAAAACATTCACTTTTCCTAGAACTAATTGTTGAGTTAATACATCCTCTAATTGAGTGCTAAATGTAAGAGTTGAATTAACTGGAGATGTTACATCTGTTGCGTTACATTTTATTTCTCCATATTTAATTGTACTAGCTGCATCATCTTGTCCATAGAAACAGATTCTACCTTTTTCTCCTATTATTCCAGATACAGTTGTACTTTCTGAATACAAACTTAAATAACCTTGATTTAAATCTGCAATCAAATCTCCATCTCCCCAAAAATACATTCCATGATCAGTATTATCTTCTAACCCTGTATCGGTGAGAGAAAATTTTAAAGCTAGACTTGAATTTGAATCCAACACAATAGTTTCCGCTATAAAACTTACTCCACTAACCGTTGTAGAAGATGAAAGTGATCCACATGAAATTGCGTTAGTCACATCAAGAGAATTATTGACTAGCAGACTTTCAGAGATTGACATATCTCCTGTAAAGTTAGAGTCTCCATCAACAGTGAGACGATTAGCAGGCGTGTCTGTTCCAATTCCTATGTATCCATTGCTACTTTGAATAAATAGTGCATCATTCAAAGTGTCTGATCTAAATCTAATATCCATATCAACTTGATCTGGGTTAATATCTATAGATAAATCAGAATAAGTTACAAAGGAATAGTTAGAGTTTGGAAGACCACCATTGTACCAAATACCAACAACTTTACTTGGTTGACAATTAATATAGTAATTTCCCGATGATGTTGTCATTGCAAGTTCAAGAACCGTTAATCTATCAGTTATCGAACTATCGAGAACTCCTTGGCCGTCATCATTTAAAGCTGCTCCTGTACCATAGATATCATAAGCTAGTTGCCAAAGATTAAAGTCGTTTAGATTTATCCTGTAGTCCATTGAGGTATTGTTACTTGTCCCGCCAAAAATTCGATAACCAATTAATTCTTTTTCTGTTTCCGATAGAATAGCTGATGAAGCTGAAATTAATGTCGTTAGATTCGATTCAACAGTATCTGCGTAGGAATAGAGATCTACTAATTGATCTTTAATCGTATTGGGTCTAACTTGAGTCGAATTGAAATAGTCTCCTTCTGTTGCGTCTGGGTCTACATAGATAGTTTCTCCAGAAATACCATTGGTAAATGCATCGACTTTATCCTCTCCATCTGTAGTTGTGATTCCAGACGGTAAAGAACTTAAAACAAGAACAAGAGAATCATTCCAACTCGCTTGGATCTGAGTCAGATCTGCTGAAAGTTCAGCTATTGTATCGTTCAATAGAGCAGAAGATGCAGGTCCATTCTTTCTGGAATTTCGTTTGAATAGATTTATAATCAAACTTGTTAATTTCATTGAATGCTCCTAAGCTATTCGAATTTTATAGCCACTCAAAAGTGGTGTAGAATCTTCGTCTTCAGTTTCAAATTCCGCTTTCAGCCTCAAGTATTTAAACTTTTGATCTACGATTTTCAATTCAATTCTAAAAGTTTCATTTAAACTATCTGATTTATTTTCGTCTATCTTAACAAGAAAAATCATATTGGAATAAAGATTAGTTGTGCCAGAAAATGGATCATTGTAGCTTCCAGGATAATCTCTATCTATGGCGAATCTGCCATAATTATCACTAGGAAGGCTATTGAGAAAATCTAGAATAGGAATTTCATCCATCCTTGTTTCTGCAAAAAGATCAACTCCAGTATAGATCTGTTCAGTAGAATCGAATCCTTCAGGATAAGAGTAACCTTCAATTAAAAGTTTATGATTAAAAGGGTAAAGAGTATCTGCGGTAATGAGTTCTTGAAGAGTCTCAATATTTGCCGAAACCTCGAGCCAATTGTCCTTATGAATTTTAATTAAATGTTCTCCCGTCGCTCCTGTCTCATCGTTCTTTCCAGAAATAATTACTGAGTTACCTCTTTTAGGTTTATCATCGATCCAAAGAAATTGGTCTCCAATTGAGACAGTCTTACCTTCTGGATTATTGATTCGAATCCAACAAAAATAGAAAGGATCTTCGAATTTCCATCCTCGTTGAATTCCTCTCACTTTTGAGGTATTTAAAGAACTGTCTAATCCTTGAGCTCCAATGTTTCTCCAAACCTTGAGACTTTCTTTATCGATTAGAAAAAAGGATGGACCTTCTGTTGGATCAGAAAGTAGATCAGCAGACTTTGGAATTTTAAACTGATAGGAAAGAATTCTATCATTAGAGTTCACGGGAACATAACGAACTTCATCAGAAGATGAAACTGATGAATTAGTCAGATCTCCATTAATGTCGAGATGAATCAGATTGAAGTCAGCTGCTGGACTTTTTTGATCTGCGCCAACTCCCCCACCTACAGGAGATGCTATGTAAGAAATCTTTACATCTTCAGTATCTCCATAAACCACAGAACTTAAATCTCCGATATCAAGAACAGAATTGCTTTCTTTATCTTTTCTAGATGAAGGATCAATTGCAAACCAATCAGTACTAATTGTAACTGGAACTTCAGAATCATTAGAAATTGTTACAAAATAATGAATGTTCGTTTTATCTTGAATAGATTCACACGAATCGAGAGAAAGTCTCGAAAACTGAATTTCTTCTCCCAAAGTATCAACAACTGAAAGAGGTTTTGAAATCAATCGAGGTTTTGGGTCCATCTCAGTAGTCGTATCAAAAGCTTCTTCAAAAAATTGAATTCTCTTGGCGCCAAACTCAAAAATAAAACGATCACGGTCTTCATAGTCTGATGTTGCTTTAGAGAGAAGAAATTTTACGTGGGTCATTGAAGTTTTTGGAAAATAAAAGACACCAACATCAATCACAGTTTGAGTAGGATTAGTTCCGGGTAATTGTGAAAAGTTATATCCATCATTTGAATACATCGGAGTAATCTGAAGAGATGAACCTTGATTAACCGCCTGAACAATAAAATCTATTCGAGATACACCGATTGGTGTATCCGAGATCTTTATTTGCAACTCAGCAGTTATTGATTCGTCTTTTTCAGTTGATAGTCTAACCTGCCAATTTTCGTCTTTATCTGTTACAGCATTCTTCAGAGATGAAAGGGGTGTTTGCTGAACAATTCCGTTGGACTTCGACGCGATACGAAATGAAATATCTTCATCTTTTATATTTAAACTTAAAGGATGGTGAACCCTTGATGAAGGGGCAAGTGTTGCGATGTGAGTTGTTGGGTTAACGTCAATCGTTGTTAGATCTTGATCTATAAGGGAAAGGTCTACAAAAGTATCTGCAACATAATTAACGTATCCATCTACATCGTTAGTTACGATAATAAGATTAGATACTCTTTCTTCAAGTTTCATTGCACTTGATTCAATTGCTTCAATTTCAGTTTGCCATTGTTCATGCATATCAATAGAAGTTTCAGTAAGAGATTTCATCTCTGTCAGTAAGGCCTGTAAATCCTGATAGATAGCGTCGATAGTATTTTTAAACTTACTCTTACTTGATTCTTCGCCGTAAATAACTTTCCATTCACTTGCCAGAAACTGAGGAACAGTAAAATCATTTACATTATTGTATTGGTACAAAAGAGTTTCGATATCAGAAAAACTAGGAATAATTCCTTGACGTAGTTGGTCCTTAAGATATTCTTCTAATTTGATTTTTCGATATGTAGAGTCGATTGCCATTATAGCTCCTGAGGAATGATCTTCAATGAATAGTCCTTGATAATAGGAGTAAAATAATCTTTCAGTAAAGAAACATCCTCTCTTGTCTCCTGAACATAATCATAACTGATTTGATAGCGCGCAGGAAGCAGAGAAGCTAGTTGATCTGGTGTTGCGGTTTCAGAATAGTTTGTAATGACAATGGTTTTTTCATTATAGTTCACCGTATAGTCGCTCGACTTAACGCTTCTCGCAATGGGATAATCGATCCGAAAATCTGAGTATCGGTATCGACATTCAATTGAAGAAACATCCATACTACTAAAAGAAGTCCCTGTATAAATTACTCCATTTTTATAGTCTACAGAATAAAGACCTGAAACAGTTGTTGAGGATGGTCGTTCGTAAAAATAGAAAATAGAACCGGGTTCTGTTACTTCCTGATCAACTCGAACAGTTACTGTATTTCCAGATTTATCAATACTGTAATCTCCAACATCATCAAGAGATGCATCTTCGATAATAAATATTCCTGAATTTGTAAAACTAACTGTTGCATCAGAATCTGAGGTAATATTTTCTGTTAAAGAAAAGGTTACGTTAGCTGGATAACTACTATTCTGTAATGAAGAGATTTTTTCTTCCGTATAGATCAGATTTGATAATTCATCGAGGCCATTCAAGAATGGAACTTCCTCTTGGAAAGGAGAGATCGTTCCAGTTGTTTCAATGACTAAACTTTTCTTTACAATCGATTGATGTGGCAGTTCAAAATATTTTGTTGGACTACTGATATTCCCACTAGTTTCTAAAGAATGATTATAAGGAACTGTAATCCAAGCAGAATCTTTTAGAACGACACTATCGTTTAATTCTCCAACAGTACCCCAATCCCAGTCTTCTTCTTTGAGTTTATCTACCTGGGTATATGTATAACTAATAGTTTTTATTGTAGTATTTGGAGATGAAAAATAGATAATTCCATTTTCTTTATCAATTGAATATTTAGATCCTGAAAGTTCATCAATCCCATTTATAAATGATTGCTCAATATAAGGGGACATACTCGAGGTAATATCTGAGATATTTTTATTTGGAAGTTTAACTATAGTGGTTCCTTGAGTAATTGCCACTGCTCCGTTTTTTAGTTCACTATAGCGATAAATTGAGATCTGTTTCTTTTCGGCACCAGTAGGAAAAGATAATTGGACTGGAGAGTTAACTCCATTTATTGGAAAAAGTTTCTCTCTTTCAAAATAAAGAGAGACTACATCTGTATCTTTAGGGGCTTGACCATTAGTATCATTTCCGAAAAACAATGTTGGTCCCTCTTCCATTCTCCAATCAATATTGTAGACAGTATCAGAACTTGAATAGTTCGTTAATGCTGATGTAGCTATTGTCCATTTTTTATTACCTATAATTAGATTGATCCATTCAGAATCAGGAACTAAGACCGTTTTCCAAAGATTACCACTAGCTTCTTTCTTAGTTGGTCTTTTTTCCCAAATCTTATCCCAAGCAGGCAATGAGTACTGAGTTCTAGCTTGTCCAGTTCCAATTTTGTATGCAGCTCTTTGAATTCCGCAACTACCAAAACAAGGATCGACAAGTTTGACACTATCTCTAATTGGAGTCTTCTCTAACTTTATTGAATGAGGAGCAATGCGAGGCTGGTCTCTAAATTCTATTTGCTTAGCTGATACGGTATAAAAACCTTCACTAGTCGAAGTGAAGGCGGTGTCATCTCGTTCTAGAATTGCTTTCCAACGAAGAGACAAAACGGGAATATTTGAGTCAAAAGAATTATTTGAAGCATTATTAAAATTGACAATTTCTGGTATTTCAGAAGTGAGACCAGCAAGACCCTTGTCAGTTTGAGGGCGAATAGGAAGCCACGTTATTCCATTGTCTGGAGATACAAAATGAGAAATATTGGCAAGAGTAGAAAGTCCACTGGGAGATTGAGTTGCTTGTAAAGAAATTTTAGATACAGGCTGATTAAGACTAATAAGCTGAGATACAACTTCTCCAATAGGTTTAAAGACTAGAGATCTTATCTCAATATCTCTTATCCCTATTGCATATCTTCGCTTTACTCCTGTAGAGGTATCAATAAGATATGCTTCAGATTGTGAAAGTATGAAATGGACATATTTAGCTTTACGCGGAGTAAAAGTAAAAAATCCCTGTCCTGCATATTTTGAACTTGATGGAGCTAAAACAAAAACATTTTCTTCGTCTTCCGTGAGATATCCAGCAATTGGAATATCGTCCTTGACGCTAATAAAGCTTTTCCCATCAAGAGAGGTTTCTATTGTGTCGATCTTAATGCTAGTTCTTTGTCCAAAATTATTTGGATTAAGTCTAACGTAGTTGATTATCTGAGGATTTCCAAGATTAAGTGTTATATCCAAAATCAAGGGCTCATTATTATCTTGAGACTGGAGAATAACTTTTTCGTACTCAAACCAAGTATCTGGGTTATAGTCCGTAATCGTTGAAATATCGTTGTGAAGATCTGCATCAAGTTGATAGTTATTTCCAATAATTCCATTAGAATTTGGATTAATAGTTGGTTGATTGTAAATCTTAATACGACTATCTTTTGCTGTATCAATAGACAAAGTAACAATACCTTCAGGAGTACTTACTCTACATTGATCTTCATTTAAAAGCTTTGAGTTCAATTCAATTCGATCAGTACTTGTAAAGCTATCTCTGACTAAGGTGACTCCTCGAGTTGTTCCTGTATATAACTGATAGTCCTGAGTTAAAGAAAGAATTTTCTTCAGGCGCGCTTGAATTCTACTTGAGCCTGTAATCGTTGAGTTGAAGTTGGCAAGAACAAGACTCTCGACATTTTCTAATTCATTAAAAATTGTTTCAAGATTGTCTGCAAGATCTCTAAAAGTTGTATTAAAATCATCTGCATTAGGTGAATGCCCAACGTGCGGAAGAGATTCTTTATCCAAAACAGGAGTATCAAGTTGTCGATAAAAAGATGAAAGAGTCTTAACGGCCTCATTTAAATACTGTTCTGAGGTATAAAAGTCAGGAGAAGCAATACTGGCTTGAAGAGTACGAGCTAGTCTATCAAGTTTATTTTTAAGTATTGCAGACTCTTGAGAGCGAAGATATTTGTTAGACATTTTATTCCTCTATCTTACCTGCATCCTGAAGATTAACTGCAAGAAGAAATTCTTTTGTCAGGGGAGATAAATTGTCATTTGAACAATTTCTTCTCATGATCACCATTATATAGGAATTCACAGAAGATATCTCACTTATTTTTTTAAACTGAGAAGTTATTACAAGTTGATCAGTGAAGCTTCTAGCAGATAAATCTCCAATTAAATCAACAAGGAATTGATTCGTTGAACTTTCACTGACCTCTTTTGTTGAAATATTACTTGTAATTGGAGTATATGAAACAGTAAAAATATCCCCATCTTTTGGCATTGTAATCAATATTCCAAATTTCATTGGCTTACCACTATTTGGAACATTTTGAGTTAAAGAAGATTCAGCTGCAGTTAGCGACATCCAACCATCAGAGTCGGTGCTAAGAACTTGGGTTAGCGGATTTGAATCGTTATTTCTGTAAACAATAATATTTCCAAGAGTTTCATTTGTATAAAAAATAAGCTGACCCGCGTCATTGACTTGTGACGAATTGAAATTATCTGTTAATAGAAGTCTTTCGTGATAAATTCTTTCTGTTTTCAAAGGTAGAATCGGAACCGTATCTATTGAAACTAAGTTTCCGTTTACGTCGAACAGTTCTCTTATTAACCAATATTCGATACTTCCATAATAAATATCAGTCGCTGAATATGTTTCGACTTGCTGAATTTGATTCACATCTCCAAGAAGAGATCCTGGTCTAGATTCAGTTGATGTAATACAATAACCTTTTGAAGGACTATTTACTTTGATAGGGTTTGAAATAAAGATTCCCATATTTTCATATCTATTTAGTCCTACCCATATATTGTCGAATCCAATCTGAAATTTCTTTCCTGAAAATTTTACTGTATTGACGTTTTCTGTTCCAAGATGTAGAAGGTCAACAACCGCATCGTTGACAACGTCCTTAATTGATAAGTCAGATTCTTCAACTTGAAAATTTTCCGAAAAACTATTTTCATTGGTAAATACTAATTGGATCTTAGTGGCAATGCTTTTCTTGAGAGAAATTTTTACTCTATGATCTTTTACAATTTGGTTAACCGTAATCGTCTCTGGAATACTCGTAGGAGATAATACAATTACATCTGTGAGAACAACTTCAGCTAGAAGTGCTGGTTCAATTTCAATGAAGTTTAATAGTTGAGGTCCACCTAAATCTATTTCTATTTTAGTCGTAATACTCGATGGAATTTCTTCTTCAAATAAATATTCAACATTCCAGTAGGTTCCCTGAGTGCCATCAATAATATTGTGAATGTCGGAATTTTCTGGATTAACCCTTACTCCTGTAGATATTGCTTCATTATCAAAAATCTGACGAATGTCGGTCAAAGTTAAATAACTTGTTTCACTGGTTGGGAGAGTAAGATATTTCCCAACTTCATCTAAAGATAGATCATATTTGGAAGTAACTGTTTTCTTCGTGCGCGGATCTAAAAATAGATTTTGTGCTTCAAGACTTCTTCCAAGTCTATTCCCACCTTGACCTAAAAAATTAGAGAATAATGTTCTATCGAATCCTTGTTCAAAGTTCGTGGCCATTTCATGAACTCTGATTTTCGCTTCTAGATCTGCCAGAGAATGTCTCAAATTTGGAAGAGTCTGATATTTTAGAATCGCCTGATGACTTTTCAGAACCGTATTGATTTGATTGGTTTCAAAAAAAGCGATTTCCAAATCATCTTGAATTTTCTCGAGCATAAAGTTATAGGTCTCAATATCAATGGGATTTCCTTTAATGGCAAGGAATAATCGAAGTAAAGGAGTGATCCTTTTTTGGAATAAATCCTGGATTATACTGTCAATTCCCTTTTTAAAATCGTCGAGAGATTGGTATTGACCATTTACTTTGTAGTTGTTAACGTCCTTGAGTAGACGATTATATTGATTATTGCTAATTGTCTCATTGAATTTATCTAGATATATTCCCATTTTATCCTGCCACAGCTGAGAAGGTAAAAGGATTACTAACTGTCAAATTTTCTTTGACACTTGGACCAACGATTCTTCCTACAATTTCTTCGTCATCAGTCAATCCAATAATTCTAAAGTAATATTTTATACCACTCTTAAGTCCAGAAACAGTACAGGAATTAATTCCAGATGGCACTTGAGAATAGGAAGAATTTAGATTCCAAGGTCCATCAAGATAAAGGCTTGTATATACATTAAATTCTGTTCCGATCTCGTGACTAGTCCATTCTAGATAGACTCCAGAAGTAGTGGATTGCATTTCCGTAATGTATGGATCGATTCCATAGGTTCTAATTACTGGATAAAAACCAAAAGCAGTATGCTTTTCCACAACCTCTCTTATCTCGTTTGAGTCAAATTCTCCTCCACCTTCAGCAGAGACTTCAAATGGTAATTCAATAAAATAACATCCTGCTCCAGGAAATGGAGTTCCATCAAGTCCAGCAAAATCATTGCAGGCTTTGGAGATTTCTTCTCCCTCTACAAATCCTCCACCTTCTTGTCTAACGTCAATTAAATCAATGTTAGATAAGACTGTATGATTGATAATAGAAACTTCTCCAAGGATTAAATAAACACCTGAGACTGTAACTGAATATTGATCAGTGAAATTAACATACGGACTTAAATACCAATCAGGGGCATTTTTATAGAATAATGTCTTCCCAATGTCAGGTCCAGAACTAATTAATTCTGTTGTGTTGTTAAAGAAATCAAGATCTGTATAGATGATTCTACCATTTTTATCTGCTAAAAGCGTATAAACATTTTTTGTTCTTTGAGAAATGTTGTCATCAGGGATAACGCAGGCGATTAACGTTTCATTAATTATTTCGTTATTTTGAGTTGGATTGAGATTAACTTCTGTAAGGAGTAGATCTGCGCATTCATAGTGGAAAGTACATCGTGCAGAATAAATGGATTGAAGAGTTATTCCCTTGATATCAATAAATCCTCCGAGAATATCAACGCTTCTAATTCCATAACTTCCGCCTACAGACAAACATGAATAGCGAATAGAATCAGAACAGACAGTCCCATGAAGAGAAGGATCTGTTGTAACCGCCCAAAGAAGGACATCTTCTTCATCATAGATCTTAACTGTGATAAAAAGATCTTCAAAAATATTTCCAAATGAAGTCTTAATTAGATTAGGATTCAGAATTGTTCCACTTTCATCAATTGCTTTACGATAAGGAACATATGGATTAAATGGTTGTGAATAGATTTCGGCAATGTGATACTTGTATGGAGTTCCATTAACTGATGTCCAAAAAGTTCCATTGCGCACTCGTGCGTACCAGGGATCATCGCCCTCAGCTTGAATAGGTGGAAGAAGTTGAATCCGAGAACTTTCTTTTTTTCGTAGGGCATATTCTCCAGCTACAGCAAATGTAAATACAAAATAACCAGTAGATAATTCGTCTACAAGATAAACTTCAGTTGCTGTAGAAAGAAGAGTTAGAAATGGAGAAAGATCGGTATAATCCGCTTGAGCAAAAACTGGTTGATTATTAAGAAGGACAGTATAGTTCTTAAAAACGGAAGTTGATTCTCTGACGGTGTATTGAAGATAAAAAACTTCGAACGATCCATCTCCAGGAGAATAAGAAGATTCTAGATCATTGTAAAAAATTCCATTATCTAAATCAGTTAATCGATAAATTGTATCTGTAACAAACATTGTATTATCTAAGAGTTTTAAAGACAATAGTTTATGACCAGCCGTTGGATCAAAATGAGTTGTTGGAATTACATGTTTGTAAAAAAGAGGATAAGCATTAATTGATCCAGACTCTTCTGTAAAAATATTTGTGATAAGAACTTTATCAGTATCTGATGAAATTGTAAAACTATCTGAGACTTTAGAGTACTCATTCTTATCAAAGATTTTGTTCGAGATGATCTTATCTGCAGAAATATCTGAAACTGCCACATTATCTATAGAATTCAGCTTATCCATTGAAAGAAAAGAAACAAGAGGATGCTGTGATCCTACTGAAGATTTATATCCAACTGATTCTATTCTTTTATGGATATTAAGAACTATATCAAAATAAGATACAGACATTTATTTACCTTAAGCGTGTGATATTTGTTTCCAGGTTGCAGCAGAAGGATTAGCTACTGTACAGATATGAAATTCTCCATTTGCCGTTACGTAAAGATCTCCAAGTTGTCCAAAGCCTGGAAGATTATTGTCTGATCCAGGAACAAATCTAATAAGTCCAGTAGCAAGATTCCCTCTAAGAATAGCGGCATATCCATGAACAGAAACAGCCCTTAATGCCGCAGAAGTATTTGTTGATGCATCATTGTATGCAGAGATAGCGTCAGAACCAGCTTTTGATTGTGTTACGTAAACGCTAGTTGCACCACTTGCTGTAACTGATATCGCATTATTTGATACTGCAGTTGAAACTAAAGATATTCCCTTACCTGAACTTGTATCCAAATCTAAAAGATTTCCGGTTCCAGTACTTCTTACATACATGGTTGCAGCGTTTTGAGCTGTTATATTTAATCCATAACCATCAGTTGAACCTGTACCTCCAATTGCTGTAATTGCAGAACCACCCTCATTACTCAAACCAGAACCAGTTCCTCCAGTTACATATAATCCAGCTCCTCCAGTTAATCCAGTTCCACCTGTTAGTTCAAGACCTCTTCCACCAGTTCCCGTTCCACTTCGTGCCCCTCCAAACATAATGTTCTTCCAAGCAGAACCAGAAGATACGCTAGGAGGTAGAACATGTAAGAATCCAGTTGGAGCATTTGTTCCAATACCAATTTCACCAGTAGATAAGATAGTAAGTCTTGTTGCGAGTCCAGTTGCTAACTGAAATGTACTACTAGAACGAAGACATATTGAACCTAGAAGAGTATCCGTGGTTCCAGTTCCTGCTGCATCTTGACCTGCTGTTGAAACAGGTCCTAGATACAGATTAGAGTAAGATTCTCCAAATCCTGTACCAATATAAAAATATCTCTTCCAAGTTGGAGAATCTGAATTTACTATTCCTATCTCTTGACCTAATCCAGAAAGATTAACTAAAAGACTCGAATAGCTAAGAGATACTGCACTAATTTTTGCTCTTTCAGTTACTGAATCTGCTCCTACAGTTAGGTGACAGTCATCAGAACTTCCAGGTCTATCGATTTGAATAGAGTCAAAATATTTGTCATATTCAATACTGTAACTAGAAGAACCAATACTTCCAAAATAAATTGAATAACTGTCGGCAGTTTGATTATTATAAAATGGAACACTAGCTCCTTTGCTAGTTGAGCCAATCAAAAGATCTCCTAAGATGGCATTATTGTAAATATCTCTCATGTATGTATTAGGAGATTTAGATCCTGCGCGATGAATGTATCCTAAATGGTCATCAGCTTCCCAGTTTGAGAGATGTAGCTGAACATCCTGACATCCAGTACTAGTTCCATCTGAAAATGGGAAAAAAGGCCAAGCTCCAGGTTGATTTACTCCCTGATAGGTTGGGTTCAAAAAGTCTAGATCGTAATGAGCAACGCGCCGAGAAAATCCTGTTTCAGAAGAATTGTGCTGATGATTTAACATCATCATTTCAAGGAGCATTAATTTTTCAGCATGACTCGTTCCAGTAACAAGAAGACGGATAGTCGACTGATAAGCTGTAGGAGTTTCCAATGTTGGAGCAGCTGTAGTTCCCGTAGAGTCACAAATAGTATCCAAATCAGTTTGATAAACGGAAGTATAGACTTGAATGCAATAGGAATTCTGATTGATCGTTACGCCTGCGTAAGTAGATCCAGTCGGAATACTAAAAACTATTCCATCAAGAACCCGACCGTTCTTTTCTAGTTTAATAAATCCATCTGGGATTCTATTCCCAGCAGTAAGATTTGTAACTTGGCTTGGAAAACGATAACGATAGTGAGTTGCAGCTGCAGTACTAACTGGAGCATTAGCTGATTCTAACCAGAAGAATCTTGGATCTGTTACATTATCTGTACTCGAAAGATTCTCATTTGAGGCGCCAACAACAGGATATTGAAGAGCTCTTTCACTTTTTAAAGAGAGTCTTTGACGAGGAGGAAGAAAGATATAGTAGTAACCTGCAGTTGCTCCTTTAATTATTTTGCATCCAGTAAATCCTGTAGACTGTTCAACTGGAGGTAAAACGTTAGGAGTAAGGTCAAATAGATCTGAGTCAAAAGAAGATGGATGACAAGGCATTGAAGAAGAAAGAATTGAATAAGAAAGATTTGCAGCCTTAGCCGACATTAGATCGGCAGAAGTAGAATAGAGTCCAAGATATTTATTGGCTCGAGAATCAAAGAACCATGTTCTGCCTGATTGACCGTCAAAATTTAAAGGTCCAGTAACAGTTGAAGCTGCAGCTGATACTTTGACATTTGTTGCAGGGAATGGAAGCGGAAGTTCTGTTTTTGAATTGTAAACGGTATCTTGAGGAGTTCCAACAAGAAGGTTTAATCCAGAGTTAGTAGTCTTATCAAAGATAGGAGAAAGATAATTCGATTCTCCCAAATTCCTTCCTATTGTAGCAATTTGAAGATGAGCTCTTGTATTGGCAGCGGCTGAAAAAAATTCATCTCCAGCTTGATTCCAAATATCCCCAACTGCACCTTCAATAATCGCCAACCCATTGCGCGCTTGATCGGCAATAGAGTTTAGTTTATTGGCTACTGGTTGTTCACCATCAATATGGGTAACTCGGATAGGAAATGTCTTCCTGATTTTATCGGTCATTCACCACCTCACTGATAAATCCCACTTACTGTATTATGCCATGGATCTAAGAAAACGATACCATTTAAAGCAGAAGCAAGAGTAATTCCAGAAGTTTTTAATCTGAACCCAAGAGGTATTACACCTGAAGTAGTTTCAGCTGAAGAAACTTCAACTCTTCCAAGAGTTTCGCTATCAAGACTTCTCGTCCGATCAAAGTAGTCCTCAGGAGTTTCAGAATTAAACTTGTCAGATTCGATAAGATATTCTTCTTGAAGGTCTAGATCGACAAAAGAGCCACCAGAAATTAAAGAAGCTCTTTGAGTATTGTATTCTGTTTGATTGAGTGCACGTTGTAAAAGTCCTGACGGTAATGCCGATAAATCATCTGAAATGTAAACGCCATTCATAGAGTCTGGAATAGTTATTTCGACAGTAATTTCATTTGAAGAAACCCAAACTCCTCGAGTTTCATTCCACGCTTTAGCTCGAAATTTAACATATCCATTGGTAGCCACAAAATAACTTTTGAAATCTCCAGAATTAGTAATGGGATCTAATTCAACATCGTATCTAACAATAGTCGTATCGGAAAGAATTGTGATATTTGAAGGTTGTAATACAGTTACATTTGGAAAAGAACCTGTATGAGGATTAATAACATCTGGTTCTGAACTAGAGGTTAGAACTATCTTTTTAGCCCCAATTGCGATCTCACCACTTCCATAGACTGTAGGAGTAGGCAGTTGATTTGCTAAACGATAATTTCCTTCTTCATCTCGCTCTGTTGCAAAATCAGAATAACTAATTTGCTCTTCTAGAAGGTAGTCCGCATAATAGTCATTCAGCTTATTTACAGGTATTCCAAGAACATCATCTTCTTTAAGAACCTGGTAAAGATAGAGAGGAGAATCAAGAGTTGCAACTAATCTATCAAAATAAAGATCAGTTGAACCTAGATTGGCTCCAATAATTGCAGTTGCTTTTCCTAAAGAATCAATAGAAGTTGGAGGAGAATAAATTGCAAAAGCTTTTCCCTGATAATTTGTAACAGCCGTAATAGATGTTTCGTCTTCTCCAAATGAACCAACTGGAATACCTATCATTTCGAAAATAACTTCATGACCTTCTATTAATTCGTCGTCTTCTCCAGTAACATCACAGGTCAAGCGAGAGAAGAGATTTCCTAGCTCAAGAGGTCCAAAAACTCCTAAGGAAGTTTCTGTTAATTCTGAGGATAAAGTTAGAGATAAAGGTTCTTGATCTTTGTTGCGCAAATGAACAAATCCTTTAGGAGCTATGCCCGTCAAAGGATTAATGTCAGTTCTAGTCTCTAAGAAATGGTCGGTTGTTTTTTCAACTTCATAATCAACTTGAACTCCACGTTTGTATCTTATCGCAGCTCGATGACCAAGAGAAAGAAAGTTCTTTGTTTCATAAACACCGCCAAAAGAACGATGTTCAAATGTCGATAAAAATATCGTAGTTGGACTGTCAATATTCATTACGTCTGGAGCTATTTCTAAATAAACATTTTGAGTAACTACTCCCGAATAAGTAAGAGAACATTCAAACCAATTATAACCAACATCACCACTTGGAATATCATCTACAACCCATTGAATAGCTTCGCGTGGTTCAACCGTTGTAGAGCTAACTCTAATACCAGAAGAAGTCCATAGATATTCACAGTATCCCAATTGTCCAAGATTAGTAATTCTAAGTGTTCCAGAAACAGTTAGATCATCTGTGTAAATTTTTATATTATTGCATTCTGATGATGTATCGGAAAATCCTATAAAAAATGAAATTTCATGCATTATTCCGCTATTCGAAGCAGTCACATCTCCATAAGCCCAATAATCTTCTGTGAGCCCAAGTGTTGTATCAAAATTAAAAAGATAAACATTAGAACAACCACTTGGAGGTAGTATATAATAATCATCTCCCCAGTCTGATGAAGCATCGATTTTTTCATCATTACCAGAACCGCTAGTCCAAGTTAAAGGATCACTTAATTCGTTTGTATCTGGAGAAGGAGTCGTTGAATCATATTCTTTAAAAGTTCTACTACCAAAAGTTATTTCTCCAATATCAATATCTACTAAACATTCGTATGAGCTGAGTGTTACTTGATTATCTGTTTGAAGCACTGGTGTCCATTCAGTAATACTCGATTGTACTCCTGAGATTGTTTCCCAGTAGGTATAGATCGATAGATTAGAAGAGATGAGTGGCGCAAAATGTGTTTTAAACTTTTGGTTAGCACAACCAGTTCCTGTTCCAAGATATTCATACCAATCCAACAGTCCGCTTACCTCGGTATCTTCCCAACAATTCCATCGATAGTCGCCATTTAGAATAATCTGAGGAGGCAAAATTCCACTAACAGAAGTGCTCCAATCTAAAATAAATTCAGGTTCGACCTGCTGAACGTTGGCCCAAATTAAAAGTCCAGTTTCATCTCGAACGTCGAGCATTTCTCCAGAAACAATCGTTCCAGAAAAATCGTCTACTTTTCTGAATATCTGATCTTCAATAAGAAATCCATTTTCATTTCTAAAATTATGAACAAGGATAGGAATGGTCGGTTTAGGAATTTCACTTAATGTCTTGATTTGAAAGTTTCCAGTATCTAAAGAATCAGTAAAAAACTCAGTTGCTATACCATCTGAAAATAGATAATGTTCATCTTTATAGATGTAAAAAAAACCATGATTTATTTTCGGTAACCATTTTTCAGATTCATTAATTGATTGTTTTTCAAGACTAATTAAAGAAAGATCGTCACCATAACCAATTCCAGATTTCCATTTGGTTTTATCGGTATTAAAGAGAGATAGATCAAAGATTAAAGGGATAAAAGATTCTTCGTTAACCTCTTCATTTCTTGGCCAAGAAGCAATGTCCCACTTCCATCCTTCAATTTTGTTTCCTGTTCCAGGATGAGGAACTGAAGTAAACTTCGAATCAAAACCTACAGTTGTATCTATTCCTACAGAATTATAACTGTCTAGAACAATATCAAATCTTTTTAAATAGAGTCCCATTTATTTGCCCCAGTATACAGAAGATACAGAGTGTAGTTCATTAATCAAATCTAATCCAAGAATTGAAGGAATAGTATCAATATCTTCATTATACTGATTTGTTACGGTTTCAAAAAGTTTATGTTTAAACGGTTCTTTTTGTAGATTGTGAAGAATAACTGGACTCGCCTGAATCATTTTTGGGTCGTCGTAATACCAGTAACCAGCTTTTGATCCTGGAGCTGGAGCGTCCCAACAAACAATTACTCCGTGATCAAAATCAACCCAATATTGACCAGCATGCAAGACCAAGTTTTCTGTAGCAACTCTATCGTTCAGATTCGGACTAACAAGATTAAACGTTCCTGGAATGATATGATCTTCTCTTAGTTGCACTCTATTCGAAGAAGTTGAGACATCTTCTGAGATAACAAGACCTGCGGTATTCTGATTAAAGATACATTCAGATCTCATCCACCGATCAGCAGTTGATTCTAGAGTTGCAGTAAAGTATGGAGTAGCATTAATCGTATCGACCAGACCACCAAGAAACCATTCTGAAGCAGTTCTTATGTGTCTATCTATCTCGAGATAAACTTCGTAATTTTCTGGATCAACATTCGAAATTAAATAGACCATATTGTCGTCAAATTTAATGGCCGGAGCATCAAGAAGATACTCTCCATCAGAATCTTTTGTGCATTCTATTGTCATTACGTTAGAAATAGATAATCCTAATTCTCTAGTGATACCGTAAATTAAACCAAGATATGTTGAGTTTGCCTTATTGACTCGAGAATCGAGAAGTCGTCTTTTATATTCCCTATTTGTTTCGCCTTGAAGTCTCTTCACATTCAGAATCAGATCTCCATGTTGATCTAATTCATTGTAAACATTATGAAGTTGTGGCGTAAAAGTTTGAACCATTATTATCTCCCAACCACTAGAATAACACGCTTACGGAAGAACTGAAATGCTTTCGTAGGGCTCTCTGAGAAAAATCTTTTTATTTTCAAAGTCTATCATCATTACGTCATGGTGAGTATTGATTTGGAAAAATCCAGAAGTTGTTTCTACCCAAAGACGTTGGTCAGAGTCAAAAGTAATTCCAGTGGGAGTTCCAAGTAATCCAGATACAGTTGTTAGATCAAAAGACTTGAGAGCGACCTTTAAATCAATAATGAATCCACGTTTTTGACGAAGAAGAGATCCATCATTTAGATAGACCTCAAAACTGATAAAATATTCTCCAAGTTGATTTGGTTCAAATACGAATGGAGAATCAACTTGATATCGATAACTGTCTGTATAGTTCCAGTCATCTGTAACAAAGGTAATTGTATCTCCACCTAGAATGCCCGACTGAGTTCCATCTGGACAGTCAAGCCAAACACGATACCGATCAATTGGATAAAACTGATCTGGATTTATAAACTGAACCGTTACTGAATCTCCACGAGCGATGTGATAGAAGTCAGCAACAATCTCATGTCTTGAATCCTGATCTATTTCGTTCAGAGCATCAGTATCTTCTATCATGGTTAAATAATTATCAAAGACATAAAGTTTGGATGCGCTCAATCCCCAAATCCAATCCGAAAATGGTTGCTGAGCAATATCTAAAACATTGATGTTATTGCTGGATTCGTCAAGAAGTTCAAATTGTATTTCAGTGTAAAGACTAAAAATACCATCAAGCATTTGTCGAACGTCATCTGTTGAGTATTTAATATAGTTTAGAAAACTTGTAGACCCAGAAGTAACTCCCCAAAATGTATCTATCTTTTTTCGTTGGTCTGAATAGGAAATGTTCCAAATATCGACGTATGGACTGCCATTAAAATCTGCTGAAACTACATCGATTAGAACTCCTGAGGGCATATCAAAACAGTCAACTTTGTAGACCGTATCCCATTCCTTCTGGGTTCTTTGCTTCATGTCCCAAGGAAATGGAATCGTTTCTTGTTCGAGAGTTCCTTTTCTTGTCTTTCCTGTGATCTGAACAAGTGGGCGTCGAAAAATTTCTTCATCATCGACTCTAATATACTGTTCTCCACCGACACAATCAACCCACAGATAATTGGGAATAAAAGAAGTAACTGTACCTGAAAATGGAGCATCCTCAATATCTGAACTACTTAAAATCGTATAGGTTCCGGTAGCAATATCTCCAATAGAAATACGATCTGGAAGATGGGTATACCAAAACTCTTCAAGATTATTTTTTTCTGCTAGAGATATTTGATAATAACTCCCATCGAGTAGACCACTCGCTGTAGGGGCTTCGTCGACTTCATTAAATGGGTCAAGACTATTCGTTGAAAATTCAAAATCTAAACCGAGATCGACTCTATAGATCCAATCGATTTCATTGAGATTTGCGGTAGTAAGATGAAGATTAGCACTATTCCTAATAATTTCTTTTTCAAGCTTTTCTGTAGGAACTGCAATAGAGTTCAAAAGACGATGACCCACAGACTGTTCATCATTCTGAACTTTTGACCAATAAGGGAATACATTGGCCATCTCTCTTGTGACAGGAGATAATCGTTTAGACATCATATCCCTCGATGGCAACTTGAATAGGATCTCCAACTGAACCGTCGAAAATAATAACCCGTTCATTAGCTTTTGTTGAATAATCTCCAATTAGTCCACTACTTGGATCTATTAATGTTTCTCTAACGTAATTATCAAGAAGACGAGTTTGCTTGTGGGTATACATCCAAGTTATTGGCTTTGTTGGAGTGCCAACAGTTTTGATTCTACCATCTAGTCCCATAACAATTTGAGTGAATTTATTGACGATAATAGATTCTCCAATATCGGTATTATTTACATAGTTGGTTAGGGTTTGCTTACCGTTTGTAATAATATTCAATGCATCTTGAATTGGTATCACTTCTCTCAATTGAATATCAACTTTGAATGTTAATCCGACTTCAATTGGTCTCTTTGCTATTGGAGAAGCTCCTTGAGCTGTTGCTCCATCAACTGCAAATTGAACTGCAGTAAGAAGTCCATCAGTACATCTAGGAGCTATAGATTTTACAAGAAGATCAAATGTAGATAGACCTCGAGCATAAGGTTCCATAATAACGTCTGCGACCCCAGGAACCGACAATGCCGCTAAACGTATTGCGGTTTTATTTGCTTGTTCTGACTCTGTAACTGCTTGAGAAAGTCTATATCGATAGTTAGTATCACTCTCAACGTCAGAGCCAGTTACAATCTCTGCTCTATTGGATACCTTTAAGGTTTGATTTAGGGAGTCGGTATAGTCAGTAAAATTATGATAAACAAGTTGATTTGCTCCAATGTTGCCAGCAGCTCCAATCGTAGAAGCCTGAACAGCAACATACACTTCAGACAAAGAGCTATTGAGAAGAGTGTCATATAGAACTTTGTAGATTGTTCCAGTACTATTTCGCCCAGAACTAACGATGGTATTTCTTTTTAGAAGAATCGATGCTCCACCGTTTATCGCGCCAAAAGTTCCAGAATCTACAAAGAAACGAACGTTAAAAGATCTTGCAGTGACTAAAGCTACTTGACGATCATATCTTGTTTTTCCTAGCAGCTCTCCAATAAAATCTAGATATTGTCCTGTTGCTCCTGAAAGAAACGCTTGAACAATATTAACGTCGAGTTTAGTGTACATTCTACCAAGTTTATTAGAGACTGATTCAGAAAGCGTTCTCAATTTAGAGCCTGGAGAAGACCTAGTAAGACCTGTACCGGTAGTCATTTCTGACAGAATTTCTGAAAGAATCTGTCCATCTCTAGGAACAAGAAGAACTGCCATAGATTACCTCATCACTGGTACAAGGTTCGTAGATTTATCTTTTTCAACGTAGACAATACCACCTGAGACTAGATTGAATGTAAATTTAATTTCAAGAGGTTGACCAGCTTCAAGAGAATTGTATTGGGTCGCAGCGGCATTAATCTGAATAATAATCATTATTGCGTCAAAACGAATTGGAACTACGCGGACCTTGATGTCATTCGCAGCAACAATATTCGCTAGAACAAGAGAAGTTCGAATTTTGTCTGAAATCTCTTTGCCAGTTTCTCTTGTATTGGGCTTACCAATAAATTCTTTCAAATCTCCAGCAAAGGTATAATGGAGTTCGTAGTCACCTGAAAGGGACATTAGGAGATTAAGAATTTCTGCTTCTTCTGACTCAATAGCATCCTCATCTGTAGAAGCGAGATCTCCAGTAGAATCCTTAAGGAAATCTCCTCGAACAGACCAAGAAAAATCTATTGAATCGTAATTAGTTGCCACTTATCCATTCCGCCTTTTTTGCTTTGAAATTGTGCGTTATATTTATAAGAAGATCGTTGATTGATACGCCAAAGTTATAACCACCAAACTCTACATCAGTTAAAACAAGTCTTAAAGATTTGTTGGCTACATTTGCAAATTTTAGTTCAAGTGTACCATTCGGTAAGGTCTTCGGAGCTTCGTCGGTAAAAATATCGATTAAACTTCCTTTACAAGATTCATCTCTTTCTACTGCAAAATTAATACCCTGTGCTTCAGCATGACGTTCTCCATTAATAAGAACAATACAATCAATAGCGTTAAAAGGTTCATACTTTGAAGCAACAAGATCTCTTTCTTCTAGTTCTTTTTGAATCTTTATGTGTTCTTGGATCGTATCCCAAAACTCTTTTTTTATTGCCATCTTCAAACGATCTCGAATTTCTTTGTCAACAAGTTCTTTTGATTCCTTTTGAGTTTTTACGTATTCTGGAATCCTCTCTACTAATTCTCCACCTAATGTCTTGATGTCCATTTCTCTCTTCTTGTGGTTTTGGATTTCATTTTCTGCGAGTACTTTGTTGAATTCATTAGTGTCCATTTCTCTCTCCTTATTTGGGTATTAAAGCCATACCAATTTGCACTGCACCTAGCAATTGCATAATCATTCCAAGAGGTGGAATGGGAAGGTGCAGCGGAATTGGAGTCATTATTGTTTTAGGGATCATGTTTGGAATTTCATTCATTGGGGTAAATAGCGCGCCAGTTTTTCTGCCCTCGCCCATACTTGCAACTGAGAAGTTTCCTCGAACAGTAATTCCGTTCATACCAACAATAATAAAGTTTTTTTCATTACCATTGATGTTAATGTGATCTTCGTGCACGTCAATGTGCGCAGAAGCGTCTTTATTGATTCGCCAAATCTGAGGTTTTCTAGTCTCTTCTTGTTCGGCCATTTACATGCCTCCAGAAAAGATTTGAGCTACACCCGTTTCGCCTGATGTATCTGACTTTTCTTGTTTCAAATAGTTTCCAAATGTTGCGTTAACTCTGCCAATTACTTCGCAAAAAACACTTCGTGGACTTGCGGGATTTCCCGTATAGGTTACCTTAACTGGCATACCTTTTTGAAGAGGACCAAAGTTATGGATAATAAAATCTAATTCCTGAAGTACTGGTATTCCTTTTCCCTTTTTAGTATCGCCACACATCTTTTGTCCATTTCGATCTTGTAACTCTACGATAACTGTATTGTTTTCCGTAACTTCAAGAATCATCCCAAGTTCAATGTGAACCATTTCATCGGCAGGACGGATAGCTTCTCGTTGGCTTTGCTGGGAAACACGTTCAAAATTATTTCCGGCCAAACCTGATATCCCACCTTGATTCATTTATTTTTCCTCCAAACCAATTATATCGATTAGAGAATCTCTTGGGAAGCTATTTTAAAATTGGACCCGTATATCCTTGATTTCTATCATTCAAAAGATATCCACCAAAATCTCCCTTGATCCAATTCCAGTTCTCAGGAGAATATTCGTATGCAGCATTATCAAGAGCTTTAGAAAGACCAGAAGCTCCTTCAGAAATAAACTTGAGACCATCCCAAAGCATCCCACCTTGAGTGTACTTAGAGGTTAATCCGTGAATAAGAGGTTTATCTTTATAAATCAGTGGATCAATTCTAAACGGATGTGCGTACTGAGAAGATGCAACAATTTTTCTCATTAACCATTTTAATGGTCCTCCTAAAACGATGTCTAATGCTTTCAAGGGACCTGCAACTGCAGTCTTACCAACAGTACCAGTAGCATTAATTAAACCCTCGCCCTCTTTAACAAGTGCTCTAGCTCGAGTAACTTGATCCTTTAGCCAGTCACCAGGCATATATTCAGCTACAACTCTTCCCATCAATTCGTCAGTTGAGATAGTAGCGTTCTGATTAATGTGGATTACTGCATTAGGAGTAATCTCTGAGATGAATCCATTAACCTCATTAAATTTATGGATCACAGATTCTACTTCTATTGGTCCATACATGTTGGTGTGATCATCGGCTATAAAGACTATATCGAAAGGTTTTATGGCAGGATTACCGATAATAACTATTGATCCTTGATAGGATTTTTTCAAAAGCCTCCAAAGAAGTCCGATAGCGTACCTTTTCGCCTGAGACTTTCCGATACAATTAGGGTAGGTCATAAACAATTCTCTGGTATCTTCATCGGAAATGTCTTCATCGGCTTTCATCGTTAGAATTGCGGGTTCTCGAGAAACAAGTCTTCCAAACTCTAGATCTTTGGTTTGTTCATCACGTAGCCATGTTGTATCTGAATACTGAACTGCAACGGCATTAAAGACGCCCTTGGTTCTTGAAGAAATATTGTTAGCTATAATGTCGTATTTGTCTGTGATTAGATAGTAGTTTCTAAATGGTTTAACGATATCCATCTCTTCAGCTAGCGTGTTTTTAAGAGTAGTAAAGAAGGCGACCTTATCGACCTTTTGGAATTCTGGATCTTGCAAAGATTTGGTTAATCCTTCTATTTCCGAATTAGACATTGTAGTATTGCGCGATAGAATTGATTTTAACTTCTCTTCTGTAAGATCATCTGTTGGATTGCCACTTTTAATATCGTCGACAAGTCCCGCCAAGTCTTTCGCAAAGTTAGCTTCATTGGGATTAGGGTCTCTTGAATAATAAAGTTGATTTGGCATTCCAAAATACATTGTCATTCTAGCGCCCCAGGAAGCGGTGTACGGAACTGCTTGAGCGATGAATCCTGGATGACGAATACACATCTCTTGGAATACGTCCCAAATGGTAGTACGAAATAGTTTATAAGGATCAGATGACTTGAACATTGAAATACAAGTTGATCCACCTGGGGCGAAAATATTTAAATCCTCAGGTTTTTCTGTGAATTGGAATTTTTGGGTAAGAGTGTCATAAAAATCTCCCATACCCTTTTGACCTGGTTCCCAGCGTCCAAAGTGAACGAGTTCTGGCTCATTCATTAGTTCATGGAGCAAGGGTCCAGTATCTCCAGTCTTTGTAAAAAAACCACCATAATTAACTGAGTCCTCAATCCCCTTCATTCTTGTTATTAGTTCAGTACCATAACTTTGAGCAACAATATTTAGTAGATCATCTGATTCTGAAAATTGCACCTCTGTAATAACGCCGTGAAAATTATTGTTTAAAAATAAAGGATTATTGGAATATCCAAGACACAGTTTTACATGTATCCCTGGCTTAACAACAAGAGATATTAACGGATTTTCTTTCTTAGAGTCAACATCTCGAGCTTTCGTTTTTCCCTCGTTTTGAGCAATTGGATTATCGAATGGTTGGAGTTTACCTGTCTCAGTATTCATTACATTCTGAAACTTTCTATTAGATAGAATTCCAGAGATATTTGTCAGTTCAAGAACTATGATATCGGCTGCAACGTTCTGATTCATAACGTGCGTAATATCTTTAACTGAAGCGTAACTAAAGAAGTCATCAAAACCATATTCTCTACGCTCACCATAATCTGACTCGATGAAGTAGAGCTTGAACGTTGGCCATGCTTTCGCAAGACCTCTACAAAATCCTTTATTCATATTTCTGGTATGTTGACGGATTAAGCGAGGAACAAGTCCTGTTGTTTCTGGAGAATTGACTGAAGTTAGTTTGTCGCAGATTCGGACGTTACCCAGAATCTCTAATGGGGATTGATGCGCTCCATCCTTTAGGATCATAAAGTGAAGATGAACTCCAGTTGAAATTCCAGAACTTCCCATGATAGCAATTGGCTCTCCACCTCGAACAAACGGTTGGATACCCCTTGCAAGTGAAGCTTTCCAATTGTCGAGATAATACCCGTCATCTTTAAGGTGGGAGTAACTCGATGTCCATCCATTACCATGATCAATCTTAATATATCCAACGGGAATTTTTATTCCTTGATCTCGACGACGAAGAACTTCTGCAGCGGAATAAGTCTCTCCAATATTACAAGCTACAATTTTTCCTGGAGCAGCTGCTTCAATCACAGTCTCAAGTCCACTACTCCCAATATCGATACCGTCATGTTCCCAGTTTTCTTTCCTCGCTTTGTCTAACTGACGTTGAGCATCAGCTTCGGAGATAATTCCTTGTTGTGTTTTTTGAGATAGCGCTGCAATCTTTTGTTCAATAAATGGATTTGGACGTGACCCATATGGAGACGTAATATTGTGATTCTCGAAAGCATACACAGCAGGAACTGGCCAACACCATTGCTGTGGACCAGTTTCCATTGAACTTTCAGTTCCAAAGGTTTCTCCAGCTAAATAGATTTGACCGTCTTCGAGAAGAGCTTTACCTCCTAGAATGTGTTTGATTCTTTTGCTTTCATCTTTGAGTCGATCTGGGAGTTTCTGTTTTCCGCCAGAACGTCCAGAACAGTTCCAATACTGAGATAAAGGGCTACCATCTTTAGTTTTGGTGAAATCGAGAACTGATGTTTCGGGAAGATAATCGTCATTGCCTTGTGAAGACGTAAATACATCACTGATAATAGTTCCTTCTGGAAATTCATCAGGAACACAAAGCTTAGCCTGTTCTTCAATTGCTTGTTTTATTCCAGATGCTCCTTCTGGAATCTTGGGTTCTTTCCCCTGTTCTTTTAGTTTTTGTTTTGCAGCCTCAATATCTCCCGCGTCTGCAACTTCATTTGAACTGTTTACATCTCCAGATGTCCAACGATAGATCTCTCTTGTCCAGTCCTTTTTCTGCGTTTTAAACTTCTTTTGACGTTGGGCATTTTCGTTACTAAGTTTATCTAGTAATGTGTCATGCGCTGTTTTGTATTCTTCGAGATGAGTTTTTACGACACTTTTTATTTCTTCAATTTTTGTTTCATCAAGTTTGGTTCCATCTGATATTTCATTGATTAGGTAGAATGATGGATCGATTAACGATTGTGGAGATATGCCCGCAGTTAAAAAGGAACCTTTATTCCAAGAATTGAAGAGGATGTCATCAAATTTTTTATTACCATAATCTCCAAGAAGAGATAAAACCTCTTTCATTGGAAAATCAGGATAGGCACACGAAGTTCCCGACTGTTTAGACTTTTCGTACTCTTGGCGAAGAACATCAGAGAACAATGGATCTCGAAGAATTCCATCGGCAACGGCGTTATCGATAATCTCTTTGAGACGTTTTTCATAAACAGTGAATGACTCTTTAATTATCGAAGTCTTATTTGCTCCAGCAAAACGAGAAATGTCGTTCAGTTCACTAAGAAATGAAGCTCCCAATTGCTTTAAAACCCCTGCCTCAGAATTCTTTATCCCCTGAAGTTCTTGTTGTCTAGCATTGGCGGTATCAAGACGAGTTTTATTGTCCGCTTCTTTTCCTGCTTCTGCTAATTGAGAATAGTCTTGAAGCTCTTGATAGATACTATCGAGCTCTTGGCTTTTGTTCCGAATCTGGTTTTCTAGATCTGCTCTTCTGTCAGGAGTCGCGTTCTGTAGTTGAGATTTTAACTGACTTAAATCATTCTTTACGGCATCTTGTCTTTGCGAAAGAGAATAGGCTTTTGCGTCTTTTTCTTGATTAACTACAGACAGAGTTTTAGGTTGAACGATACCTTGAGATATTCTGGAGTCCCAAAGATCTTTTCTAACCTTTTCTATGCCTGGCCATTCGGAAACATTTGTTCCCATTATTTCAGATAAAGAAGTTTTGTCATACAATCCACCTGGATACCAAAGAACAGAATGGAGATAGGTTGAAAGTTCTGTCATTAAGACAGAGACTTCTGACATCACTTTAAACTGAACGGCATTTCCTCTAGACTCCATCTCTGCTTTCGAAAGAACTGGACTATACAGAACGGATGTAATACCATAATTTGATGCAGCATATAAGGTTCCCTGTCCCTCAAGATAGATAGGGATAAGAGAACGATGAGAAATAGTTTTGCCTAAAGGTAACCCAACAATGGATTGAATTAGTTTTGTTGCAATTTTTTTGCTACGTTCCCAGTCGCTTGTTGCAAACTCTCTTCCGAATTTTTGTTCTAAATCTTCGTACCGATTAGAAGACACTAGAAGGTTAATCGCAAATGTATCTATTTGTCCTGGTATTGTATTCAGGGTAAATTGTTCGACAATAGTCTCATCAACTCCGCAGAGATTAATGATGTCGTTTCCTATCATTAAGGATCTAATACCAGCAGGAATGTCCTTGAATTCAATCTCCTGCCGTTCTATCGCAGTGTACATCTGATGGATTTTTGCGCTCGCTTCTTGTCCATTTCCTATCATTTGAATTTGTACGGCAACATCTGCACTTCCAATATGCTGATAGGTTGCGTACTGTTGTCCAATAAGAGGAATAGTTGCAAGGCGATGAGAGAATGAAATGTCTAGTCCAGTTGTTGTAATAGAGTTCGCTTTTGTTGATAGTCGGGTAATGCGCGAGAAAAGAGGTTTTCCATGATAGATCATCTCTTTTCCATTCAGATTCACAGGTTCCCATTCCAAACCTTTATAGGTCACAGTTCTATTTTTCTCGTCCTTCATCACAACATCAGAAAATACATCGAAATACATTGAGGTAGTAAAACCAAGAAGTTGATTAACCGATGTGATTTGTTCTGAGGTGAGAACGGAAATGCGCTTTGAAGTCTCACTTGCCCCTAATTTAAGTAACTCACTTTTAGCTTTCGAATCTGCATCTGACTTTATTTGCTTAAACTTTTCAACAGTTTCTTGTGGCGATAAAACGTTTCCTTGTTCGTTTTCTATCACAGGAGCAAGAAATTCACGAAAAGCAAAAGTAATGTTGTCTGAAAGTTCTCCCTGAATGGCCCTGTATTTGCCTCGATTAATTTCAGCTTCAGTTAGGATATTCCAGGCTAAAGAATTTTGGGGAAGGTTCGTACTTTTACGACCAAAGACTTCTACTCGATACTGCCAAATATCTGTGTATGGCTTAAAGTTGAACCAAACAAAATCGAAGAGAACTTTAATGACGTTAACGTCAGTATCATTCTTTCTAATATTGATGTGCTTGCACGCGAGAATTATTGGGTCTGTCGTATCGCCATGATAGATAGTATTCCGAATTAACTGATTTTCAACGTAGCAAAACGGGACAACTCTGAGTTGTGCGACTATTCTTCGGAGTTTTTCCCAGCCTTCTTGGTCAACAAAACTTGCTTCAACTCTCACCGATAAAATTGTATGTCCGCTTTTTATTTTAACTGAGTTTCTAGTCCTCAGAGTGTACCATTCATGGTTAAAGGCTTGTTCTGAAATGCCTATTGCCTGAGGCGGGACTGAAAACCCGACATCATTTAAGACAAAACTACCGGAATCTTCCATGATGACCTCTAGAAAAGTTTATTAAGTATGGTGTCCATATTGAGAGTCGATAGGTTATCTCTCACGGTTATTGTTGAGTTATTCACGTTTCCCACTATCATCTTCATTGCGCCTGCAAGTCCAGCTGGATCGTTATCACTATCTTTTGTGTACAATCGAGCATTTACATTATACCCTCTATTTGATCCTATCATGGCTGTTGGTGACATCAAATGAGAAGGAGCCGAAGGACTACCTAAAGATGAAGTAGAAGTTTCTGTATCTCCCTGCCGAAGAGAAGCTTCGCTAGTATGGCGAACTGGTTTCGAATAGAGAGATGCGGCATCACCTGAAGAGCGCATTCCAACTAGACTTTGAGGTGTATTTGCCATAGCCGCAAGACCAAGAGCAATGCCAGCTCCAATCGCTATTGGTTTTGCGTATTTTAATGCTCGTTTACCGTCAGCTATTGAAATATTACTCGCCGCCATTTCTAAGCGAGAGAGCATGCCCATTGTTCCCTCGCCCTCTGTCATTCTTGCCATAGACTTTACGTAGTCTTTTATGCCTGCAGCTGATGGAGAGATTTTGGATTTGCCAGCCATTTTTCTAAATTCTTCAAGGCGACCAGAACTTTTGAAAGAGTCCCGAGAACCCGCTATTGTCCTTGCCGTTTCTTCAAGATTAATTCCAGAAACAGAAGAGCCCATATCGACGCCTAACCTTGATTTCGCTTCTCTTGCGAATCTTTCTGACACTGGCATATCTTGACCAAGAGCAGCTTCAATGTCTGAACCAAAATTTTTACCTAATAATCCTCTAAAATTTTCAGCTATTTCAGAAGACGTACCAGAAGAGATCGCTCTTTTAGTCGCTTCAAGACTTTGGCGCAGTTGGTCGGTTTTTCCAACTATGTCACCTGCGGCCATATGCTTGGCAGAAATGGGGAGTTGTTCCATTAACTCGAGCATTGAAAGTGCTGTAGACTTGTTAGCATTTCCAGAAGCAGATACGGAAGCCTTAGCTTCGCTCAATACTGTAGACAATTGTCCAATAAAACTTTTTGTTGCCTCATCTTTTCTAAGGGCAACTTTCGTTAAATCTGCAAGGGTAAACTGATTCATTTCAGCTACTGCAGATTGGGCCTTTGGCTTAATTGTTTGTACTCGAATTGCGTGCTCGAGGTAGGCACGAAGACTTGTAGCGTCCCAATACTTCGACGCTTGTTCTGCAGTCTGTCCCTTCAGCAGCATCAGACCCGCAAAGTCACCATCGAAGTCTGCAGCCATGCCTGTAACTGCAGAAATATTGATTCCATCTATTTTAATTTCTGGCATGACCATTACGGCTTCTTTTGTATTGGTCGCAAGACGATGGATATTAACTGGAACAGTTGAGTAGGGACCAATGTTAGGATGTCTCCAAGCTACTCCAGAAACAGTTCCTTTTGTCTTCCACTGCTCCTTTAGTTCGGCCAATTCCTCAGGAGAACCTTCCATTTCAGCGGACATCTTGTTAAACCAAAAATCAGAAATTCCCACTCCAAATGGATCTTGAATTGTTTCATCCCCAATTTTTGATGCCAGTTGAAGAAAGCGACTTCCAGTTATTTTTTGATTTGGATTAATTCTTCCACGATAAAATCCGCCAACACCCTTTCCAAAAGGTGCCTGTTCAGCCTGAATGTTTTGTGCAGCTTCCCAGTATTGTTTTTCGAAAGCTTCAGAGGTGATATCACCTGACTCTAATCCAGAAAGCCCTCTAGCTAAATTTTGATAGGTTCTATAGAGCTTTCCTCTAAAACCTCCCTGCATTTTTATCGCATCAATATCTGGTACGTAAATATTCTTTGCTCCAGTAATCCAACCCCCACCGCCCTCAACAAATTCAGCAAAAGCTTTCGAACTAAAATTCGAACTAGCTTCAAATCGACGATCACCTCTTCCTGGCATACCACCAGCAAAAGAAGAAAGAGACTTTAATAGCTCTTTAGATACAACGTTTTGTTCTCCTGGACCTGATAGGCGCGATGAAAATTCCGAAACAAGTTCTTCGCCTAATGGTCCAAGGTGTCCCTGTCCAAGCATTTCAATTGTTCTTGGCTCTATAGTCGCTCTGCGGTTGTATCCAAATCGCTCACTTCTCGGACCACCGTGAGTTGCCCAAATAACGCCTTTCGCTGTACCAGTTTCAAAAGCTCTAGTTTCTCTTTGAGTAAGCGGATTATCAAGATACTTCCCAACATCTTCTTTGTAGTTTTGACCCAACACAGTTGGAACTGCACCAAATACTTCTCCTAATTCCTGTTTAGTCAGACCCTCTGAACGAGCGGTTTTAACTAATTCAGCAACTGTTTGAGCGTGGATATATCTACCTTGATTCTGTTCGGTAATAGTTTTTGTTAAAGAGTTAAAGTAGTTCCTTGGGTCATTAATTCCAGAACTCATTCCTCGCTTTTTTCTTGCTTCAATGGCTTCCCAGAGTCGAGTTGCCATCTGTTGGTAATGTAGATGTGGCCCCTTTTTTAATGCATCTATGTCTGCAATTGCCTGTACTCCCTTACCTGCAAGTCCAATAATTTTTGATCCCTCATCGAAAACCATACTCCCCTTTAGTCCAAAGATCTTTTCTTGGGCTCTCAAGGGTAACTCTTCTTCTGTCTGTAGGATGATGTTGGAATCTTGAATCGTCTGCCCAAGAATTTTTAGATTGCGTCCTGCAGTAATTGGATTTCCCATTGGATCGTTTCCAATAAATTCCCCTTTACCAACAGACATTGTCCCAGAGGTATCAAGTCCTTTAATCACATTTGTCGCAAGACTTTCTAGTCTCATTTCAGCTTCTCGATATCCCTTACCGTAGGCCTTCATTTGTTTGGCGACAATTATTTCTCCATCTCCCATGAGCCGTCCAAATGTCTGCTGTCTCTGCATAAATGCTGTTCGCATAAAGAAAGCGTTTGAACTGCCAAGAAGATCTCCTGAGGGACCATAAACTCCAAACATATTCAAATGAGATTCCGGCAAAGACCACAGATACTTATTCTGAATGGCATCAAGGTTCTTTCCAAGAGAAGGTTCCCATGCGCGCATACCAAAACGTTTTACGGCTTGACCAGGAGCTCGAGCTTCAGGAACACTTTCTGCTCCCATATAAAGTTGACGTACATCGTATGTAGCTAAAGCTCCTCTAGTTTTTGATGTTCCAGAAATACCTCCAGAAAAATACTTGGAACCAAGACCTCCCTCAATCTCTGGAATTGAAGCAGCTTCAGTCGCCCGCACAGGCTTTCCGTCTAGACTGGAAAATAAAGTCGTTTGAGAACGGATATTGACATAACCTCGTAACTGAGAAGAATAACTTTCAGGTGAAGTCAGAGGGATATTTGTTAGACGTTCTCTGACTTCTCGAGTCAATTGTTTTCCGATTCCTCTTTTTTCTCTTCCAGACAGTTCGTTCAACCTGCCATAATAACTCCCTTTGAATCTTTCTATAATGTATTGTTCTGGCAAAAGGTCCTGAGCTACAACGGTTCCAGTACCAGGGTCAATAACGGAAAATTTACTCGCAATGTATCGAGACGAAAGGTCCTTACCAAGAACTACAGAACCACCTGAAGAGATTGGAACATTAAACGAAACACCACGATCTGCGAAGGTAAATCGATAAGAGCCATGACCCGTTGCAGCAAGATCGGATCTTGTTTGATGAAAGATACGAAAATCCTTATTCTTTTCTAAAAATTCTTTAGCGTATCCCTGAATAGCTGAAGGCAGACGGTTGTACGCCTGAGGATTAATTAACTGGGATTTAATACTATTTGGAGATCTAACGCCTTGTGTGGCGAGCATTTCTTGGGCCATATTAACTGCGAATTGATGTGGATTTTCTATTGGAGTATTCGCAATATCTGAAAGAACTTTACTATAGGTCCTTGAAAATATAGGTTTATTTCTTGAGAACGACTTAATAAATTGATTGCGGATACCAAGAGGTAGCATCTTAAGTTTGTCTCTAAATAAATTCTCCATAGAGCCAATAGGATTTTCAAATTGACTTGGATCTAGTTCTCCTCGAAAATTTTCAGGTATATTATCCAATGCTTTTTGCCATGCCCAAAGAATACTTTCGGCAGATCCAGAAAGAGCTCTGGTTGCAAAATTTGAAACTTTATCTCCCATCAGCGGACCAGCAGAAGGGATAGTTCCTGGATAACGACCCATATTCGCTAATGAATCAAGAACATTAGATTTCGGATTCATTCTTGTTATTATATTTTGACCCGCGATTACTCCTCCAATTACCACAGGAGAAAGCATCGCAAGATCCATAAAGCCTAGACCATTAGTTCCATTATTATCTGCCATTGAAAGCGTCCCTTAATCCATCTCTTACGTCATCAAATCTATCCACTTCTAATTCTACACTGGATGAGTTCATTCCTAATAGGGAAAGTTGCTGAGTCATTGTAAAATTTCCCTGAAGATTATCTCTCTCCATCAAAGAATTCATCTGATCTCTAATCTCTCCTTCTGAATACTGTTGTCCAATCTCTTGAACGCTTTGATTATTTACCCAAGGCTTGTATCTTGATGCCATTTCTCTATCTGGCCAAAGATTAAAATCATGAAATTCTAATCCCTGTTTTTGCACGTATTTCAGCTTCAAATCATCAAGATCAGCCTGTGGATGGAAGCCTACCCAGTCAGGCCCAGGCATCGATTTCTCTTTCAATTGCTTTGGAACTAAGTAGGTTCTACGATACCAATCCGCATAACTCTCTCCAGTAACTCTGGAACCGTAATACTCCTGACGAAGTTCGTCATTTACTGGAAATCCAGCAGATGTGGCCAAAGATTCAATTTCAGCTCCAGCAATTAAAGCGTCCTCATTGTCTGTTTTCTTTGCCGCTTCAGAAAATCTTCGTTGCCATTGAGCGATGTAAATTGGACGCATTTGTTCGGGAACCATCTGAAGAATCTTTTCTCGAGCTTCAGGAGAAGTCTCCATTCTAAATGCGTCAAAATAAGACCTTTCTCTGGCTGGTATTGCGGCCATCAAGTCCTTGAAATTCATAGTGTATGGATTAATACCAGTTAATGTTTGCTTACTTGATTTAACGTATTCATCGGCCAAATCAAGATCGCCTGCTTCAAATGCTCGAGTTGCTAACGTTCTGAACTTAGCGTATTTTAGCGCATCGAATTGTTCGTCAATCTCTCTTTGTTCTTGAATCCGATCAGGGATTCCATTCCATCCAAAGGCATGAGCCGTAGAAGAAGCAAATGGGGAAAGAAAGTTTTGAATAGGTTTATTCCAAAATTTGTTGGAAGTACCATAAATCATATCTTTTTCATAATCTTCAATAGCTGTGCGCGCATGCACGAACTTTGCAAATGGAGCCATTGGAGTTAACTGTTCAAGAGAAGTCTCTGCTCCATGGCTAATCCATTCCCAATAGCCACCAAATAGAGATCCAATAATACCTCTATCTTTTTTACCTGAAGCGTTTTCCTTATTAATCTCGGATAATACTTTTGATTCTAATGAGTTGCCAGTTTCAAATGGTTCAAGAACTTCGTACTCTGAAAAACTTTTTTTCTCTTTCTTTGCTTTTATTTGTTCGATAGTTCTGTTAAAAAGTTCCTCTTCGTAGTCCGTCCAATTTCCAGATGACCGCTGCATTCTAATGCCAGCTGCAGCTGCTTTGTATTTGGAAGAATATGGGGCTACATCGGCAAGAATTTTCCAGATATGAATGAGAGGATAATCTTCTGGATCTAGACCAGCAAGCTCTGGATAACGTTGTTCGTAGCCAAGACCAGGGAGACGCACTTCCCCGAGATCAATCTTTGCGAATGGATCACCAGAACGAAAGTCTTCCGATAGATCTCCTGTATCAGGCATCCATTGTGGCATCTGGTTTCTAATAGGATTGTATGTCTGAATGCTTTTTCTTTTACTTGGATAAAGACGCCGATACCATTCGCTTAATCCTAAGGCGCCTCCAAATCCCTCTTCCCAGAAAGATTTTCTGGCACTAGTAATTTCTCCTGCAGCTTCCAATTGGCGTTGATCTGCAAAGAAATCTGGAGAACCAGTTAACTCTTCCTTGAGTGAAGAAAATAAGAATCCAGGAAGACCTACCATCTCACTATTATGGACTAGACAATCTTCTGCATAATAAATATGAGTATTTTCTACTTCAAGATCGTAAAGATCTATTGATTCCATATAAATATCTTTAATATTAGTTATTTTTTTGAAGATGAAATAATAATTATTGTCTTCTTTTATGAAGTTTCTAGTAGTATTTGTTTCGCCTACAGCAATTGGACGCGATAATTTAAAACCAGATTTACCTAATTGTCTTAATTTTTGAATATTTGTTCTAAAAAGTCCAAGTCCATAATTTTTATATTTTTTTACTTGTCCATTTTTTTTGATTGTGGAGTAACCAGATGTATTTGAAACCAATATACCCAATTGATTAAAAATATAGGTTAATTGTTTCTGCAGAGTTAAACTAGATTGATTACATTCTAATTCCTTTTCTCGAATATGGAAATCGCCATCTATAAAACCATTAATTAAACCAAGAAGAAACTCTCTATTCGAAGATAATAGAGATGCATGGATTATTTTATGGCTTGGTAATCCGATCAAAGTTCTGAATAATTGACTTATGGCCGTACTGCATATACTTGTCTCTACTCCGTTCCCTATAATTCCATCTTTTTCCTTTCTCCACCATGTAGTTGTCCCATTATAATTAAATAACGTTTTCATTGATTCGAATAACTTTTTATAATGAGTTTCAGTTTCAGAGATTTCTGCAGCATAACTAATTTGGGTGTTACTTGGAGACCCTTCCGCTAAAGTATATCCGCATAACCAACCTAAATCCCAAGTAAGTTCGAGCCTAATTGGAAGACTTCCTGCGTTCTTATCTAAATAGTCGCATTCATAATTATTATTTGGTCGTTTTACTAAAGTTCCCTTATTGTTTAAATATTCACAACCCTTTCTTAGAAAAGACTTTTTAATTCTTCTATAAATGGTATTTCCTTGGATTCCAAAATTATTCATATCCAAAATATCAGGTAAATATAGGAATTTTTTTTCGTTAATTATCTTTGGAATTATTTCTACTAGAAAATCGCCCTTATCCAGATTCTTAACGGAAAGCCATTCAGGTTTGTAATTTAAGTAATGAGGATGAATACATCTTTTACAGTGATCTCCATCATGACTTCCATGAAGACTGCAATTATAGTCCTTTGCGCTACAATATTTAGTTTTTAGCGCAAAAACTTTATGATTTTCTGTTACCTTTAACTTTTGGTAAGTATTAGTAAGAGATATTTCCTTTAGGACATCTTTCTGGATATTTTTTCTTTTAAATACTTTGGTTACTTTTTCGAAAGAACTGTGTCCCCATACAAACTCCTTTTCAACTATATTCCTTATTTCTTTGTATGAACTATCTGCCATACGAATCCGCGTATCTTCAGTAAAACACATACGATACATCTGTTCATTAATCGTTTGACTAAGAGAGTAGGGAGATATAGCTTCGCCTTCTGGAATTTGGCCTAATTCTTCTGAAAATGTTTGTCCATATCCAAGAGGGTTAGATAACTGTTGTCCATTTTGCATCCATTCAGAGGTATGCATTTTCATTTCAGGTTTAATTACTTGCCCAATAGTAGCTCCAAGTAGAGGACCAATCAAAGGGACCTCAGAAAATGCGGGACTTGAATTATGGACAATACATGTCGTTAAAAACGATTGTTCTTTTTCTACTGTGATATCAAAAACATCTCCTTCATATGGTATTTCCTTAATTTGTCTAACCGGAATATAGAAGTTGTCATTATAAATAAGTCCCTTTCTATCTCCAGTGGTTTTAATGCATTTAACTTCTTCTTCGAATAAAGAAAAGTTTTCAAAGCCGAATCCAGTTATGCTTAAGTAGTAATGAACATTTTTCGGAATTTCACGTCCATTAATAAGAGCTTTTTTCCAGTTCTTTTTAGGAACTGCCTTAGTGAATGATACGGGAATACCAATACTTAAAAGAAGTAATCTTAACTGATTTGTTAGATAAGATGAAGCAGATGTAAATGTGATTTCATTTTTCTTTTTTGTAGAGCCATCTCCTCGAATTAATCCCTTAGCAAAAGCCTGTTTCAATCTTACTGGCCAACTTAAATAGTCTAGAGAAAATCCCTTTTGAGGAGCATGTTTTTTTTCAAAAAGACCATCTAAGATTTCACTTAAAATTCTAGAATACACTCTTAATTGAACACCGTTCTCACTTTTCTGACTAACACTTGTATTTGCTTGAAATTTCTTCATAACTATTTTCTGTATATCGGCGATATATGTAGGTATCTCATTTGAATTAAAAGCAAATCCAACTTGATCTTTGCTCGTAAAACCTTCTGCTAAGAATAAGCCGAACAAATATGCCATATCTTCGTCTATTTCTAGGTATCTATCTAGAAATTTTTTATAGCCGTTTCTTTTTCTTAAATCCCATAAAAGAGAATATTTAACTAAAAATGTCTTACTAGCATCTTTTATTGAAAGATTTGAGTAAAAAGCATCTACTACATTTTGAGTCGCTCTTCTATCGTAAATAATCTTATCTTTTATATAGGCACGTCCTGTTAATATAGCTAAATCTATAATTGGATTTTTTTCTAAAGAAGTAATTTTTCTTGCTGGCACAACAACAAAATCATGTCTTTTAATGTCTTTTGCTGGAATCCATTCAAGACATCCTGACTTTATCGCTTTTATTTTTTCTCTATTTCTATCTCCTCTTTTTTGATAAGTTAAATGGTTTTTTAGACATAAAATTTTATGTTGAGGAGTTACTAAAAGTTTTCTGTTATCGGCGGCTATTGTAATTTCTATGAGCTTTCCTTCTGTACATTTTCTGCTTGTTTTTTCGATAACAGTTGTCCACTCATTATCTCTATTTAAAACCTGATCGCCCCTTTGAATATGAGATATGTTTTTAAAACCTTCAATTGTATAAACTGGCGTATCAGGATGAAAACACATTGGGTATGGCCGATCCCAGTAATGAAATTTTTCTATATCGTAAGTAAAATTCTCTTTCCATGTTTTGGTAAACTCGGAAATATTGTCTGCGCCTTCTCCCCATATTTGTTTATCTCTTGCTCTCCAAACCATTCTTGGAAACCAGTGAGGAGCGTAATAAGCTTCATTAGAACCTTCCCACTTGGAGTTGCCCATCTCCCAAAAAGCGCCCTTACCTACAGGAACTTCTTCTTCTCCTGAGTAGATTCTACGGAGTTTATCGGGACGATCTGATGGAATAAGGGCTCCTGGGATAAAGGGAGAAACAATGGCTGCACCAATGAAAGCCCCAAGACCAATAGCTAATTTTTTAGGAGTGAGATTTTTAAAGATACCGCCACGCGAAATTAAATTTTTGCCTAATTTTCCAAACCAAGATCCTCCAAACTCACCAACTGTTTCCATTGCGGCAGCTCTAGCTGCCTCGAGATTCATTCCTGCTCTTTGATTCTTAAAAGTTTGATAGACCCGTTCGCCGTAGGTGCTAACGGAACCAACTATCCATCCAGCTAGAGGGAATCCGGCAAGTGCTGAAAGATTTGTGCTTCCAGGAGCTGCTTCTTCTTGCCATTCTCGATATCGGTGAAGCCCCATAGTTTCTGCAGTAGAAGAAATGGAAAGATTTCCTTGAGCCCAAAGAGAGGCAATACCTGTCGTAATACCTTCATTAAAAACTGTCTTATCGAAAAGTAGATTGTTTCTTACTAATCGATCTGCTTCAGAATAGAGAAGATAGCCAAGAGGCGCTACAGCTCCCCATTTGAGAGATAGCCGACCAAGAGTAGAAAGAGCTCCACCAGGTTTAACTCCCAACCCATACTTAAAAAATTCTTTACCAAATGGGAGCCTTTTCCCTAAACTTTCTAAATATTTATATCCTCTGCCAATTACTGGAAGATCAGAAGGCATTTGAAGAAGACGGTTGTATCGTTCAACTAATTCTGAAGCAATACCACTAACTTGTCGTTTCGCAGCTTGAAGTTTAGAGTGTCCACCGATAACCTGAACCCCGAAACTGGGATGGAGTTGTTCTTCTCCTGAACGGGAAAAGACTTCTGTTAATTTGGCTCCTTCCCAATTCGTCCCGTAATCATCTACTCCCAAGGCTCTTGCATATCCGGCTGAGTAGTGAGACGATGTTTTGAAAATATCTGTAGCCGTTGTGTTGAGAACTACCGATGCATGCTCTAGAGCTATATCCTGGGAGCTGCCCCAAAATAATTTATTTCCAGAAAAAGACAAGCCAGTTGAACCTATCTTCTCAGGTTTACTGCCGATGAGTTTCGAGAGATAGGTTAATTGTTCAGGGTTATTACTTAGAAACTCTGGACTAATGAATATTGGACTTTTCGCTTCAGATGTAAATTGACTAAAGAAATTCGATAATTGAAACGTTCGGAGAAACCCACCAGGTGAATACTCTTCTGCAGTCCGAATGGCTCCTACGAACCGGTCATATCCCAGTGAGTTACCAAGTTTGGCTTTGCCGAGTAAATGGAGTCCAGTTACTCCACCACCAATAAGGGCCGTATTTGTTAGAAGATTAGATTGAGACGGAAGCTGATCTTCGTCTGACCAAAGAGGTTGAGGGACAAAATCTAAAAATGTCGCCATTCACTCGTTACCTCTTTTTTGGTTTCTTTTGTCCTTTCAAAAACTTCTGCTCTATTATAGCATTATTCTTTGATTCTTTGCGCTGCTGAGCTAGTAGTGTCTTTTGAAAGTTTTTCTCGTTTTCAACTTTTCTTGTCTCTGCATCTTTGATTCGATTATCAAATTGATCTTTGAAATCTTGTGGCGTAATCTTGCCTTTTTCCTTTTGAATGTCTAAGTATTTTCCAAAGATCTGTTGAGCTTCCTTTATCATCTGCTGCCTCAGTCTGTCGTTCTCGCCTTCAGTTTCTTCTCTTGGCAATCCTTCTGATAACTTTCCAGTTTCTTCTTGTGTGACAACGAATTCATTAGATTGTTGTGGAGCATGTTGTCTCTCGTACTCTTCTTTAAGCTTTTCTGGTGCAATTTTCTGCTTAGCGGGAATATTTTTGCCGGGAATAACCAAATTAATAGGCGATTTCATTATCCCAGCTTCTATCAATTTCTTTTCGGCCAAAGCCAATCTTCGCAGAAATACATCAATGCTCATTCCGTAAACATCTTCGGGCTTGTATGCGGGGAACGCCTGCAGAATAGTAATAACTAATTGTTCCCAAATTGAAGTGTCGACGAATGCGCGATGTGCTGCAAGAACTTCGTTAAAAATATTTACATCACCAATAATAGAATGGTCTAAAATCGCAGAAGAAACCGTACTAACAGATCCAGCCCTACCATCATCGATATTCTTAACGAGATATTCATCTGTTACACATTTGGTGTAAATTTTGTCTTCAGTATCTAATGTTGGTATCTCGCCAGTTATGAGAGAAAAGTCGTCTTGAGCTAGCTCGAGATATTCCCCTATAGTTAATTTACGCCAAGGGATAACCGTTTCATCAGGAAATACGGAGATATGGTCGGCCTTTTTATGTATACTCTTTAGTTTTTTTAATTCTTCGTTCACACAATGTTCCTTGCAAAGAATGGGTACTCTTCCAAAATGGGTCTTCCATCAGGATTAAGTACCATTCTTGGCCCAAGTAAATGTACGTTTAAAATCTTTATGATCGTATGATTCGCAAAGTTATTTGTAAAATCACCGAAAGAGATAAAAATATCGAATCCATTAATCCGATGATCATCTACTCGGCGAAGACCAAGACTTGCGTCTGTTCCTAATGCTGGATCTCTCCAGATTTCGTTTTCGAATTTCTCATACTTGTCTTCAGCTTTATCGTTTCCGCCTCTTAATCGTCCCTCTTGACCAATGCTTGCAAAATTTCCAGTAGAATTGAATCTCTGCCCCTCAGCATAAGAAGCATAACTTTGGTCCAAAATTTGCTCAATATTTCTTTGGGTAAAAATGGAACCATCCAAGGGAAGATTATTTCCGGCCAACGACTTGCGGTAGGGATCATTGCTTTCAGTACCAGAAGAAAAGAATGGATTAGCTTTACCTTCCATTTCTTTTAGATGATTAAGGATGAGGAAGAGATAGCCGGATTCCTTGAAGTTGAGAGTGAATGTCCCACGAACGAACAATGGACCTCGAGCTACTGCATCAAAAAGTTGAGACGCATAACCGAATATTGGAGTTTTCGCCTGTTGTGCTTCAAAATGAAAAGAGTTTATTTCATCAACCCAAACGTCGCCAAAGTAGACAGAAGCCTGTGATCCTGAAAAATATTCAGAGTCCATAATGTTGGGAGATTGTTGAGAATTTGTATATTTATCCATAAGGATTCCTCTTTAGTCCAAGTCTATACTGATAGTCAAGATACTGTCCATGATTCTTTGTTAGGAGAGTAGATCCGCTTTCTGGAAGCAGAACAGCTTCACTCATCTTTCCCCTACTCACTCTGTCCCAATTTACGCTTCCTCTTCGTAGCATTGGATCGTAATCTTGAGCGATGAAGGAACAAGTATTTTCTGAAAAAATGTCCTGAATTGACATTACCTGACCATCATCCACAAATTCAACTCCATAGATGCCCATCTCAGAAATTGAACCATACTCATTTGAAAATCTAATAGTAATCGTCATTGGAGGAAGTTGGTCGATCAAGGGAACAGTACCAATCTGTTCATGAATCCAGGTATTAGCTGGAAACGCAAGGAATGGAGCTAACGCATGTTCGTCAAAAGAAGTAAAAACTATTGTGCCTGCGACCGTGCGCGGACCTTTTGAAGTTCCTTTAGAATGACAAAATCCTAGTGCACGAACTGCGTACTTTTCTCTAAAAACTTGCACAGAAAGAGATTGAGCTGTTGCCAGAGGAATAAGGGCAAACTTGCGACTAAGATCTTTTTTTCTTTCATCCCACTGAAGAGTTGCTGCTGTTATTTGGTCTCGAAGAACGGCATATCTATTGGTGAGAGAGATTCTATTTTTATCTGTGGACGAAACGATCTGTTCTCCTAGGGAAGTCCATTCGGTATTCAGTTCATCAAGATTTCTTTGAGCTTCTTCTACGTAAAATTCAAGGGCTTTCGTATTTCTAACTGTAGCTAGAATTTCAATATCGGCCCCAGAATAAGAACTTCCTAAAAAGTTTACTGTTCCGTTTCCTGAAGATTCTGGATTATTGCTCCCTTTTCTTACAATGTTCGAAGCTGATGAACTTGAATACTCGTTTGTTGGGACACTTTTTGAGCCTCGCCCAGCAAAATCAAGTAATTGTTGTTCTGCGTAGGTTGGCGCGGGATTTCTAGGAGTTGATGCACCCATTTCAACCTCGAGGAAAAAGTTCCTGACTAATTATACTGAATTTTAGTGAACTTAGGAATTAGGTCGAAGGATTGATATTGAGCTCGCCGATACGGCTAGGTAAATTGGTCCATGGCATAACGGCTTTTGCGACGTAGGTCGACTGCTGAGCGCTTTGAATATCGTCAACAGAAGTGCCAAAGCCTTCATTAAGAATTTCGCATCCGTAGATTCTCATGACAGCTGAAGCGCCATATTCATTCGCAGCGGCCAACGTAATGTCGAATGGAAGAATTTGGTCTGCATACCAAGGAAGAGCAGCTTGCTGATCCGAACCAACATCAGAAAGGGGAGATTCTTGTTCTTGGACAGTTGCCCCAATAGTACGGCCTGATGGAGCACTAAGAGTTTGGGTAGTGTCAGAGATTTGACCAAGGTTCTGACTGAAAGCAGGACGAAGGTCATCCATATCGGCCATAAATTTGGGTAACGTACCAGCAGTTGCAGGAGACGCCAAGAAGCCAAGAGCTCCAAGCATAGCATGGCGATCAAACATGATGAAAATTAATGTGCCAGCAATACCGCGTTTACCTCTAGAGAAAGACCGAGGATCAGCTGATCCCATCGTATAGATTGGGGCTTTTTCTCTAGTGATAGAGTAGGAAATTGCCTGAAGTTCTCCAATGATAACATTGTTGAAGACCGCTTTAATATCTACTCCAGAAAAACTGTTGTATGCCCCGGTGAAAATTGTACCTTGAGCCATTGCTTCCTCCTATTAAACGGCCGCTAGGGCGACAATAACTGTTAATTGACGTAGCTCGAATTGAGGCACAAGGGTAAGTTCAAGCACCGCTTGTCCATTGACTTTTTGGGCCGGAGTTGCTGAAAGTTTTTTATTGTATCGGCTGAGATACTGTCCCTTAACTCTCAATGAAAGTGCCTCATCAAGTTTGGTTTCAAGAGCTTGCATTTTTACTTTTGAAAGAACTTCGCCGAGGAAAGGTTCCGCAACTGCTCGACAATCGTCCACAACGTCTTTGACGATACGAACAGTCGTGAGTCTGCGATAATCACTTGACGGACGCGCAGCCGTAGGAGCATCTGAAACCACTGTACCCTTTGGCTTGGTGTGGAAAGTAACATATCCGAGACCAGCCAAGAGATCAAGTTTAGGAGTTGACACCCTGTAAGGCAAACGGACGCTTGGAACCACTTTGTTCATCGGCGAACTATTCGAAGGCAACGAACTAACAAAACCGAGATAAGTCGGAGCGAGAGTTGCGACATAAGAGGTTGACTTAGAAATATTGCGCAACGAAGAGAAAGTTGGAACCACACTGATGTAAGCGCCGATATCGATCAGTCTATCGTTGTCATCTTTGAGTTGAGTTCCATCAAGAAACCCAGAATCAGTCGCATAGAAACCGCCGAAAAGTAGACCATCAATACCGTCTACGGCCATTCCTGGACGACCCGAAGAAGCAACGTCCGACAAACGTCCGGCCATAAACTTGTTACCCATAAGCCCAGTACCATTTTCGGTAATGAGATTGGTGCCGTCTTCTTGCAATTCATAGGTAGGAAGAGTCCCGACCCAAATAGAAACATCTTTGGGCGAATAACTTGATGGAGGACGAACGCCGATTGAACCAATGCAATCAATGACATTACTTGAATGATTGTAGCAGAAGTTGGCGAGTTCATACGCAAAGTTAACTTCGTGAAAGTCACTACCGGTTAACAGTCCGGAAGCAGTGGTGTGAGTTCCATCAGCTGAACCGTCTGAAGGAAAGATTTGAGCGCCATTGTCTGAAGTGAATGTAGCATCCACATCGGCGTTAGGGCTCGACGGGAACCACCACCAAAACTTGTATTCGCCTTCATACTCTTCAACATACACTTTGGCAAGAGCATCGTCTGTAGCGCCTTCAGTCGGATAGGCCTCTGAGGGATCGAGTGCGACGTGAGGAATGTAGGCGTCAAAGATAGAAGCCATTTCAGCAGCAGTATGATCCATGACATTTGCGTCATCAAGATAAACGTTCATTGGCAAAACGTAATCTATTCTTTGATCTTCAAGAGTCTGATAGGCAATGTAAAGCTCTTCCCAAAGTTTCATTCTTGAAAGGTTCACGCCATCAGTCCCATTAACGATCACAACAGCAGCGTCATCAAGATCGGCATCTTCCATCACTCTTGGACTCGCAAAAGTGCCAATGGAATCGCCAGCACCAATTACGGCTTCACCTGAAACCATAAAGTGGCCAAGATCGACAGCGTCAGAAGTCGAAACGGGATTGTTGTCATAAACCAAAGAATTGTCTGAAATTCTCCAAATGCGAAGACGAGTTGTAGTGTCGTCATACACCATGGAGTAAGAAGAGCCAATCGAATCGTCTTTCAGAATAGACTCGACCGTAATTGCGCCACCAATATTAGAGACGCTGAAAGATGTAGCTCCAATACGATAGAGACGCGAATTCTTAGCGCCCATCAGAGTCGCTTCAACGAGTCCGCGAATTAGGGTGCCTGTTTTCCCATATGCGGCCACTGCGTCTTTCACCGAGCGTACTTGATAGAACGTTTCTGAAGCACCCTTGCTTGCTGTGCCGATGACTAGAAATGCAGGGTCATTATTAACGATGACCTCTGACAAGCCTCCATCATTACGTTCCTCAAATATACCAGGCAGATTTACATATGCCATTAGATTCTCCTCCTATGCTTTTTGGATACCAAGTTGGATGACTAGTTCAGTCATCGTTTTCGTACTAACCGTTTGAAGCTTTTCCGTTCTCACAAAATAGTCAACTGGCCGACCATAAATTTTATTATCGTTTACGGTCAACACAATCTCGCCCTTGCTACCCCAATAGATTACGCGATTTATCCCCTGAGACGTGAACCACCATGCGTAATTGTCCATCACATTTTCGAGCCACAACATCCTGTCGAAAGCTTGCCAACTTACTTTCGCCCAACAGATGAGACGGACTATGTGGTCAAAATGTTTTCCAAGGATAGCTAGTCGATATCCAGGAGCATTAGGATCTTCGATTTCTTCACGGAGGATAGGGCGTAGATTTCTAACCTCCTGTTTCATCGGTGATCCTTGATCGAATCCGCCTGGATCTCTTTCGACTACTGCGAACGTAATACGCTCCAATTCAGTCGTTGAATTCGGAGCTTCATAACTAAAATTAACTAATTGTCGAGCCTTTTCTCTAGTTTGAGCATTCTCTATTGCCTGTTTAACAAGTAAAGAAAACTCTCGAATATCTTTTGCGGCTGTAGGCGTTTGCATTCTGCGATCATCTTGATTCGCATCCAGTCTACTTGTCGCCACATTGGAATTGGCAATATTAGTAATAAGTGAAGAATACAGTTTTTCAACAGTAATTCTCGCATTTGTTTCGAGAAGGTCTGCTGAAAAAGGAGCTTCTTGCACTTTATCCCCTCGACGTTAAAGGTAACATCTTATCCTGATAAGCAAGCACTTTCCAATACTCGAGTCGTCCGTCATCCAGTCGCAGGTCATTCAGTGTCCCAAATCTGTAGATTGACCTACGTTGATACGGAAGTATTGGTAATCCTTCCTTATCTAAAACCAATTCTATCAGCTTATCATCAAGTGTCAAATCTTCTGAATAGGCAATATAAAAGATTTTTATAGGAATATTAAGGGTTCCTGGCTTCGTAAGTGATTCGTTGAGACTTTTTGCACTATCGTATCCTGGCTCCCAACGGTAAAAGTCAATGAGAGTTTCATCCCATAGATTACCTTCACCACTACAATAAGGACAGGGCGTTGTCTTATCAGGTTCTCCTGAGGCTGAATCGTTACAACTGCATTTAATTAACTTTCCTAAGGAATCTCTTCTCATCGTCCGAATAACGCCATTTTGACGTTTCTTTTCTTCAGAGAAAAGGCCTTGCAAAGTATTGATTAATTCATTCCTAATGCTAATTTCACTAGAAACTGACGAATAGATATCTAATGGATTATTTTTAGACGATTTTGAGTAAAGATTGTCAAGATAGGTCTTCATTTACCACCTACTTTTAAATCCAGTTAACCAACGTCGATGACCAGCTTCTTTTCTTTTAGAATTGGCCACTGGAATACGGCGCGAAGTATTAGATTCTTCATCTAAAGCTTTCCATAATCGAGCAATGATTGGACGGTCTGGATCATGTTCTCCTTTGATAACATTTCTGGGAGTTTGTGTTTTTTGACCACCGGTATTAACCTGAATCTCCCATTTTTGAAGACATGCTGCTACACGATCCAAAAGAGCATCAACGGCTCTATCATTGTAAGTTACAGAAAAGTCGCCTAAAGACTTAGATTTTGTAGTTTGAAGTCCAGGCCCATTCAATGCAAGATTTGCGGCGGCGCGACATGTCGCCCATTCTCTGCGCGCATGCTCGTAAAATGCCGAATTAAGATGTCTCGCAAAAGTAATCGCATCTGCCTCGAGACTTGCTTCGAGGATAGAAAGATAGATTGCGTTACTTGGAACTCCCCTAATTGCACTTCCTACCTCAATTCTAACCTTCATTTCATCTGTGTAAATTGGCGAGATTTCAGTTAAAAATGAAAACTGATACTCATCTTCAAGGCTTGTCCCGTCTGTAGCTAGAATTCCAGAATTAACAATAACATCAACCCAATTATTGAGATTAATTTGTCCTGGTAAACTTTCCCATATTCCGCTTGCAGAAACTTCAAAAGAAAAAATTCCAGAAAGAGTCTGACCATTCAGTTTGCCAACCCAAACATCAATCCAATCTCCATCTGGACCGTCTTCTGGAGGGGTAAAATCGGCTTCAAAAATTCCTTCTTCCCAATAAGTTGGAACTAGGGTATCAACGGCATTGGATGAGTCTGCAAGGAATGCATCAAGATCTTCTCCAGTCAAAGAGGTTGGTTCAAATATGTAAGTGAGAACTCCACTCGCTTGAGCTGGATCATTGAGGTCATCAAGCATCTTTGCTCGAAGAACTATTTCGTTCCCTGCACGGACACCTCTCATTTTAGACCTCCAGTTATGCTGCCCACTTAATTGCACCATATCTTGCACCGAGATCAAGTATCTGAAAGTTGCCATTTATCCAGTTTACAGTTTGAGTTGTTCCGGTAGGCACCATTGTTGCGGGAATTGTATGGCTAATTTGTTTTGAAAATATTAATGATTGAGCGAATTTACGAGTCATTGTATTTTCCTAGGTAAGTCTCTTGAGTTCTGAACCAGCAGATCCCTCAACCGTACTTCCTGCGTTAGCGAAATCACCGGCCCAAGTATAGTCAACAGCATCAACGTTACAATTTGTTGTTCCGCCCATACCTGAGGGGGCATTAAGGGCCAAAAAGCCACCGCTAGAAATTCGAGCACCAAAGGTATTTCCAGAACAATTTAGAAATGTTCCAGAACCGCCTACTTGACAGAAAGCTCCAACATTAGAAATAACGGCGTAAGCATCTGTGCATTTAAAGTGATTAAACATATGGATTTGAGCTAGACCGCCCTCGAAACATCCTAACTGAAGAGCAACTCCAGTCCCAGATGTAACTGCTCTAAAGTTGTAACTTCCGAGTTTCAGATAAGAACCAGCGATAGAAATTCCATACTTAGAGTTGTTTCCGGTCGTATCATAAATTGTCAATTTACTAATATCAGCTATTCCGCCGCCGATTAATTTAATTGCAGCTGAAGCTCCACCTCCCGAATTTGCTTTGATAAAACAACCTCGAGAGTATAGATAACAACTATCGTCTGTATGGATTACATTGGCGCCTGCGCCCTCGCTTGAAGGAACAAAGCAACATTCATAAAGCTTAATTGGATTCGAAACAACTTGACCATAGGACATGAAAAAGTTTGTATCTGCAGCAAGATATCCAATGCAGTTTTTAAACTCTAGAGCTCCATTGCCGGTTCCAGTATTCGATTCAGCAAATCCAAGACCATCTTTACCGAACTGGATGTTTCTGAATTCAATGTCGGCATTTAATCCAGCTTTGCCTCGAGCAACTTCAATCCCATACCATTGATATTCTCCTGAGGCGAAGGCGGCAATGCCAATTGCTTTTGGTTCAACAATTGTGAATCTCATAGCAAGACCAGAAGCAGAGAAATATTCAGCTGGAACCTCCAGTGTTGTTGAAGTATTAGAACAAATTGGAATCTTGTAACCAGTGTAGAATCCACTAGTCACGTCCATTAATTTACCTTGAAATTCGTTTGTTACCCAGTCGCTTCCAGTACTTCTAACGAAATAGTCGAGCCCAGAAGTAGTTCCAGCTTGTTCAGGCTCTAGTTCCGTATTGTTGCGCCCGACAAAATAGATTCGCCCATTCTGAAGAAACGCATCGTTCATATTTCCAGAAGGAACCGTATTGGCCACTATGGAACTATCTACTGTATAAAAGCTCTTATTGATTGCAAGCCATGCTGTCTCGAGATATGTTCCATCATTCCCGACGTTGCCTTCAACTCCAGGATGTTCTCCATCTTCTAGGTTGACAATGACGTACGGCCCAATTCCGTTTGGCAGAATATCTAAAGCATATTGAGCCCTTTTTAATGGGCCACCCAAAGCATCGTATTCTGTTTGATTTGTAACTAGGGTCCCACTTGGAGGAATTATTCCCGTTGCATCGTCTACTGACATTACAATATTTGTAGTAGTTCTTAATACGGAGAACTCTCTAACTGCTGCTTCGTCCACACCTGAAGGATCAACTCCTAAAATAGCGTGGTCGGTGATATGGTCAACTAGTCTTTTGCCTATAGACATTGATATCTCCTTAAACAGTCGTTCCAATGATAGGAAGATCTGCCATATTCACCGTGATAGAGCCCAAGGTTGCATTAATTAGCCAAGTTGCAGTTAGATAACTCCCGGAGTTTTCAGTAAAACTTGTAAAATCTCCAATCATTTGGATTTCTGCAACGACCCTAGAAGCTCCAGTATCTAAGCTAAAAATTTTCGGACTAACTTCCCTAGAGTTCTGAAGTAAACGACCAGTTACGGTAGATTCTCCTCCGATAATGGGAGTCATAGCAGGAAGAGCCGAAAATTCGTAGGTAACCTCATCTATTCGAAGAACGTCACCAGCGGCATTTTTGTAGATTCTATTTAGAGAGCCAACACCAACCTTATCTGGACGATAGGTGCAAGGAATAAAGAAGCGATACATGTCGACCATTTTGAACTCCTACAAAAGGATTTTAAGTGTTTTTCCAGTAACAACAAGACGTTTTGACAGTTCTCCATTCGCCGTTACATCTGCAGCTGGATGCGAAGTGGCACTATTTGCGATAATAGTAACACTATCGTCTGTAACGGATGAAGAATCAATGTCTTTATTGAATTCTATTGTGATCTCTAGATTCTCTGGATCGACTTGAGCTTCTCTATTTTCTGGAGATGTTTTTTCTACATGAAATGGCTCGTCTGATTTTTCCCAAAGAGCAGAAAGAATACTTGTGCTTGTTGTTGAAGGTAAAGCAATAATTGTTCCAGTTCCTGTTTCAAACGTCCAGGTTAGATGACCTTCATAAACAGTTCCCTCAGTTAAGGTGGCAGAATACAAATCGTCGACTTCAAATTCTCCATCTTCAAATTTTACTGAGACCCCATCTTTGAGGAGAACTTCGCCTCTCCTTGTTGAAAGAACTGGACCATGAAGAGTAAATGGATCTGAATCCATATACCAAGTAAACTTAGCGATACCAGCTACTCCTGAGGTAGTTGCGCGAAGATTTATTGTATCTGACGTACCTTCCCAAGTCCCATTAAAGGTTAGTTCGCCATTTCCAACGTTTCCTACACCAGGAGCTCCAGTCACAATTGAATTTGCAGGAACATCAAATAGATGAGCAGTATATTCGGTAGAAGCCTTCAGTGGTTGACTGGGAGTAAAAGTTAAAATTGTACTATTTATCCCAGAAACTACGGTGATTTCTCCTGCTACTATTCCATGATATCCGGCAGACTCGAGGAAATCTGGCATTTGACCGAGATGCTCGCCCCAAATATTTTGGGGAAGTTCAACGTGAGAATCTGGCCCTATTACAACATCATAATCAGGTCCTTCCAGGCAGAAAGACTTTTTTAGATACTCCTCGTCCATCACAAGAGAAAACTCTACAGTAATAGTAGAACGTAATGGGACGCTAAGAGCCCCAGAGGGAGGAGAATAGTCAGAGATGATGTCGATGAGATTGGCCATTTTATTCCTCGGAAATTACTCCATTCGGATCCAATGTTTCGTACATCTCTTCGCAGGTTATGTCCGCTAAACCTTTATCGCCAGAGGCTTTCATTTCTTGATTTACTTTACCGCTAATGGTTGCGAAATTGGCAGAATTAATTGCATCTATCTTACCGTTTAGATAAGAAATAACTGCTTTTCTCTTTGAGCCAATACGTTCCAATTTCCTCATCTCTTCTAAAAGAAATACAGTAGAAATTTCATCAATATTTTGCTTTACAACTTCTACTTTGTTGCGAAGTTTCGCTACCAATTCAGCACGTTGATCGTCTTTAATCTTTTGCCTTTTCTCTAAAACTTGGCCCTTTAACTGTTCTTTCTTTTCTTCGATAATTTTTTGAATAGGATTCAACGGAGCTTTGACTTCTGGTAACGCTGTTTTGAGAAGGGGATGATCGGGTAAAGGTTCGGACCCGCTTAATCTTCTAGAGTCAATTGATTTCTTTACAATGAGATATTCGTCAAGTGGCATATTAATTGGATCTATCGATTGCTCTGGTGTAATACCATTCAAATAAACCCTTGATTTGAAAAGAATCATCATGTCTTTTGTGTTTGTGAGTCTAATCTTCATTATTTTCTCCTTAGCGTGGATAGAACTGGAGGAAGTTATTTCCTCCAGTTTAGTTTAGCATATTTGGGGAATTGAAACTAGACTACAGCGGTAGTGGCAGAAAGAGTAGCGAGATTTGAGCCTGACACATCAATGGTAGCTTGAGCAGGTAGCACGAGTTCATTCGCTGTAACCTTGACGTTTTTAGCGACTACAGTCTGGAGACCATCATGCAACTGGAACATCGAGTAACGTTCTCTGAGTTTGATTTTGGTCATGTCGTTTTTCGGATCAGTCCACTCTTCTGTGGTCACTTCTTCGTCAACGACAAGAGCGCCAAGTTCATTCGCATCGCACAAAATCACGTCAGTGAGCATGTTGTCGACATCGAAACGCACGAACGGCGAAACGACCATTCGGAATGGGAAACCAAAATAACTTGGAATAGAAGGTGCCGAATTCATTTGCGGATTGTACTCAGTCAGCGCGCTAGGCGTTAACGAAGCAGAATTGCCGCCAGGAATAATGGCTTGACCTGCTGTTCCACCGATGCCACCTTGAATGGCACTTTGCCATGCTTGTTGATTGACATTGCCCTGCCATCCCTGGAAGAACGAGCCGCCACCAGAGGCAAGAGCGAAAGCGCGCATGATGGGATCTTTAATGAAGGCGACCCACATTAAAGGATGGACGATCATGCAGTTGGGCACAAAGCCCTGCGTCATCAGAATGGCGAACATATCAAAAATGTCATCCATAATCATGGAGCCGTTACCAGTGCCGTTCAAAGCCCGACCAGTAGTAGGACCCTTGATTGACGAGGTAGGATTGGTGTTGTCGAAAGCAACAGTACCAGCATTGAGGATCATGTTGGCAACTTTCACTTCTTTCCAACGTGCTAGAGCTCTACCAGCAGCACGGAGCATCAAACCGATGAGGTCGAATTGAGAATACCTAATCATCTCTTCGCTGACTTTGACGGCCAAACCTGATTTACCAATCGTGCAGGTCTTGCTTCCGCTTGCCGTGTCGATTGATTGCTCCTTGTATTCTCCGCTTTCACCGATATCCGAAGCTTCAAAGGCACCAATCGCTCCGTAGGTGATCGTTTGACCAACTGAATAGTTGATACGAGTCAAGAGAGGAGTGAGGGTAAGAATAGGTTCGATAGCTTCACGAACAATATTCGTAATCACTTTGGGGAGAAGGGTACTCGCATTGTGCATCGAGATTGCATCCTGAATGGTCCAGGGAGCGCTCTTCGGATGTTCACTATCAATGCCCTTATTCCGCCAAAGCTTTTCAATCTTTTGCACATCTTCGATAGTGGCGAGATTTTTCTTGTCAGTTGTTTCCATTTAAGGTTCCTCCTGTTACTTTCTTAGCGAGAGATAAGGTTGATTGTTACGAGAAGATTTGCTCCACCAGCATAATGGAGTTTAGCAGGCACGCCACCGTTGGCTGTACCGGCCATTTGATCCATTTGGCCAGCATACCCTGGAAGAGCACCAGTTCCAGTAGTGCCGAGCGAACCAAACGCAGTTTTCACCTTATCAAGGCCGCCTTGAGGAGTCGTCTTAATTTGGGTGACTTGACCGCAGATAACATCGAATCCCTCAGTTGAAGGATCTGCAACGCAGTAGTTCGAGTCGGTATTGAACTTCACTAAATCACCAGGTTTCAAATTGCCCACTGCGCAAACGAACTTCGAAACTTCACTGCCCGAAGGAGCAATGGCTGTGGTGTAAGCATAATAGGTAACAGTGACAGTAGTCAAAGCTTCAGTTGAGTAAACCGAGATTACGCCAGTTTTGTAGTTGATGTGCCAGTCGCCAGCCGCTTTAACGTCGGCAACAAGGGTTTTTTGACGAACAAACTTGGCCGCATGAAGATTGCCACCATCTTCAAAACTGATTGGAGTACGAATGGTATTTTTGGCCACAGGAAGTCTTACAACTGCAGTGGCTGCATACACACTGGTAGCACCAACTTGTGCGAAGGTCAAAGCCTCATCAACGGCATCATTGGGCACGAGCGGAACTTCTAGAACGTAGTCAAAAGTGACTTCGCCAGCATGTTGTGGATTGTAGTTCTGGAACTTGTATCCGAGAGGATTGATGCCGTTATCGTACGCGCCCGCATTGCCTGACCATTGGAGGTAAGGATACGAAGCAACACCGATAAACTTTTTGAAATCAGCAGCGCCTTCATCGGAATCACCCATGAAGTCGTGTTTGCTACCATCGATTGAGGCGATGGTGTACGAAGTGACTGACGCACAAGCTTCGCCAGTTGTAATATCAATAGTGCCAGCATCAATGTCGTTTTGGGTGTAGGCAACCGAAGCGCCAGACACAGTGTAGCCCGCAGGAATCAGATCGCCATAATTATCTAGGGCAACTCCCTTTCCAGGCATTAAAACGACCCAATCTTCTGAGTTCAAGTTCTTCATTTTGAATTGAACGGGAAGCCAAGCTGCAACTTTATATCCGCCAGCCGAGCCCATTCCTTCATGTGAAAACGGATCGGGAATCATGTTCCCGACATGGTCGAATGGTTTGTACGCAGATGTTTGTTGACCAATTGCGTTGGTAGTCATAAATTAATCCTCCTCTAAACCTTGTTTTGGGGAAGACGACCTTCCCTTGTGAGTGAATCCAATTGAGCCTTCATCCATTTACTTGCAGCTTCTACGCCATGAGAAAATTGGTATTGAAGACAAAGAGCTTCGAGTTTTTCAAGTTCGTCTTTTGTTAACATATCAGGCTCCTTATCCTTTACCACTGGACCCACTCCGGTTGTACAGGGGTTGGCGACCTGATTACCATCTGGGTTCCTCGACATTCCATCATTGAGTTTATCACAGATTTTTTGGATGTCTAATACCTTCACACAGTTACCGATTTCACTGTCTATTACTTCATTTGTCATTTCGGAAATGTCTTTTTCAAGGCAGACCTTCTTGTCCGCAAGGCTCTTAAGTACGCGAAGACATTCGGCTTTTGCGTTTTTAACTGCAAGTTTGTCTTGAATGGCTTGAGTCTGTATCCCCTGGAAATCTTTGAAAACAGCATCATATTTCACTTGGAGTACGGCGAAATTTTCTTTATTTTTTCCAAGTTCATCCTCGAGACGAGCAACTTCACCGAGAAGAGCCTTGTTGTCGTTGGCTAAATCTGCAGGAGCAGAGCAAGAACAATCAGGAACAAGGGTCTTCAAGTGTTCGGAAAGAGCGACCAGTTGGTCTTTAGTAAGATCTACGGGAAGAACTTTTGAGGGATCGAAAGCGTCTTCTTTCTTGCTAGTGCAACCAAGAGCTTTGCCCTTACGTTCTACGCATGCAAGAATTGCAGTCTTATCTCCTGTGCCTTTATAGCGACCAATGAGTCTTTTTGCAGCAGTGTAGTGCGCGCAATCTGGAACTGGGAAAGATCTATTTGGACCACAGAATGAAGATGAGGCCATCTTTTTACGTGATTCAGCTGAGAGTTTCTTATCTTCAGCTATTTCGACTTTCTCTTCTCCATCACAATCTTTCATCATGTAGGCGTACAACATCTCTTCCTCATCTGCAGTAATTTCGCCACCTTCAAAAATTTTCACAAGAATTTGATCTTCTTTTGAAATTTCAGGAACTGGTGTAGCAGCGGGAGGAGCTGGTGGAGTCACAGTATCTGTAGTCGGAATAGTAGCAGCCGCTGTAGTAGCGGTTTGATCCATGGGTTGTTCAGGCATTTTGTTCTCCTTAGAATCCATCAGGATAACTCCAACCTGATAGGATTTTTTGTTAGTAAATGGTAACGTCTTTTCTTGACCATTAAGTGTCATTTGCATTACGATAGAGCCTTCATCAGCAGGATCTCCAACTATTGAATATTCTCTATAGGTTAGTTTCCCGCAAATGATGAAAGCTGGAAGTCCATCGTAATTTTCACCTGGTTGATGTTCACACTGATCATTTTTGATCCAGTCTTGTTTACAAATAGAACAGATTGCCTGATCGGTTGTTGCGCCGACAGAACCTGTAAGATAGCGACCATCAAGGAATTTTTGAATTGCATCTTCGTTTGTTATGTGAAGATCTATTTCGGCGAAACCTAGACCAGAATATTCCTCGTTATCAAGGATTTTATTAATAGAAAATGCGCGGATTAATTCCCACTCATCAACAAGACTCATCCCACCAGAAACAAACTCGTCAATAACTTCAGGAGATAACGTAATAATCCCACTATTTTTAATCGATGACGAATTAGAAAGAAGACTCTTGATGGAATGGGACGTGTCAACATACTGAGAAGAGATAATCCGACCCAACGGATCTCCGTAAGTGTCGTGATTTAGGTGTACTGCTTTTGGATATGGTTTCACGAAAGTTCTAACGCCAGCAGACATTTGGTCTGGCAAATACATTCTGTTATTTATGATTTTCCCAGAATGAGTTGCCGCCATTTTAACAACAAAACCGTGTTGATTTATATTTGCTGCCGATTGATTAGGTTGCTGATATAAAAAATCTTTAATAGTTTTTACTGACTTAACGTCGAATGTGACCGTATCACTAAATTTTAGGAAATTTTTCTTTGCCACGACTCTCTCCTTGACGTAACTTGCTGTCAGGCCACACCATTTTTATAACACAATTACAGTTAGGATGGAACGGTGGGCATTCATCAAGATCGTAATGAGGTAGCGACTTATCGCCATGTTTTGGAAACGGAAGACTAGAAAAAACTATTTCTTTTCTGTTATGCTCTAAACATATAGAGCAATGACTATCGTGAGATTGCTCTCTAATAGCAACATAAATTTTACTTGGTCTAACCTTTAATGGATTCGGATCTGGATCATTGGGATTATCAGGGTCTTCTTCTCTTTCTCTCCTTGGCTTTAAAGAATAACAGCCATCCAAATTCCCAAGAATAAAAGAGCTTCTAAGTTCCGTTGTATCAATATAGTTTGCTCGATAGCGAAGCGAGTCAAAAACAGTTTTCGCAACATTTGCTATTTCCCCTTGGCTGACTGAAAGGCTTTGTCCTTTAGTTATAAACACTTTTAATTGATGAAGAAGGTCTTCAGTTAGTCTATCAACTACACCTTCTACGTTTGGACGAAAAATTGTAGCTTTTCTAATTGAAGAGAATTCTGGAGCAAAGGATGTATCTCCAGATCTACGGCCGTCAAGATTCATGAATCCATTGATATATTCAGAAATACACCTAGTGAGCAATTCTTCTTTTGTTGGATTGAGGATAGCGCGAATTTTCGCCTTTAACCAATCAGTGTCAGTCTGACCATTTTGAATAGCGGAAACTACCATGTCCTCAGCAGCATCAAATCTATTTCTCATTATTCCAGGGATAGGTCCAATACTATCTTTGAAGTCTTTAGCTGGAATTGATTTACCTGATGTACCCTTAGGCTTTGATTGAATCTTGAGTTTTACCGCTTTTTCTTTAGCCGTACGTTCTTCTTGGGCTGCCTCTTCTTCGGCCTGTTTCTCAATCTCAAAGTCCTTCTCGCCAACCTCGAGAGAACGATTATCGGCTGCAGCTCGGGCAAATGCTGATGAAGCTCTCTTTGTTGCAGAGATAAGAGCCTTTGGCTCGTCAAAGAGTTTCCAGGCAGTATTGTAAAATTCGGGATACTTGTCCTCTAACCACTCATCAGAAGCCGCTTCTTCTCCAGTTGGAACCCTAATCGGCTTGTACCCTAGTTTAGCTCTCAATTCTGACCAGGTAATCGCGTTTTTCAAAAAGATATCCACATAGTGATTATCTTGTCGAATTTGTGTATCAATATCTATTTCGAAGAACTTAAATGAAACAATATTGTCAGAATCGAATATATTTATGTCATGGAAATCTGCTTCTAGGAGCAGCTCTCGAATTATCAAAGAATTGAATAGTTCTTCAACTGCTAGCTGCATGTCTTTTACGCAATCAATTAAGTTCTGCGACATTGCTTGAGCAGTCGATCTATTACTTGTATTTCCCTGTATTGTGACCTTGCCATTACGTCGGGTTACAAATAAATGGTTTGGAACATTATAACAGTAGATCGTTCCTTCATAATGCTCCTTAGAAACAAAAGACGAATTTAAAATTCTGGCGTGATATTTTTTACTTACTAGTCCTGAAATGAACACTCTGTTAATTATGCGGCCCCAACTTTTTTCATTTTGAACGGTCTCTTTTACTTTTGCAGACAAACCTAAAGAGAGAGCTAAGACTTGAACATCATTGGCTAATGAGACAGAAGTCGTATAATAAGTTTTATTTGTTGCTCCCTTTTTCTTGCTAATAGTTCCATCTCCCATAATTAAAGCGTTAAATAGAGCCAAACGTTGCTCAAAATTCCAAGACCAAATAATTTCTGGTAGAAATTTCTCTTTAGCTAATCCGGGACACGAAATTTCTAAAAACTTATATAGGGCTTTTGAATAAATCTTTATTCCTGACTGATTTTGTCTTCCAATTCCATTACATTTTATTAACGAAAATGACAAACCACATCTTTCAGCACATTGACAAATCTTATCTAAAATTTCTCCCTTATTTTGTGAAATTACTACTCGATAAACTCCTCTATCGCCATTACTTTTATCCAAACAACCTTCGGAAATATAATATCCAAGAAGTTCCGCGAAATCTACAAGCTTACATGAAATGTCTTTTGCTCTACCTGTAACCTTTGCATATGACGGCAAAAAGATATCTTCTTCGTTTTTATTATCAATGGGAGCTGAATCCATCATATAATATTCATTAAATTTTTCATTAAAAAGTTCCCAAGCCTGAACTTTTCTCCAATTCAAGTTATTTTTATTTCTTGGAGCTACCCACATCTCGTGGTGTGGAGTAACCTTTACGTCTATATGTTTGCCTTTCCAACAAATCATATCTCCAGAATAAAATCCTTCATATTTATAGTTAGCAAAATTAAATTCCATCTTAGACGTTTCGGGGTTAAATGTTGCGATTTTTTCGTTTAAGTGGTTTATTTCCCAATGTTTTTTCCAACCATTTTCGGTTAGTGTCTCTGTTTCCGAATCGTAACAGTCGCCTTCTCCAAAGTCTATCGCGCTCATAGACAATCCAGCAAATAGACGCTTTTTAAAATGCTCGAGATAAGGTTGAGCTTGAAGAGCTTTTCCTTCTGCACCAAGAAGTTTAATCTCGTGATTTTCGGGAGTAACAATTCCTCCCTCAGAAGGCATCCGAGAAATTCTTCTCTCAGCTATATCAACTTCGCTTTCTCCTCTTTCGGTAATCCCAGCTGGCTTATCTTTATTGCCGACTTGGTAATGAAATAGAGGGAAAAGGTGTTGATAGATTAAAAGCTCAATATTCTCTTCAATTCGACGAAGAGCTCTAATATCGTCAAGAACTGGAGTCCAGGTTGGAGTTCCAAAAATGAAACCATCTTTTCTATTGTAATGAAGATGAACTATGTCTTCTGGAGAGAAATCTTTTTTAAAATTTTCAGTTAAAAAGTGCTGCCAAATTGTAACTCTTTTACCTTTTTCATCCAGATCATACTTAATTGTCTCAGGAGGTATTGGAAAATAAGCAGCTACAGGTTCAAGTTGTTTTCCACTAGGAAGTCGTCTAACCTTACCGCCTGAAGCTTTGGTCACTCTTGTTTTAGCGAGAAAGGCATTAGACTTTCGAACTATCCCAGAAGCAATCGAACGAACCAAATTTCCGATAGAGGATTCTCCATCAGAAGCTATTTCCATTTGTTTGAAGCGGTTTTCTATATACTCTACTGTTTTAGGATTATTGCCCTTAAAGAAATAGCCGTTTTTTAAAAATAGTCCAACCTTCTTAATGAAGGATTGCATAAGATAGGACTCGGTGTCCTCCGCTCTTCCAGCCTCTCCAAGTTCGTATTCTGGTTCTCTGAGTACTCCACGTACACCTTGTGTATACAGGGCTGCATAAAAAGTAGAGGGATTTCTAAGTGGAGTCTTAATAAACTTCGGTTCAAAGGGAACCTTTTCTTGACCGGGAGAGATGCTTTTTGCGTCTGCCACTTATATTTCCTATTCTCCAGAGATCCAGTCATTAATCTGTTCGATGCCTATTATACCTGTGTTATTAAATTGACACCCAAATACAATTCTACTAGGAGTGACCAAAGTGTCAACTATTCCAGCTAAATATGGATCGATTACTGGGTCGCCAGTCGAAAGCGTTGTTGCTGAAGATGGTACTGCTGGCCGCTGACCTCCTGGAACTGTCTCGTAATTCAACGGAGGAGTAATTAGCGGTGCAAGTATATCTCGAATTGGATCTATCTGTTCGTCTGGTTCGTCGATGTGAACTTCACCGTCTGGACCAGTCCATACTTTCCATCCCTTATCCTGAGCGTATTTGTTCGCCATATTGCTTTCTACGATTCTTTTTAAATCTTCTTTATCGCAGTTTGGTGAACCTTTCATTGCGTTAATAATTGTAGCGATAGCGGCGATCAAACGGATAAGAGCTAGCTTCTGAGCTTGAGCTCGACCAGTACTCTTGGAGTATCCAACACAATATTCTTCAACTAGTTTCATGAACTCGCCTACAGCTGTATTGGCAAGTTGCTGGAATCTAGTGGCAGATTGCTGAAGAAAACTGGCTATGTCATTAGTGAAAGACTGCAGCATTCCTCCAAATCTTCGACCCCAATCAGCATTATCTTTCATTAACTTCGCTGACTTATCTACTCCAGCATTAAACGCTTTTCTTCCGCCACCAGTTTCATCTAAAGACTTTGTTTTCCATCCAGCATCTGTCGGATGAGATGGAGTAGAAGCATTGATCGAACCAAGATGATATTTATTGGTATCAAACGTCTTTAACTGTTCGTCTGTTGGAATCTCTCCATTCTTTTTGGGGTCTCGGTAGAACATCTGCATGGGCGCGGGGCCACGAAGTCTAAAGTCTGGGAGTTTAAATGATGACCAATCTAGCTTTCTTGAGAAATTGATTATTGCGTTGATGATGCATTGGATTGGTTTCAATATCAGGTTCATAAACTGAATCAGAAGATTTACAAATTCCTGTAATATCGGCATTATCAAGGGGGCAACAAATGACAAAACTAGATCAATCAACATCCCATCAAGAACGATTGAAATGTCCTGTAGAAGAGCTGAAAGAGCAGCAAGCATTGTGAAAAGATCTGGAAAACATACCCAGTTCAACATAAATTCGATGAAAGCACATGGATCAATGTATTGCCCAATACCTTTGAGCATGTTTATCATTTCATTGATTTGAGCTATAGTTTCCCGCCAAAACTTTTCGAACGCTTCTCTAACGCTATCAAATGGATTGGTTAAAAGACCTTTTGCGTCTTTACCCCATCGAGCAAATTCTTCGCCGATACTACGAAAGTCACAAGGAATGCAATCTTTAAACATCTTTCGACGGAAAGCTTCACCCATTTCTTTAGAAGAGGTGTTATCTTGAGAACCTGAGTCTGACTGTTGTTTGCTCTCGTCCTTTTCAAAAAGACTGCCAATTGCTCCTGGGATGGGGAGTAGCGCAGATGCGATTTTCATCGGAACTTTGAAAACATCGGCCGCGCCCGAGCGTCCTTCATCAATTAGGCTTTCTAACTCTTTACTCTGCTCCTTCAGGTCATTGGAAAAGGCTTGAAGACGTTTACCTGTAGCTAAATCGGTAAATCTTTTCGAAGCTTTGTACATAGAACCTGTATTCGCAAGTTGTGGAACAAACATTGCGTACACAGATCTCTCGTCTGTAGAGAATGCACAACCATGCTCAAAAGCTCGAATGATCGTAAAACAGTCTGCAAAATCTGCGGTTGCCATTAGGCGGCTCCCCCAAACTGTTCAGTCATATCTGAATTCAAATCAGTTAGTTGCTGTTTGGCTTGAGCACCACTGTTTGGAGTACAAATTTCTTCTGGAATCAGTTGATTTAGAGGAGGCGGAATAATACTCCGAATAACCTTTAGGAGAAACATTTTCCACAACATATTCATTAACATACAAAGGAGCATATCCTGAAACTCTTCGATATCAATTGGCTCAATCACTTGGCCCTGTTTGGTTAACTCTGGTCTATTTAATCCAGCCTTAGCACTATCTGAGAGCGCTTGAATCGGAATATCTTCTGGATTAGCTCTCATTCGCTGGATTTCGTCTTGATCTGGAATTAACGTTTCAGCAACATCATTGCCTCTTTGAGATAAACCTTCACGACATTCTTTGTATTGGCGATAGGTTATTCTTGGTTTATCGATCTTGAAGCGACGACGAAGAGCATCTATGACATGTTTGTCTCGAATTGGATCTAGGTCAATGTAAAAACTGTCACATTCTATGTCAACCTTAGCTTGAACTGCTTCAGCTAAGATACGTCCAGCTTGAGCTAGATTGTCTATAATTTTAAATTTGTCGTCTTCTTTTTGGGGAGATAGTCTTTCAGGTAGCCCTTCAGGAGGTGGGCCGTCAAATTTTGGTTCTATGTATCTAATCTTAGGACGATAATTTAATATACCCTGATCTTCTTTGTCTATCTTTTTTGTCATTAGACATCGCTTTCGGTCGCGGAAACCTTAAATCGTACGGTCTTTAGCCGTTGAACTGGGATAGATGCTGGAATTTCGATTCGAATCCAAACTGGTAACCAAGTATTGGTGTCAGTAAGATCTGAAAGATCTATTTCCCCTGGGGAACCTGGGATAGCGTAGTTAATTGTTGACCATTCGTCTGATGTTGGTTGTGTATCGCCCGCGAAAAGTTTGAAAGAAAATCCATCATCTCCACCAACAAAATCGATCTCCAAAGTGTCAAATTGCTCGATTGACATAGATATATCTTCGTAAACGTGCAAACTGTCATCGTTTCTTACGAAAATTTTTACTTCATGGATACCACCAATTCGGCCATCGAAGTTATGTAAAAATGCGTTAGTGAATGTACCAGAACTATATGGGGTACTGTCGCCCTGATTTTCGTAGAGCTGAATTGACATTAGATATTACTCCTCTGCGGTCGATAGGTCCTGGACCTAATGATAGCATTGCCAGATTCCTTTGTCACTCCAAAGTATTTTCGCATGTTAACTACGCGACTATTTTCTGCAACGTGAGCAGCTGGAATGATGGTTTTGGGTCTAGTAAAAAGATCCGTTCTTTGTTCTGGCTTTTTGATTTCTTTAGATTTTTCTTCTGAAACAACAAATCCCATTTTCGCAAGAGGAACGTCATCTGTACGAACCTCGCTGCCAGCAGAAAGATTGATTCCTTTAGTAAATCTAACATCTGTGACTGGAACTGGCTTGCCAAGGCCACTAAACTCAAGAGCAAAAGCTACAAGCCCCAGCATTACCGCGTCTAACTCATGATCTCCACTCTCACCTGGCTTATAGACCGCTTTACCAGAAGGAGCCACATGATCAATGACATAGCCTTGCAATTGAGAACTAAGCTGTTCGTCTTCTTCTGGATAACGGAAAAGTCCATTCTCAATGTACCGAACAGCATTTTCGACCATAAAGTTCTTAGCTGGTTCTTTTTTCTTTTCTCGAGTGAAAAGATCTCTGATCTCAACTGTTGAGCCAGAGTCATAAAAGAATGTACATCGAAGGAATGCATCTGGATGATTCGGCCCGCGTTGTTCATCTGCAAGGGCATCGTATCCCCATTTATGTAACATCTCTTCTTGTGTTGCTCCAAATCCTTTATCTGCATAAATCGCTTTTGGCTTCCAGATTCGATTAAGCCGAGCAATCTCTTCGCACGCTTTGTGCTGAGTATATCCGACCTGCTGTACGCAACAAAAGTCTACAAGATAAATGTACTTATTAGATGGATTTTCTCCAAGAACTACAATATTTACACCATTCTTAATATCATTCCAGTCGCAACCAATAATATAACGCCATCCAGTAGTTGGGACAAAATCTCCATATTTATAGTTACTTTTGGCGATAGAGATGTATTGATTTTGGAAAACCCCGCCCTCCATTTCCCCAAATTCCGAAAGAACTTCGTGTATATAGCCTATTCTGGTTAAACGTTTTTTATAGAACAAATCAAGTTTTTCATTCCACAGGGGATTTTCCGTAGATGGAAGATGGAACTCTTTAATTGTGTCGTCAAAACACATCTTGTAAAAACTCTCTCGTTTGCCCGTAGGAGTAGAGCTGGCCCAAGTTTGGGCATCTGGAGAGTTTGTAATAATCGACATCGCAGCATCCATGTCGTCTTCATTCAGCATGTCTGATTCGTCAAAAACTAGAAGATTAGCGTGCTGACCACGGGCTGCTGCTGCACCATTATTAGATTTGCTTCCCGCAGTGAATCCGATAACGCTCGACTTGTTTGCTAGTTCAAGTGTATATTGGGGAGCCTTCACTGAACGGACAATGGAGTTGCGAAGTTTTTCAGAGCTAAGGATTAAATCATTTAAACGTTTAAATACAAGATCAATTTGCGATTGAAATGGAGCAATAAGAACTATCGCAAAACCTTCATCCTCTGGACAGTCCGGTCTCATGAAAAGAAGATAAAGCATTGCGATTACAAGAGCTTCCGTATTATGTGTAATAATATTGTTTGCAATGAAATTATGCGTATCTGGAACAGTTAAATCCCATGTCATTTTATTACCAACATGGATAACAGATCTTACGCGAATAAAAGCTATGTCACCATCTTCATAAACTTCTGTTTTCGGAGAAGCCTTCATTTGAAGAGACATTCTATAAACAGCTTCTACTGCTTGATCTTTACCTAATATCCCAATTTTATTTCGAAAGTTTTTTATAGATTCCTTTCTAGAGATACAGATTTGACGCGCATATAGTTTGCCCTCTTTGCACTTTACTGTCTTGAATCTAACGTCAGCGTAAATGCAAAATCTAGCCAATAGGGCGATTATTTGGCTAGCTAGCCTTTCTGAAACTGTACAGTAACCAATTTGAATTTGACCCCTTTTAGAAATAGAAGCCCAACCATCACACCCAAATAAACATCGTAATAATTCAATCGTATTTTCATCATCTAGGGTCATGAACTCATCGGGAATATACTTTTTATGCGAGTTAAGGCCATAAATACCTATTGTCTTTAACCATTCCTTAAGTGGATGTAATTTACCAACACCTTCTCCTAAAATATGGTAATCGCAATTAGTCTTATCTGATTCATATTGGTATAGTGTACAGTTATAGTTTTTTAATGCAGTCTCAAAACGAGAGAGTATTTGTTCATTCGTATTAGAAAATCTGCAATTATTGGAGGTTAGATTTCCATCCGCAATCATACATCCAAGAATTGTCATTTGGTAATTTGGAACATGTTTCGTTAAGCTCAGGTTTAAGTTCTTTGGGACAGCTACATAGCAGTCATTAGTTAAATCTTGAGCTTCTAACCACTTATCTTCTAAAATTACATGTCTTAATCCAGTAGTTGCTTTACCCTGTTTTTGTCTGACCAAAAATGGATGATGCTCAGTAGCCTCTATTTCCCTACCATCCATTAAAGTAATACGCATTACTGGTTTAATTCCATTACAAGCACGAAGAGCAGGGTTAACTACAGTAAAATAATTCCTATCTAGAGATACTACTAAATCTCCATCCTGAACTTCTTCTATTGGACGTTGACTACCATCTGCCATCTGAATCAACGTACCAGAGACTAAACATTTTCCAAGCTGTCTTCCTAGTCGGTATACCTTTTGTTTGGCTGAGCAATTATGAACTACCAAACCATTAGCTATAAAATTATGTCGCGTATCTACTTCAATATCGTAAACAATTTCTTGGCCCGCATATTCTATATTGACGATTTTGGTGCGTGTCAGACAAGAAAGACCGCCATGCCGACGCCAATGCGTACGCATCGCCAAATTATCAATTGCTTTTCTACTCTCTAATTCCTTCCCATACACTAGACCACAGAAATTAAAAAATTGTTCCTGATCGGCAATACGCTCTATTCTAAGAGAAACTCCCTTAGCATCAATATCTTTTTTATCTTTATAAATATGGCTCGCATATATCCCAATTTTTTTTAATAAATACCTAAATAAAAGTAAAAAATTTCTATTACCATTTGATAAATTCAAATGCGTAATTCCAAAGCCGCCCTCGGCCCCTTCGTAGGTATAAATACAACCATCGCCAGACCAACAGCGATTAATAAAAGCGCCCAAGGCAATAGCGGAAAAATGAAACGCATATTGTAAAATACTGATTTCTCGTGTTATCTTGTCATAACAACCAATCGATCTCAGAAAAACCAGTAAAGGTGAATCGCGATTAGAGAAAGCTACACTCCAAAACCTATGATGAGTAACTCCATCTTTGCTGATACGCTCAGGATGAAATCTAATTTCACTGTCTTTAAGTCCAAAAACTTTATCCGCTAACATAACAAATTCATCGACATATTCTTTGCGGATATTACTAAATTCAACTACGTGTTTTTCCCCAATTTTACCAGAGTTGCAAACATATCCGTCAGTTACGATATAGCCTAAAAGTTTAGCTAAATCCTGATCATTATTGTCCCCAAAAATAGCGAACTGATTGAGCGTATAAACCTTATCGCCAATTGAAAGTCCATCTTCAAGCGTTTTATAAACTCGCTTAAAAGATTTACAATCGAACATCTCATTAAGAGCCCCATCTTTGTACCAACTCAGAATAGGATGATTTGCCGTTACTTTAAGTGTGTCGCCATTTTCTAATGTAACCCTCCAAAGGTCTCTCACTCCATTTTGAAATTTCCGCAATACGGCATAACTTCGTTGTGTTTGTTTTCTCCCCTCGTTATAAGTTACAACTTTATCTCCCACCTCTACATCACGAATCTTCTTGATCGTACCATCGGCCATAAAAATATCTGTATCGCCATGCAAACATCTCAACAGTGTAGCTTGATAGGGTCGATGATATCTTGAATGACCAAGAATACTTTCTCCTGGATGTCTTGCAATCCATTTTTGGTATTCTTTTGGATTTTTACGTTTCCAAACTTCACCGTCTGGATCTAGGCAATGCCAGTCCAAATAGTCTGCGGCCCAAATGACAGGGTCAAAGAAAGCTTCAATTTCTCTTTTAGTTAGTTCTGGATTATCTCTGATTAGTTCTGGCGTTGCATACTCTTTTGGAATACCGTCACATTCTATTTTAAATTGAAGTCTGCCGCTTGTGGCTCCAAATTTTTTCTTGTACGCCTTAACGCAAGATATACATTCGTGAGAACATTCGTTGAGATTCAGCATCTTTAGATCTTTCTAATATGGGGCGCATTAAATTTTTCCCAAATATCGGAAGCGTCAAATGGTGCCGTGTTGTCCATATTCATTCCAAGAGCACTAAGGCCAGAATTAATTTGAGCTCTATTTTTCATTAGGCCCTCTTCTCGACCAATTTGATATCGTCTCGTAGGCCAATCCGTTCTCTGTCTAATGGATGGAGGATTATTAAAATGTCTTCTCATTTGTTGTGGTGTTTCGCTTTTAATTATCCTGCTTTTGTACGGATTATTTTCCCTTTGAAATCCATACTGTCCTCCATTATCCCATTCTGAACGATTTCCTTTTTTGAAATTGCCTCTCTTAAAAAAATCCTTCAAAGTATCGTCTAAAGAGCTTGCTGGAGCACTTTCAACCGTTTTTCCAACAGAACTGCCCATTAAGCCACGAATATCATTTCTAATTGCTCCGACAAAAGCACTACCCTTTGAACTTCTAATGAATCTAGCCGACTGCCCAGCTAAAGCTCCAAAAGCAGCACCAATCAAAACTCCAGTACCCAATCCAGTGTCTTCAGAAACACCAGAATAGAGAGCTCCAATAGCTCCACCAATTCCTGCGCCGATTAGAGACATTACATCCTCCCTGAACGCCTAATGGCTCCAAATCTATTTGCCTGTTTTCCTGCCCAAGAAGCAGCTAGACCCGAAATTCTAGTAAGAGGTTCGTTGGCACGGATACCAGAAGAATTCCCAAAGTCTACGGCAAAGTTTCTAACCGAATTCATCATAGAAAGTCCCATAGAACCTACAGAAAATCTCGAGCCACTCAAAAAGGCAGCACCAATATTTTGATTACGCCCCATAACTCGACCTGCTATAGCTCCAGCTCCAATACGACCGGCAGAAAACATCCCACCCATCATTGCTCCCTGAAGAGCTCCACCAATCATTGTATTATTATCAGAAAATGCTCCATAAGCAGCACCCACGCCTGCGCCCGAGAGAAGATTTCGACCTAATCGAGTTGAAGTTCCCATACTCCCAAGGTAATTCGCAGCCGCACCAAACCACTTGCTTATTACTGGCATCGGTAACATTTATTCTCCTATCTCATCATTGGAGTGTGCATGAGCATAGCTTCGTTGCCCATTGCAGCTCGACCATTAATAAAACCTCTCTGAATAGCCATCAGAGACCTCTGTCTCAAAGTAGCAGCATTCCCAAACTGATCTTCAATCGGACTGCAGAATTCTAACTCTCTCAATCCTCGAGTCTTCTTCTGACCATACTCAAGAGCTTTGTAGGTTCCGTAGGCTGCAGCACCAATGGCAGCTGCAGGCAAAACAGCAGACGATAAGCCACCAAGACCCATCGAAGCAGCTATTGCTTCGCCAGCCCCTTGAGCTCCCCACATTACTGCACTCTTTCCAAGACTTTTGGCTGCACCCCAAACGCCACCTTCTTTAAACCCCTGATAGACCTCGAACGCGGTAAATCCTACCGGTAGCGCACCTTTGGCTACAGTGCCCGCTAAACTCTTAATACCGCCCTTAGCAGCCGTTCTAAACGTACCAACTGGACCAAACTTTGAAGCTCCTTCAACCCCAGAAGCTACTTGTTTAGCGCGCTCACCTTCCCAACCCAAGAAACTCATACCACCAACACCTTCATTCTTCATCCAACCGACAGATTGAAGCGCTCCGTACTTAGCTCCTCGAGCCATACCAGAGTTCCAACCCCCTCGAAGAAGACGCGATCCTCTCATGTACTCTGAACCTGAAGACCGTTTGGGGGCGATGGTACTAATTCCCATACCCATTCCAATATTCGCCCCAATGTCAGAGAAAAACCCTCCTCCAACACCAGTCTCAGGAGCCATATCGTTCATTGAATAGCCGCTTAATCCCATTAGCCATGTCTCCTCTGATGGAGGCCATTTACTAACCCATTGGTACTATTTGCTAATTGAGAAAAACCAGCGACAGAAGAAGAGCCAGAGCTACCAGAAGAAGGCAGTTCACCATTACTTTGAAGTTCACTTTCCATTAAAGCTCTTTCGTCGTACGTTCTGACTAAAGAAGCTTGACTCATTGAAGAAGTTGTTTCGGGAATGGCCCCAACAGCAGAAAGAGCCGGACCTCCAAGAAGTGCAGCTCCAGAAACCGCAGCAGTAGCACCAAGGATGGCGTTTGGATTATTTTTTGCCCAACGGCCTAACCCCTTAGCTCTATTATAGGCTCCAAGCGGAAGATTTGCGTTGCTCGCACGCCCGACAAGATTCTTTGCTCCAGAAGCTAATGAGTCAGCCCCTCTTCTCAAGAAAGAAGAGCCAAGTTTACCTGCCATTGTCAAACCCAATCCAGCAGTAGCTCCACCCAACATTCCTTGAGTAATATCTGAAAATCTATTTTCTGAAGTAGTTCCAGGTCCGAAAGCTGCTTGATAGGCTCCACCAATACCTGCGCCCAACAATCCACGCTTAACAAAGCCCGCATCTTTCCAGGCACCTATCCCCAAGTATTCTCTAGTGTTTTTAAGAAAAGATCCTTCAGCAAGTTTGCCTGAAAAACTACCTGCAGACCAATGGGCCAATCCTCGGCTAGCACTGCCCACGGCTTGAGCGGCAGATCCAGCTGCACTGAGGCCTAATTTACCAAGTCCAAATAATTGAGTTCCAAGGGACATTTTCGTCCTCCAAGAAGATTATATCACCATTTCTTTGTACGATTATTCACTTCAGTTAAATAAGGAACTCCCTGTTGTGCAGTTTGAACGCTAGAGAAAGCAGAATGAGAAGAACCTCCACCCTGAGCAGCATTAAACATCTGAGCTTGAGCGGAGCGCTGATTTGAGGCCATAAAATCGACCCGCTGAGTCGTTTCAGTTTTTACCGGAAAATTCCCAACTGGTTGCGTTTGTTCAACTGGTTTCTGGGTCCGTTCTTCTACTTGTATTGAAGCCTGAGAAAGTCTAGCCTGATTCGCCTTAATCCTTTCCATTGTCTGTCTTCTCCACATTAAAAATTCCGTAACATCATCTCCCATCCCCTCAATTCCCAATGGCGAAAGAAGATAGTTTTGTGGACGAGACATAATGGCTCGCGTCCCAGAATCCATTTCGGCAAGATATGCTGCCCTAAAGGCGTCATCATGTTCTAGTTCGCCTTTACCTGTCGTTACAATACGTCTAACACGTTCAGCTCCCTCTTCCATTAAATCTGTTTGTTCTGTAATAGCCCTCAAATTAGATGATTCTTTTTTAGAAAAGGCCACACCAAAGTCAATAAGCTTAAATTTAACGTCATTTCCTTCTCTTTTGAAAACTATATTTGCCCTATTAATATCTGCATGCATTATGTCGCCTTTGGACATTTTTTTAAATGCATCTGCAGCCCAATCAGAAAGTTTTACAGTTTCTTCTTCAGATAAAACACTTTCTTCTACTAATTTGGCATCTTTAAACCTTTTTTCAAGGATACTGCTTCCAGCATTTTCCATCAATAATGCATCTTTCTGAAAACCGTAAACTTCTGGAACCATTTCTCCATATTCTTCTCGAGCTGCCTTAGTTAACCTAGCCTCACGTCCAAGATTTAGTTCGTTGTTTTTAGCTAAAATACGAGCGTCAATATTAAGGCCTTCAAGTTCCCTGCCTCGAAGCATCATTGTTCCAGCACTAAATCCTTGAATTTTTGCGCCAGCTAAATGGGGTAATTCGGTCTTCAGAACTGCCTTACCTTTGCCAGGAACCCAAGCGTTATAAGCTACACCTTGAGCTCCAGATCCCAATTTATTTAAAACATAGGCTTCCGTTTCGCCAACGCTAACTTTTAGTTTTTCTCCGAGTCCCTCCTTAATCAAAGATTGCATTTCGCTTTCTGCAGCCTCTGGAGCTGCAGAAAGAATCTTACTGATACGTTCTTCTGGTAAAATTCTGGCCGCTTTATCGGCTAGAGTAGAAATAAATCCTGAACCAAATGGGGTCATTAGATGTCGAATCTTCGCAGACAGACCTACTTCAGACATGCCCTCAATTATATTAAAAGAAAACTTATCTCCCCAAGCCTGTTTGTCTGATTGCTTCTTATCTTTCCTCCACATTGACTTTCGAAGTTTTCTTCCCATCATTCGAGCTTTAATAAACTCTTCTTCGGTCAACTGTCGATCTTGATCTCCTAGGGAATAAAGAAAGGATTGGTAGGCGCCCAAATTTAAATTTTCTGACAGTTTATCAATACTTGCAAACGTATTGTAGGTTATTGGCTGACCCATTTGCTGTTTTGCTTCAGCAATGGCCTGATATCTTGCCAAACCCCACATCCCAATGCCCTGCTCTCGTGCAGCAAGTTCAGCTTGGGCGGTATGCTTTCTTGTAACTAATTCTTCTGAAGCCTCACCGAATGGCAAAGCCGATACAGCTCCTCTTCGAATTAGTTCTACGTTTAGGTTGGTCTTGTCAGATACGACAGCCCCGAGGTAACGACCGTAGGTCATTTGCGAAGGATCAATAATTACTGAAGCAGCTGGATTCTCTGCAAGGAGTTTTCGAAGCTCTGCGGTGGCCTCTTGCCCTCCAGGTTGTTCCTGGTTGATACGTAGTTGGGAAAGAAGAGAACCTTCAGAGTGGCCTGCGGTCTCGGGCGCATCTATACCCGCGAGGCGAATAGAGATTTGTCCATATCCAAATTTAGCTTTTAACCAGTTTGCTATTCCAGAACGTCGAAGAACTAGAGTATCAGCGTCTTCCACATCCATAATAAACTGGTCAAGTATAATTCTCTTTAATTGTTTGCCTTTTTCGTTGAGAGCTTCTATTTCTGAGGCATTTGCGGCAATTAGATCAGAATCGAGAAGTTGGCCCATCTTTGCTTGGGTCTCAGCTTCTTCTTTCTGCAATTGGGCCTGAAGATTTCCTCTGATTGTTGGATCGTCCCAAATGTCGCGCCGAAATTCTCTAATCCTTGGGTCTATCAGTTGACCCATCAAAGCATCTGGAATTGGTTGTTTCGCAAACGGGATATTAGTATCATCTCCCGCAACAGCCCCTCCAGGAAGAGCTGGAACCTTTGTAATGTCCTCTAAATCTCCAACATCATCCCCAGAGAATAGGGACAGAGGCTTCAACCAGGAAAGAAGACCAAGTCCACCAATAATCCCTGCAGCAATTTTAAATTTACGATTTGGGCTAACCTGAGTAATAGAACGAAGAGGTGCTCCAACAATCTCTCCAGCATTTCTTTTGGAGAATGGGAGTTCTTCCTGAATAGCTTTTTCTATTTGTTCCCAAGAAGTCTCAGTTTTTGCTGCTCGAGTCCTGAACTCATCCCAATTAATTGTCTCATTTCTTTCAGTAGCAGCTTTAGCGGCACTAATTAATCGGTTTTGTAGGGCCAGATCATGCCACTGCTTAACAGAAATCTCCCCCTTTGAAGCATAGATCTTCGCAAGAGTCGCAACGTCAGAAGAGACTTCGTGAGCTTCAGCAGAAGTAATCCCAAACAGTTTAGCTGCAATTTCCTGGGTCCAACCAGCGACTTTCTTTCTATCGATCAGATCAACGACTTCAGAAACGTTTTTCCCTTGGGCAAATAGACCTGCGGCCTCTTTTCCAAGCGGATACATTTGCTTAATTAGATCTGGATCGTATTTGGCCGCAAGTTCTTCTGGAGAAAGGTTCTTAGTCTCTTGATAGATTGTGCTCGAGAGTTGAACGACAAATTCTTGAGCAAGATCTCTAATTGTAATCTTGTCGAGAACCTGATTAAACCGAGAAGTTAATCCATACTTTTGAGCTCTAGCGAGAATCATTGGAATATCAAAACCATTTACTCCCGGAGCAAGAATTGATCTTTCTCCGATATTCCAACCTGCTAGAACTGGATTCTCTGTCTGAGAAAATGCTTCAAGATCGTTCAGTAATTCAATTAGAAGTTCTTTTTCCTCAAGAAGTTTTCCTCCAGAAGCTAGCCGAGTCTTTTCTGCAAGGGGAATAATCCTCTCGCGGGCGAATTTTGAGATGAACGATCCTTCTGCAGGGGTTGAGTACATTACCCTGACGGGACCACCAACAGATTGACCAACAGAGAGAATTGGAGAATTTGCGGTCAATCCTCCAGTTTCAATATCAATGAAACGTACATTCCCAAATTGATCAAAAGAAATCATTTGCCTTACTCTCTAAATCGCATCGAAAATTACTCTCCAGAATTAAGGAGATCATCTGGGGTCAAAACATCCTTTGGAAGTTCTACCTGTTTAATCTGTTTTTCGATGATTTTAGCTCTTTTTTTCGAATCGGTTATGGAGGTATCGCCCTTGTCCTTCTGTTTCAATGCAGCTTGCTTTTTATAGATTTCTTGGGGATCTCCAACCATTAATTTGATCAGTCTCTCTCTGCGAGCAGAGAGTTTCAACTTGGCTTCTAGGTAAGGAGTAATTTCGTAGACAGTAACGATCTGTCCTTTGAGATTTTGGGTAGTTTCGAGAATTAGATCTACGTTCTCTTTCATAGCCAAAGATTTATTAGTTCTCATTAAGAGAATCTCTATTTCAGCCAACTCGTTACAGTAGGCTACTTCTGCAGCATTAATTGGATTTACATCAAATCTTTCCATGTAACGAAGAAAGAATTCTGAATAGAAACTAATTTCTGCTGGACAGGGTTGACCGATTGGGACTTTAGTAATTGGGAATGGACAGGTCTTTCTGTAGAAGCATTCTTCTTGACCAAGACATTCCATTGCCAGGAATGCTCCTGGGCCTGTAACGTACTTGGTCATCAATGCTCTAATTCGAAGCATTTCTTCATTTGTGTATTGGATTGGGTTTTTATCAGGATTGAATGATAGCGCCTCGAGAAATGCTTTTTTGGCGAATTGTTTCTTTCCATCAGCGTCTTGTTCTGCGGAATAGATTGCTAGTTCTTTCTCTATTAATGACATCTTGTTACCTGCTACTTTCTAAGTGATTGATCACTATGAAATTCCTGCTTCAACGAAGATAGTTTCGTATCTTTTGATACCAGAGCTTTCTTCTCGACAGGCTTGACTTCCCGAGTAGCCCTCGGTAGTTGTTTTAAGTTTAGGGCCGCATTATGATCACGATCTAAAACTAAACCACATTTACAATTAAAAGTCCGGTCTGATAACTGTAGGTCTTTGATGTCGCCACAAGAAGAACAGGTTTTGCTACTTGGAAACCAACGATCAGCAACTTGCAAATCAGTTTTATAAATTACCGACTTATAAGTTGTTTGTCGTCTAAACTCTCCAAAAGCGGCATCACTTAGAGACCTTGCTAGGTAACGATTCTGTACCATGCTCTTCACATTTAGATCTTCAATAATTATCGTTTGGTTTTCACGACAAAGTCTTGTAGTCAATTTATGAAGAGAATCCTGCCGGATATCTTTAATCTTGCAATGCAAACGAGCTAATCTATCAGCAGCTTTTTTGCGATTAGAAGATCCTTTTAGTTTTCTTGAATGTCTTCTAGAAAGCCTTTGTAAGCGCTTTAGATATTTACCTAAAGACTTGGGACCTTCTATTTTTTCATCAGTAGATAGAGTCGCTAGTGTAGTAATTCCAAGATCAACGCCAATCTTTTCGTTGCCAATACGGTCTTTATGGTAGTCACCAACATTAACTTGAACGGCAAGCATCCAACGGTCAGCTACTCGGCTAACGGTAGCGCTCATTACTTTGCCAGCGAACCTTAAGGTTTCTCGCATGCTAACCCAGCCAAGAACTGGAATCCTAACTTTCTTTTCGTCAAAAGAGATTTTATCGTTAGCAATGTAGAAAGAGTCTCTTTGTCCCTTTTTATGAAATTTAGGATACCCGGTTTTCTTTTTAAAGAAAGAACTAAACGCTTTTTGTAAGTTAGCGAAGGGTTGTGCGGTACAGTCTCTATGGACATCGCAGGTCCATGGAAACTCTTGTTTACGAATAGAGTTGAAGATCTTTTTAAGAGTTGAACTCTTGGGCTTCTCGCCTAACTCGTAACGTTGTTTCCATTGGCCAAGAGCCCAATTGTAAGAGAATCTAGCAGTACCACAAGCTTTCACAAAATACTCTATCTGAGTTTTAGTTGGCATAAGTCTTATTTTATGAGAAAGAATCATTTATTTCCGCCTGTTCATGTATATCACTATAGCACAACCACTTGTCAAAGGTCTAGAAGTACCTCCTAGAGTAGTTTACCAAGGAAAAGTATTTTTAACTAATCTAAAAATAGTTCTTGACACGACAATTTTGTCACTGCTATATTCTTAAGAGAGCTTTGAGTGAAGTATTGAACGAAAAGCGAACGACAGGATATGAAATTCAATCAATTTACTTTTCTCGGGCTGATGGCCCGAGAAATAAAACAATGTATTCCGAAATAACTACCTCAGGAGTAATTGACTTCTAATTTACAAAGGAGTTAAACTGTAGACAGGGAGAGAAGAAATGAATTACAAGAAAAAGTCTACGATAGTTGAAGCCACAAGACATCCAGAATATTTCGAAATCAAATTACCAGATGGAAGAGTAATCGATGGTAACCCAGGAGATTGGGAAGTAGTTGATCTCGAGGGTAATCATTTTGTAGTTGGACATGAAATCTTTTTAAGAAGATACGAACCATTTGACGAGGAAGGATGGAACGCTTTTACAAAATGAGAGAAGTAGGAGAGAAGTATACATTCCTAATAAAAAATTTCAGCGGCCCACTCTGGAAAGCCCTGAAATCCTATTCTAAAGAAGAAGGCCTTACCCTTAATAAACTAATAGAAAAAATCCTCAGGAGTCATCTTGAAATGGAAGGTATCATCCCCCCAGGTTCTAAAATACTAGAGAAAGGAAAGAAATGACAGGCGAACAAGTTATTGAACTTTGGAAACAACATCAAAAAGAAGAAAGAACAGAACGTAAAGGAAAAGAAAGTTCCGAAAGATACTGGAAACAATCTGGAGCTCTAACAATAATCCTACCAAGACAATCCGGCAAAACAACAACTCTGATCCCAGCTCTAACAAGTTTTTTGGGACCCAATTGTATCGAAGTTACTCCAAGAATTAGATTTGAGAATAAAGATCATCCACTAATTTACGAAACTAAAATAGCTTCTCTTTTTGAATGGTGGGAAAGGCCATTTGATCCTGCAGATTTTCACTGCATTGTAGATGACTTTACATTTTGCAATCAAAAGTTTTTCGAAGGTAGATGGAAGTCTCTAACCCTATTTGGATCATTATCTGATATCAGGTTTGCACGATGATTACTATCTCTAAAGATATGGAAGAATGCCTTGAAGCCTTTTGTAAGAAACATTCTCTCTCCCCCACAAGAGCTCTCAACCAAGCAATTAATGATTTTGTTTCTAGAGATATTGAATTCTCAATAGTAGGTGCACCAGTTCTTGCAAGATTGTCCGCGAAAGAAATTAAAAAACTCCAGAAAGTCTGTTCTGAATAATTCTTGCCTTTTATCATTTGGTCATGGTATCCTGATAATCAGGAGGTGCTAAATGAAACAAGGTGAAAGAAAAGAAGTCTGGATTTCCAAAGAACTCCACAAAAGAATCAAGATCAAAGCCGTAACGGAGGATGTACGGATGGAAGATCTTGTAGCAAAAATCCTAACAGAAAAACTAGATGAAGAGGAAAAGAAGAATGACTGAAGAAATGGTAAGAATTGAAAACGTACAAATCGGAGATGATCAAATTGAAGCGATTAGGGACAAAAATGAGGGTTGGGTTGTAGTAAAAAGAATGTGTGAAGCATTGGGGGTCGATGCGAATGGACAGAAACAGAGACTAGATAACAGTTCTTGGGCAACTACGTGCATTATCCACGCAGTTGGAAACGATGGAAAACAAAGAGAAATGTTCTGTCTATCGGTGAAAAGTGTTCCAATGTGGTTAGCAACTTTACAAACAAGTCGTCTCAATAAAACGATTCGTCCCAAAATAGAACAGTTTCAAAGAGAAGCTGCTGAAATTCTATTTAGATGGGCAGAACAAAGACCTCCGGCAAAAATGCCCACTCATTTAGAAGCTCTAGAGGGTTGGACAGCTGAACTAAGACATTCTATTGCGTTGGAAGAAGAAAATAAAAATCTGGCGGTAATTACCCAAAAACAAGAAGAACAATTAGCTCTTGAAGCTCCAAAAGTAAAGAATTACGAAAAGTTCCTTTCTACTGATGGAGATTATTCTCTCCAAGCGGCAGCAGAAATTCTTAAATGGGGCAGACAAAGAATGATTAACACTCTTCTTAATAAGGTGTGGTTCAGAAATCCTAATGGAGAAATTGTTCCTTACCAACAGTATATAGATAGAGATCTATTCAAAGTTAAATCTGGAACCTATTTCAATGAAGTAACAAGCAAAACTAATTCTTATGTTAAAACTGTAGTAACCCCCAAAGGTCTTGAATTCCTTTCTAACCATTTAGAAACTTCAGAAGCCCTGAACTAACCCCTCCCCAATCTCCCCCCCCTCCAATTATTTTTCGAGAAAACTCTTTAATAACAGGTTTTAAGAATTATTTTTCGAGGATACTAGATAGTAAATAAGTCTATCCCTGCCCTTTCGTTTTGAGGGGCCGGGGTCGATAAACCGTGACAAAAATGTCACAAAGGAGAATGACCATGTATGCCAAGGATATTAACCACATTAAGGAACGTTTATCAAGGATGCATGAGCGTGACAGAGATTACTTCATGAACAAGATGAAACTGGTAGCAGAGAAGAAGGGATCGTATCTGTCTACTTGTAACAGTTGGATGGTAGTAGTAGTGCGTAACAATGAGCGTATTGCCTCTGCCGTAGGGCATGGCAATCAATGGGATACGGTGCTGTCTGCAGGCATGACCTGCAAGGATAGTAGTGCAGTAATCATTACTGCATGATTGTCCAACACATAACCTCTATTACTGTAATAAGGCAGTAGTAGAGAGTAAAGGGCTAAAGGCAGCCCATAATGCCTTCTCTTCTTACTGTACCTTAGGGTACAAGGAGTCTATCATGACTACTATCACTAACGTTCGTGAAGCAAAACAAACCCTCATTAACATGGAAGCCCTTCTGCCCATGGCTCGCAAGCCTGAGCAAGCGTGTAGGCTCGTTGAAGAGCTCAGGGTTTCGATCAATGTGGCTGAGCAAGAGGCAGCAGATGTCTTGTTGCTCAAGCGTGCAGCTAAAGATGCGGCTGCATGGGCAGCTACCATTGATGAGAGCTACCTGGGTTCTCGTCCACGTCAGCAAGTGGGTAAGAATCGTGACTTGCTCATCGGGGCTATCGAGAAGTTAGTTTCTGTTGAACGGTCCCTCCTCGTCATCACTGACGAAGAAGGGAAAGAACTCGGCAAGAGAGGCCGAGTCGAAAAGGAACTGGTAGAGACTCGCAAGGCAGCGCGTGCTGCCCTTGATAAGCTCAACAGTGGACGTGAATATATGGGACTTTCACGTCTCTCTCCCGAAGAAGTGCGCACTCTTGTGGAGCTCGAGTATGAGCGCCAAGAAAAGGAGGAAGGTCAACGGGACGACGACAGCGTCATCTCATACGTCGCCGATCAGGGAGTCGGTGTTGAACATGGGCTCAATGCCGACTCTTTGAGAGAAGACATTGGCGACGAGATCTCAAGGTCAGAGGCTATTGCGGAGTATTCATTGTACTCCGTTGATCCTAAGTGGTCTGAAAAGGCTACTAAACGGATCCTCGATTGCATGGATCCAAACGGTTTGGGGCGTGCAACTCGCCCCATGTCGTTCAATGGCAAGTCTCTTGTTTGGAAAAACGGTATCGCCTTTTGGATGCCGTTAACCCATTATTCAGTGAAGCAGTCGTTAGTGTGGCTTCAAGGCCACAAAGGGAATGGGCGGCTCGGCATGTTGCGTGATCCTCGATTCACGCAGGAACATCGTCAAGTATTGATGGAGTTCGTGAGTAACTCCTGGGAACATTTCAACAGTTAACTCTTTCGTCCTGGGCATTGACGATAAAAGGCCCTGTTTCTTTAACTTATTTGCCTAGGAGATTACAATGAGAAAAACTAAGAATTTATTGGATTTGGCTCGTGAAATTGGGGATTCTAACTATTTCACCATCTTCGACGAGAAAGGAGGGGGTGAAGCTATTTATCAAACTTTCGATCTTGCATTGGAGGTTCGCGCCTCCAAAAGGATCAAGTTCAACAAGGAGTTCTACATTTATCATGGTCCCAAAGACATGGTGGTGTAGTCGCTCCGCCGTTCGGTCTGCTGAGGGCTCCCGCCCTCATCATCCCTCTCTCACTCCCCCGATTCTCCATCGCTTCGCTCTGGAGAATCTCGAACACCCCCAACCTGGATGACGACAACTAGTCATCGCAGACCCAGAAACGAAGGGAGGAAGGGCTGTTGCCCTTCCTTTCCCTTCGTTTCGTTTTAGCTCTCGCTGCTTCGCAGCTTTCGCAAAAACAGTGCCAGGAGACAACAGGTTGCTTTCTCCTAATTTCTGCCCTGGCACTTTCCCTCAATAATACTCGGAAATAGTTGAGTATTTCAGTATTAAAGAGGGTTTTGTGTTAACAATTTCGATTGCTCGAAAGAGCAGGGAGAATACAATGCTTTACAGATCAGTGATAGCTCGGAACGAGGGATTCAGCACTATTAACGGTAATTATTCCTGCTCATGCTGCGAGGAAGATTCTGGCGTAGAGGCAGGTCAGGGCTGCCTCTGGGTGCTATGTCCTATTTGTAATGATAAAGGGATTCACTGTGAATCACAAAGAAATGGCAATGTAGCTGTGTGTGACAAAGAGCTTTCCGATTGGCTTTATGAAAATGATATTCAATTGGCGGATTTCGATCCGCGTGAGCATCGGGAACTCTTCGAAATCGAGGTTCAGAAATGAAGACTTTTATTTGTTCTTTGAATGGGGAGGGATATTGTTTCTATTTAAAGGGGAAAGTTCTTTTCTTTTCTCCTGTGGCAGTAGGGGGTAAGGAATATGCCGCCGAAAAAGCCGCCCCACACCTCCAACCATTGGTATTGAAAGCTCTTAACGTATTGAAAGGGGAATAACATGAACAAACATCTAAAGAGATACTTTCGTTGTCTCGGTCTTGAAGTCGGAGCAGCAGTTATTGCTCCTATTAGTTATCCTCTCGTCCAAGCTTATTCTTTTCGCTGTATGGCGAAAGATCTTGGAAATTCTCAAAAAGTGCAAAACATCTGTGAAGTCGTTGGGATGGTATCAGGAGCTCTATTCATCCCGTTCGCAGGTGTAAACCTTCTTGTTTCTCCTGTGTGGTGCGCGGTAAAAGTGGGAATAGCCGCAGTAAATGACAAAATTCCCAAAACTCTGCGCCAAACATCCAACGAAATAACAAACTTCATAATGGAAGAATAACTTCAACTAGGGACTCTACATCCCTTTTCGAAATTATTTGAAAGGATTAAAAAATGAAATACCTCTACCTTCTCTTCCTCCTTGCAATTACATCTTTCTTAATCGGATGTTCTCCCGTTGCTACAGTATGGAACGCTACGAATTTGGTGAACGCGCCGAAGAATGTCACGTTCTACGGCCTTGACTTCCAAACCACTGGCTTCGATGATCGTCATTTCTCCGTCGAGAAAATCGAACAATGCATGCCTCGATGGATGAAGAGTAGTGTCAAGAGGGTGGAAAACGAGTTCAACTTCGGTATTAGGGTCAACCTCACTCGAGGAGTAATCAGGGTCGACCAAGAACAACTCTACTTTGAAGTGAGGGAAGAAGAGACACTCAGTAGAGAAAAACTTCGCGCCATAACCTCCCAATACATACACCCAGGAGAAGAGGGATTCGGTTACGTTATTCATATATCTTATATGACAAAGAATAAAGGAGTCTTGGGATATGGAATCCTATTCTCAAGAGACACAGGTGAGATAATCGTAACTGCTGGAGAGATCTTCGAAGGTGACGGTCATTCACTCTATAGCTTCTATAATGATCCCTTGGAGAAAATATCCAAGAAAGTTACAAGAAGTATCGCCGTTCTATTCAATCCTCCCTCAGAATAGCCCTGTCACCAGCGTAGTTTTATATAACGTCTTAAATTCAGAGAGAAACAATGCAAAGGCACACCAGTCCCAAACAAATCCCATGCTCAAGATGCGGAAAACTAACTTACATTCAAACGTGTCAAGATTGTAAAAAGATAATCAAAAAAGAAGAACGACAACTTAAATTAACGAAAAAGAAATTTCTTCAGATTATGAAGAGAAGGATAAAACAACTTTCCCAAACCAACCCAAAAACCAAGCGCACTCCAAAACTAACAAAATATAATTACATTAAACTTACATCTTTATCTCAAGATGAAAGGGAATTATTTAGTTGTATGTTCAGAAACGGCCAAATACCAGAGCACCGTCTTGTCTTGGCAAAATTCTTAAAACGACCTCTCTTAAAAAACGAAATCGTTCATCACATCAACGGAAATAAAAAAGATAACAGAATTGAAAACCTTCTGCTCTGTAGAGATTCGACAGAACATCTCTTCATTCATTTGAATAAAGGAGAGCTCGTTCAAAAACTCCTAAGTAGGATTTCATATCTCGAATCTCTTCTTCAAGAAAATAACATTGAAATAGCCGCTTTCAACCCCAACCTCTAGTGCCACTAAGCAAACCAAAAATGCGGTTTGGTCTCCAGCCAGAGACACCTTGGTGGCCGAAACCTCCCAAAAACTCCCTAGTGCTAAAATTTAAACGCGCTACCCACCATAAATAGAGGACAAAAATGAACTGGAATGAAATATTCCTTGGCTTCCAATTGATGACAGACCTTAAAACAGATGTATACAAACCCGAAGATCCAAATTCAGAAGATCCTTGGACCCCTCCTGAAGAATAGCAAGAAATGGAGGAAATTTCAATTAATTAACAGTGACTAATGCCTTCCTATTCCCCAGGAGAAAATAATCGTTTTTTTAGGCCCAAAACCCCCTCTAATCGAAGGATCTAAAAATGAACATTGTTCAAAAAACAGATTATCTAGAGATCCTGGATAACAAATTAGAAGTCTTTGCCTATCTAGATAGACTAACTATGGAACTTCACCTCAGAGAGAAGGAGATAGACCAACTCTCCTTACTCGGAATGCATCCTGAACGACTAATGATCAAGTCAGAAAACGACTTTATTCTCTTGATGCTAAACATTCAGGAGGCTTTAAATGGCCTCCCAATAACATTCGAACAACCTACAAAACTTCTGTTCTATCATCAGGAGAGAAAGGAATAATCTGTCCCAGTTAGGAGACAGAAATGTTTGAGAGAAAAGAGGACAATAAGTAGAATGGAGTTGATTTGACGGGTTATTTAATGACAGGAAGATACCATTCTTTACCTGTTAATTCTTCCTCCTCCTCTCCTCTCTCTTTCTATCTCTTCTATTTATCTCTTTACTATCTTTGAAGAATACATTGAAAAGGGTATCAGGGTTTAACGTCTATAATTGCTCTTTTTGATCTATTAGAGGAAAGAAAAGAGATTTCAATGGTTTATCTAAAGCTCTATTAAAGAGTTATTTTTGTTGAGAATTCTTCCATTTTTGGATCTTGGAGAATGGGCCGCGAAAAAATCTTTTAATTACCCACTCTTGGGTAGAAAGAATTCCAATGCCAATAACACTGCTAGATGTAGTCAAAGAATTCGTCAGCGAAACCTCTATCGATTTGGTCAATTTCGATCTCCTTCATAAACACCTAGCACTCAACATTCTTCCAGACACCGAAGATACCTACACAATTCGTTTCACAGTCATCGACAAAATCAACGACACACTTCAAAACTTCGAAAAACTCTCGGAAGCAGTTGAAGCTTTTGAAAACCTCCACACAACAAGGAGTATCAAATGAAACGCCTAATCGAAGAATGCCCTTTCCTTTCCTCGTTCACCTTCTTGGATGAAAATTACTACGTCCTTCCGATGACAAAAGGGCAGAAAGATGCGATAAAAAGATCTGAAGTAAAAGTCGCATCACTCGACTCGGGAAAAGAAATGTCCATTCCGTTCGGAACGATGGTAACATCCCACTTCAACACTCCATGGGAAGAGATGAATCTCAAATGATCAAAATCAAAAATCTCCGAAACTCTAAGCCTTCAGAACCTTGGGATGTCAAAGTCGACAGATCATCTATTCTTGGCAATCCATACCTAATGCTCAATGAGAGTGAAAGAGAATCAGTCTGTGCTAAATATGAAAAATGGTTCCTAGACATAGTTACAAGTGAAACTACAAACGAAAAAAGGAAGGAATTCAAAGCAGAACTTCAACGGCTCCGAACGATCTACAAAAAATATGGCAAATTGAATCTATTCTGCTGGTGTGCGCCGAAAAAATGCCATGCAGAAACAATTCGTCAATGGGTAAATGGTAGCAGTTGCAACAACTCTTCTCGAACAGAAAGGAACTAAAATGAAATACATCCCATTCATCCTTATCGCTGGTTGGATCATCCTTGCCCTTCTCACAATGGAAACTGGCAACGCAGTAATGTTCATCGACTCAGAAGGAAACTCCTGTTCCTGTCTTTATGAACAAGAACTTGTGCCATGCAAAGACCAATCAGAAATCGACTACGTTTATATCGAACAAAATCACTGCTAGGAGAAACCAATGGAAATCTACATTGTATTTGAAGTTTCCCAGTACGACACCGGTACAGAAATCCACGGAGCGTTTATTTCCCTTGCATCAGCGGAAAAGAAGCGGAATGAAATTAAAGATGGTCTTCTAAACAACAACGACGTTCAGATTTGGCCCATCCAATTAGAGGAATAAAATGATCATCATGCTCACTGGTCACCGACCAGAAAAATTAGGAGGCTACAAACCAAACCCAATTCAAAACTGGGTAATTGAACAACTCGACGCCCTCCTCAAAAGAGCCCTCCATTCAGATCCAAAAGTCGAAGTTATCTCAGGTATGGCTCTCGGCGCAGATCAATGGTGGGCAACTTGTGCAATCCGTCAAGGTATCCCTGTCCACGCGTTTATTCCATTCGAAGGCTATTACTTGAAATGGCCAGAAACTTCCATGGAAACCTACAAACAGATCCTTTCTCAATGCGTTGAAGTCAAAATCTGCTGTCCTCCTGGATACCAAGCAGAAAAAATGCAAATCCGTAATGAATTGATGGTCATGGCAGCTACTCATCATGTAGCAATTTGGGATGGATCTTCTGGAGGAACGGCAAACGCAGTCAAATACATTAAACAACAAGGTCTGAAATACTACCGAATCAATCCCATCACCAAAACTCAAGGATGGATCGATCAAAAATGAAAACTATCATCTTCTCTCTTCTTCTTTCAGCTTGTTCTCCTTGTAATCTCCAGTCAGGTATCTGCATTCCAGAAGTAGATGAGGAGATGGTGGATTTCGAAGTTCAGTATTTAAGTTCTGTTTTTGATATTAATCTCTCTGATCTCCTGGAGAATGAAGGTGTTGAATTGGTTGTGGTTGGCGCGCCAGTAAAAGCAAATAAGTGGAACGCTGGCGGCGTCTACCACAAAGATGAACAAGTTATCATTATCCTCCACAGAGACGATCCCTTGAATCAGACTCCATGTACCACTTTTTGGGGTACTTTTGGACATGAATTGATTCATTTCGTCTCGATGAATGTCCTAGGCCAAACCTCAGAACAAAACGTTTCTCACGCCATTCCAAGTCTGTTCTGGGGGTATCCAGAATCAGCATCTTGGACAGTTCAGGGAAACATGCAAAGAGCCACTAGGATTCAATGTGGCGAAGGAGATGAAGAATGATCCAAGAAATAATCAATCAATGGGAAGCAAACAAACATAAACTTTGTCACTACTTCACCAAAAATCATCCAGGAAGCTACGAAGAAATCGTTAAAAAAATCTTCGAACTCGTTATCGTTGGTTATGACGCCAAAAAAATCACAAAAATTGACGACGGCGATTACCAAGGAACTCAAATCTTCCTTATTCCCAAAGACACCTATCAACCAGACATATCAAATTATATCTTCACACACACCTACTATGGCTCTTGCTCGGGATGTGATACTTTAAAAAGTATTCAAGGTTTTCAAGATAATGATAATCCTCCCAATCAAGAAGAAGTCCAAAAATACATGACATTAGCTCTCCACCTTGTTCAAAAACTCAAGCAAATGACAGGAGATGACCATGAAGTTCAAGAAGATTGATAACACTCCAGTTTCAAATGAAGTTGTTCTGCATGTTGAAATCTTCGTCAAAGGTAAATGGATTCAAGATGGCGAAGATAGTTTTAACAAAGCCGAAGCGTTCAATCATCTCTTCAACCTCGCAGATCTGAATCCTTTGAAAAGTGTTCGTCTCATCGAAAACGATAAAGTCGTCAAATTCCTCGAGGGAGCTCACCATGTCACTCCATCACCGAAATCCCCGGAAGTTCAAATCAAAAACCGCTTGCAAAACCAAAATTGATTGGCAGAAAGAAGTCCAAGAAAAGAAAGAAATCGAAGAAGAAATTGAAGCTCACCTCGATCACCTCCTTTGGGTAGAATCAATGGAGAAAGAATATGGAACAGGTCAATCGCACCTTCGATGAACCAATTAATCAAATGCCCTGCATTCATCGAAAAGAATGCCGGCGCGACTCCCTTCAACTTTTCTCGCCGATAGACTCCTGCTCTACCTGCCAAGAGTACGTTGAAGACTTTGACGGAGAAGAAAAAGAACTTTCTCCAATTCATTGTCGTCAATGCAATACTCTCTGGCCAAAATCCGCAATGGATGAAGGTATCTGTCCAGAATGTATGGACAGCATTATCTTCTAGGAGAACAAATGCGCTATTTCAAAGTAATTTCAATTCTCCAACCAAACCAAGTGTTTGTATTTACAAGCAATGGCTCAGGTTTTCACGGAGCAGGATCTGCAGCATTTGCAATGTTTGGAAGATCAGATAATTGTTGGAGAGAAATGGGTCTCGGCAAAATGCCAGATGGCACTCCAGGCCTCTATGCAATAAAGGGATGTGCTAGAGGATTCCAAAAAGGAACTTCTGGCAAATCCTACGCCATCCAAACCGTTATCAGACCAGGAGCAAAACGCTCTATCTCCAAAGAGGAACTTATCAAGCAAATCAAAGATCTTTACGTCTATACAAAATTCCACCCAGATTGGGATTTTTTAATCGCTGGTTCGCCTCTCAACAAAGCGGGTCTTTCGGGATATAGCGGCCAAGAAATGAAAGACTTGTACTTGTCACTCTCAGTCCCAGAGAACGTTCTCTTTCCTGAATCTTGGAACTCAGAATCGAAGTAAGTTTCTAAAATTAAATGGCTATTGCCAAAAGGAGATTCTATGGAACCTATCACGATGACTACTCTCGTTCTCGTTGCTCTTGGTCTTGATGAAGCTCGTGATTTCGTCAAGGGCGTTACCAAACAAGCCATCGGTCGAGAAATCACCGCAGGCAGTCTTCTCGGCAGCATCGTCGGCGGCGCAGGTCGAGGTCTCGTTGAACACCTCATTTCCAAACCTGCAAAACAATACGTTGAAACTCCACCCAATGTTCAACCAAAAGAAGTAGTCGCATGAATCTCTTTACCTCTCCACAGCTCAGATCATCTCTATACAGGCAGTGGGGTATCGCACCACGAGTTCTAAAAGTAATTCGTGAGACTCCATTGCTCTGGATAGTAAGAGCAAGTGGGATTGAATTTGCTCTCAGAAAACAACCGTTGAAACGGTCCTGAGAGCCGAGCGCAGAGGACAATTGTCTCTGCAATGAGATTAACCCTCAACGAACCCAAAAGGAATCTAGAATGTTGTAGCTCCGACCTACTAGTGGGATGGATACACTAGAAAATTATTGCGGACTACTAAATGAATTGTCATGGCAAGTTAGGCCTCCAGCGCGGAACGTTCTGCCAATCGAGACAAACCTTGCAAATAACAGCTACTGTGTAAGATCCTTGTTCTAGCCCTTGATCTACACAGAAAGACTCAAAGAGTCAGAGGTAAATCGGCCGAAGGTTAGTCGTGCTTTCCTACCAAAGCCCTAGATTTACCAAAAGAATTCAGAAGGGTTGACGCTGCAAAACCCTTCACAAAGGAAAACCATGTTTAATCTCTACAAAAACGGCGAATTCAAATGCTACTAACACTCGGAGTTTCAGTTTCAGGAGTTATCCTCGGCCTAGCAATTTGCTTCATCCTCCAATATATCGAGGAATCATTATGACAACTTTTAATTTCGGTTTTGGCCCAATACCCGCTCATCAACATCCAAATGGAGGTGGTTGGGTAGCGGATACCGCGAAAGTGGATCTAACTGCTTTTGTTGGGGAAAATTGTCAAGTA